CTGCAGACGCTCGAGACCGTCGTTTCCGAAAGCGATCCTCACCCGCGCATCCCCGGAAAGTTTAAGGTCACTTTCATCGACCCTGTCGAATCCGAGTAACGGAGCAGTCGACGAGCAGTCGTACGCGATTGCTGTTTTTAGCAGTTTAGTTTTTCTATCTCGTAAAAAACACGTAAAATAAAGTAAGTGTTTTTTAAAAATCTTTTTTTTATCCTCTATAAATATTTAAAATTATACATTAAGAAACAAAGTTGTTAATTTATTGACATAGTACAAATAAATATAATCAACTATTTGATTTCTATATAGTATAATTTTAAATATTTATAGAGGATAAAAAAAAGATTTTTAAAAAACACTTACTTTATTTTACGTGTTTTTTACGAGATAGAAAAACTAAACTGCTAAAAACAGCAATCGCGTACGACTGCTCGTCGACTGCTCCGTTACTCGGATTCGACAGGGTCGATGAAAGTGACCTTAAACTTTCCGGGGATGCGCGGGTGAGGATCGCTTTCGGAAACGACGGTCTCGAGCGTCTGCAGAAACGGAAGAACCCAAGAAGTCCCGCTGGCCCGAACGGCGAAGCTGATCCTGCAGGTCTGCGACCCGTGCCGGATCTGTTCTGGCGTCTGGGAGTGAGAGATGGTGACGTCGGTCAGTCCGACGTTAGCGGCCGCCATGCGTACGCAGTTGTACCCCATTTCGATCCAGCACACGAACGACCCGCGCAAGAGGAACCTGCACGGAGTCAGTCTCACGCTTCCCGCGAACAGGTTTCCTTCGCGGACGCAGGTCAGCTTCGGCAGCGTCGTCTTGTCGTACGAGTCGGGCGCGAACATCGCAGGCTCGTTGTAGAAGTTGAGGCTCGTCAGCTCGTTGGGGTGCGCCTCCGCGCTGAAGACGCTCGTCAGCTGCTTGCAGCTCCCGTAGTTGCGGACCGAGACGCGGAGCTTGGAGTAGTCCGGGTGCTTGCTGCACGGCGTGCATCCTTCATCTGACCGGCCGCCGCACCTGCTCCGGCTCCTGCGCCTCTTCCTCTCGTCGGCGTTCACCGGGGGGACGGCCGCGCGCTCGCTGGCGAGCGGAGTGGCGGGCGCGCTGGCTCCGGGCTGCTGCTCCTCGTTGCCGATGCTGCTGTCGGCCGCCTCGACGATCTCGCTCCATTTTGCTCCGGAGTTTTCGCAGGCCATCGCTGGTCGGTTAGCTGGAGTGCGCGGAAGAAGGTCAGGATCTCTGGCTCGAGAGATATAATAAATGTTACAAAAATGCTAATATAACGTTTCAATTTTACGCGCGAGCTCGCGCTCCAGCTCGCCGAGAAGCGCTTCCGCCCAGCCGCCACCGAGTGAGCACAGGTCGGCGATTACCGTGCCCCGTTTCCCATGAGTCCCAGGAACGAAGTTTGCAGCACTGTTCTCAACACCGCACTTTTTCACCAAATTCTCTACGGCACAGATGGATTGTTCCTCAACGTCAGTGAGTTCTAGTCTCAAGTAGAGCTCCTCGCATTTAGTGCTGGAAAACCTTACTCTGTCAATAACAGATACGTTAGAACGTACTGACGGTGCGTGGACAGTTACGGTTGCTCTGTTACCTTCAAGTATCATAGGTTTCAAAAAAGAACTGCGTGTCTTACGAGATTCTTTTATTGCGTTAAAGCGAGAGTAAGCTTCTAGAGCAGCTGCGTTACCTTCCATATTTGCAGTGGCTAAAATGCGGCTTTTGTTTCATTAATAAAAACTAAGAAAAGATACCTCCATGCTTTATCCTGACTCGGGAAACTTCTTTCCCGTTGGCACATGTTCCAACTATGTGTGTGATGTTATCGCCTATCCAGACGTAGTAGTCAGTAACAGAGCCGCTAGACCGAGCAGCCTTTTCTAAAGCGTACTGTTTTATTACGCAGTAAGGCCCCTGTTGACCACCGTATACAGAGTGTTTGTCCACAATAGTGCGGTGGTGTACTCGCACATTAGACTGTAAATCTAGCGTTTCATACCCAATTCCGCTTACGCAAAATGCGTCACCCTTAGAGCGAGTTATACAAGAGATAGGCTCACCGTCTTCGGAGTAAATAAGATCTCCTACTTCAGGTTTGTTGGCACCTTCTATAAGAATGTAAGGTAGAAACCCTCCAATGTATCGCTCCCCTATTGTGCTAGAAACCCACATGTACCTATGGGTTTCGTAGCGGCAGCCGTTAACAACCACATGACTGAATTGTGTTACGTCTACGGCTTTGTTGCTAGATAGACCGGGAAAGCAATGGAGCTTGTTTACTGCAGCGTCCGCGTCAAGATGCGGGAGAAACTTAGCGGCCGCCATTTGCGACTGTTGCAAATTTACAGGGATATATTTTCCACTTTAGACAGTGAAAAATATAATAAAAACTAATTGATAATTATTTTGATTAGAGTTCTGAATGTTCAATTCTCTTCTTAATTCTCTCATGTCTCCAAAATAACTCACTGGATTCTTCTACACAGACTTTTACGTTGCGCTCGTGCACAACTTGCCAAACATCTACAACATGTTCTTTGACTTCCAACCCTAAGTACTTAGCTGTATAAACAGGAGCTGTTTTTTCTACATCAAATACTGTTAGTTCACTTGTTAGAGAGTGGTGGTAAGTGAATGAATCTTCCTCTATATACTCGCTGTTTACATCTATTTTAACGTTATAATTACTTTGGTTGTCATTTGTAAAAGTGCACTTTCTAGGCATTCGTCGAGAACCACATGCGCTCCAGTAAACACCATCGCTTACTCTAACAGTTAAAACCTTTGCCTGAAATCTAACAGTAAGAGATTTGCTAGATTCTGAAGGATACTTAACTACACAAATGCTGCTATGCATCGTTGTTCTTGCAGATATAGCATGGTCAAAAAAGGCAAAAACCAACACCAAAGAAAGCGTAAAAGTGATGTAGCCTGCCATGGTAGCTAGCTGTACTAATTACGACGTACAAATTCAGTTTTTTATTTGTACAGTACCTAAAGTTTACGAAATAAATGATTTATAAAAATGTTACTATTTTATTTTTTACGCACTAAAATAAAATCTGCTTACTGTAAAGCTAACGTACTTAACTTCTGAATTGCACTTTCCTGACATTGTATAGTAAAAGATTTCACTGTTTATCTTTTTACTGTTTCTAACTATTTTCTTTATAAATTTGTAGTCACTTCGCTTACGCGGAATCAAAATTTTTTTATTTTTAGGAGATATGTTTTTCCAAGCAATATTTTTGTCGTCATCGTTGTCAAAGTATTCATTAAAGTACTCAAACACCGTATATGTATCAAAAAACTTATCTAAACACAAATCATTAAATTTTTTATAAACGGATTGATTGCGAACTACCCTATGGTTTACAGCTGTTAAAATACAGTGTCCTGCCCTGTTAATGATAATATCAAAGCTATTTGCTTTTGCCAATGGGTCGTTAATAATTATCGAGCAGTAGCAATAATCTCGCGTTCCCTCGGTGTCGTAAAACGACAATGATTTGTAGTTTAACGGCACATCAAATAATTTTATACCACCAGAGCTGTATTTTATTAACACGTTTATTAGAGCAACTTTTTTTACTCCTTCAGTTACGGTATTTGACCAATGTGGCAGTCTCTTGTCAAATAATATATCCGATTTACTCATTGTAACGGTGTTTTCTATTTCTACACAAGTTTCTCCTCCCTTTAACGGAGTGTCTAAATATAAAACCAGGTGGTGTTCCGCGCAGTTGTTGCTAACTATATTTTCGTAGTCTGTGTGTCTATTAAAGTAGTCTCCTTCTAAATATTCAACTACTGTAACGTATTTGTCAATTAATACGTTATCCGCATAATGATTAGTAGACTCTGTTAATAAAGCTCGTAAGCATGATAAGTAGTATTTTGATACATCAGAAGCGAGTATTGTAACTTGTTTTGACTTTCTATCTTCGCTTATTTCTTCTTTCTTGCTATTTGTGTTATACACTTTAGAGTCTCTCCATTCGACGTTTCTGCTTATAGCGCACCGTATCATCGCTTTAATGCCGTTTAAGTACTCTGGTAAAAAAGTTTTTACCTTTACCAAACCGTTGCTGCGAATTTCAAAAGTGTTTTGTGGAGTCATGTCCATAGCAAAATTGTTACGGAAAACAAAAGAAAAACAAATACTATTTCATTAATAAAAATTAACTTCGTACGTCAGTTAAAAGTCCACGTCTAGAGTAAACGTCATATCGGACTTTGAACAAACACCAAATTTTTGGTATTCGGATACTCGCTTTTCGAAGAAATTAGTTTTGCCTTCTAACGAAATATTTTCCATAAAATCAAACGGATTAGTTGCGTTGTAATGTTTTTCACACTTTAGAGCTACAAGCAATCGGTCAGCTACAAATTCTATATACTGGCTCATGAGTTCGCAGTTAATTCCAATTAATCTCACAGGTAGCGCGTATGTCAAAAACTCTTGTTCTATAGTTACGGCTTCTGTGATTATATCTTTTATTTTATCTTTAGATGGTTTATTTACTAAGTATCCAAACAATAAACACGCAAAATCACAATGCAAACCTTCGTCTCTGCTAATCAGTTCGTTAGAAAACGTTAATCCGGGCATTAAACCTCTCTTTTTAAGCCAAAATATAGCGGCAAATGACCCAGAAAAGAATATGCCTTCTACGGCGGCAAACGCTACTAATCGGGACCCGAACGAGCTGGCTTTGTCTTTAATCCATTTTAATGCCCAGTTAGCTTTTTTCTTAACGCACGGAATTGTGTATATAGCGTTAAATAATTTACTTTTTTCAAATGGGTCTTGAATATAAGTGTCTATTAGTAGGCTATACATTTCAGAATGTATATTTTCTATAGCAATCTGAAATCCGTAAAAGCATCTAGCTTCTGTTACTTGAACTTCGTTACAAAATCTTTCTACTAAGTTTTCGTTTACTATACCGTCACTGGCTGCAAAAAACGCCAAAACATGAGATATAAAGTACTGTTCGTCAGGCTTAAGTTTTTTCCAGTGGGGCAAATCTTTAGTTAAATCAACTTCTTCAACAGTCCAAAACGACGCTTCCGCTTTTTTGTACATAGACCAAATATCAGGATACTGAATCGGAAGTATGACAAATCTGTTGTCGTTAGGTGTAAGAAGCGGTTCTTGAACAATATCACACGTTGTTTTAGCGTCATTAGACTCCATTATTATAGTTTAGTCTATATACTCGTATTCCGGCAAACCTCTATCATCAATTGAGATATTTATTTTAGATTTTATAAACTTACATTCACCGGCGGGATGTTTTAACAGTCTGCACCTACAATCGTCTACAGTATCCGTCAGATAAAAGCTATATTTAGAGTTCCAATCTCTTTGGAACACGTCTTCTAGCTGCTTTCTGATGTTTATGTTATCGCTAGGAACAATATTAACGGATACTCCACATGTTTCTGTAAAGTAATTACCGGTCCAGTTAGACGTTCCTATGTAAGCGGTATTGTCGGTTACCATATACTTCGTGTGGTTAACTCTGGTATAAGGTATTGGTGGATCTATATTAGGTACAATAAATAGTTTTACTTGAATGTTTTTCTTGTTATCTCGTAAACTGTTTAGAGATAACAAGAAAGATCTCATAGAAAAAGAAGACCGTTCCCAGCAACTTATAAGCAATTTAATTTCTAATTTTTTTTCTATAGCGTATTTTATAATTTCGTCATTAATGTTAGGCCAATAAATTTGACCATTATCAGTGTATAGTACAGGTTCGTAATTCATTACAGAAACGTGTACAAATTTATTAGCTGTTTGAATGCAGTGCGTAAGAGAATCTATGTCGTTTGTTCTGCTAAGAGGTGAAAACTCCATTGGTGAACTAGCTATAAAAATACTAGTAAGTACTCCGTTAATATAGGTATTAAGAGGAGTTATCATGTTAATTTTAGTTTCGTAACATGAACTCCAAGACGACGGTATAAAGTCAGTAAGAAACCAATATGTGTAAAATATTTTTGTTAAGTCCTTAGCCAAACAAGAGTTGTTAAACAATACAATTCCTATTTCTTTTACTTCTGTAAGGGATCGCCAATCTTGGTTAGCGCTTCCGATGTAAATGTGTCTTCCGTCAACAATCCAAAATTTAGTGTGAAGAATTCCACCCGTTAGTTTTGTTACGTCTACAAACTTGACTCCACATCCCTGATTCATTAGCTTAACCAAGTCGGGAGAAACCTGAGAAGTTTTAGGTTTATTTACGGCTATCTTAACATCAACTCCTTTTGATGGTAGTTTTAAAATAGTTTCTAGTATAGTTCTTCCTTGTATCGCCATGACATTAGGACTTCCGTCGTCTAAAGACCAATAAAAAGACGCTATTAACAAACTTTTTTCAGTCATTGAAAGTAACTTTAACCATGTGTCAAAAGTAGATGCTGATACTGTTCCTGATAAAAACTCCATTCCTTCTGGTATACTTTCTACCAAGTAGGCAGATGTTTGTTCTTTACAATTCATAGTTATTGAGTGAATCGTCTAGTTTTATGATATTTACAAATGACAAATTTAATATAATTTTTTCTTTAATATCATACGGTAATGCGTTCCAACCACTTTCTGTAGAATTTAAAAACTGTATAATTTTATTAACAGCATCGTTAATAAAAGAAGCCCTACTAATCATGCGGCAAATTTTTAAACCATATATTTCTTTTTTGGAAAATGAAATTAAGCTAGGATGTTTGTAAAATCTGTACAGCAACGAATCAGAATTTTTTTTAAATACAAGATCATAAACTGATAAATTTTTGCTTAGAACAAAGTGTTTCATGTTATATATTTCATCCATTGCTGCATAAGCACATATTTTACATGGAAGTGCAAGGGTGTTAGTCTGATTTTCAAATGCAGAAGCTATGTTAACTGTAGAAACAGAAGCTACATACTTGATACACTTTTTAAAGCATTTAAACCCTTCTTTATAAACGTTTTCGTTTTCGAAAAGAGGAATAGTTTTTTTAATGCTGTATATAACATTAGACACTTTAGGTTGAAGATTAATAATTAGAGATACCAAATTATAGTTTAAAGAAGATATAGCTATAGCTAAACAAGTGTTTCCATTAGTTGTTATTTCATCAACGAAGAAACTGTCTTTTCCTAAAAGATAGTAAATTATTTTTTCGTTGTTGCACATAATAGCCAAATAAGCTAACGTTTCGTTAAACACGTTAACTGGTTTAAAATGAACTCCAGATTCGTGCAAAATTCGAAATATTTTTAATTTTGGATTTGCGTTATATGACAAATAATAATGCAACATGTTGTTGGAAAGTACATCTTCGTGTTGCATATCGCAGTTTTTTAGCAACAAAGGAAGCATGTTACAATCTATTGTTTCCCTAATAAGATAGTAATGAATAGGCTTTCTTCCGTACATGTCAAAGGATTGGTCAAATCTAACGCTGTGCATTATTAAAATTTTTAACACTGCCTTTGTTAAAATACCATTTTGTAGGTAGTAATGAACTGGCGTTTTCCCTAAATTTGTTTCTTCATACAAGCTAGCTTCTTTGAATAAAAGATATTTTAAAACATTTACAGGAACATGTTTTTGCTTCATTAATAAGTGTAGAGGTGTTTCTCCAAAGTCATTTTTAGCATTAACTATGGCTCCGTTTGAAACAAGTAACTCAACTATTTCTATATCTATTACATCAGTAACTGCGTGATGCAAAGCTGTCATGTTAAAGTCGGAAAGCTGATAAACACAGTTAGGATTTTCTTGTATCATACGACTAACCAAGTCATAGCTACAAAGTTTTACAAACTGCGTAAAGCAATTGCAATAATGAAAATCCGCCATTGTGTAGTATGGTAAAAACCACTAACAACAATACAATTATTTTTTATGTTTTTAATATAAAAATTGTACAGAAATCTCCAATTTTATTGATTCACTTAAAAAAACATTTAATTCCCAAAAACACAACAGTGCCAGCAGCAATTGTAGCAGCCAAAAATCCATAATTAAATTTGTTGTTTATTTTGCTGTAGTCTTGGATAAATCTTTGAAGGTTACTGGGAGATGCGTTTAATAGCTTTATGATAAGTGGCTGAGAAATAGCTGCAGATCTCACCACATATCCATGTTCGCACCATTTTGAGAACATTCTTCCCCATAGAGTTACAGTAGCAATAGCTTTGCCAGGAGTTAGTGTTTGAGTAGTCAAGTCTTCAACAAATGAGTTGTAGGTGTCGCTAGTGTTCATGATGTTTTCTTCATCCACCATATTTTCAATAAACCTAAAAGCTGCATTAAATTGAACATCTGTTTTGTCACAAGTGTTTTTTATAGCTTTATAAAGTGCTTCAGCGTTTGGTGACAGTGCGCCACGTAGTCCTTGCAGTTCTTTTTCTTTTATGTACAGTGAAAGTGCCAAATACAAGTCACATTTATCAGATTGAATAAAGTAAGACTCGTCAAGTTCATTTTGCAATAGACTATACGGCGCGTTAAGGTTTTGTTCACGCTGTTCATTTTCTTCGTTTTCTTCATTTTCTTCACGGCGAAATACATCGCCTCTAGCAACAACAGGATTGAAGTTAAGCATTCTGAGTTACCTCTAATTTGTAGTGTGTACTAAAGTTACCTATTTTTTAAGTTTTTATATGTTAGCCAAAGAGTTGAAAGATCTAGTTCTCTTTAGTACATTTGGTTCTGTTATTGGTTTAATGTTGTGATTATAATTTCTCCGACTAGATCTTAGTTTTTTAGCGGACGTTTCAAGAATCTTAATGTCCTCTCTAAGATAATGTTCTAACGTAGACAGAAGCTCAAATCGTTGCTTAGTTAAAGTATTGATAAGTTCGAGAATTGCATCAGACCATACTTCGTCCTCTGAATCTTGCTCGTCATCATCGTCTTCTGTCACTTTGTCATAAATAGGTTCATCGCATTTTTGCGCACAACTAAACTCTGCGAAGGACGATGAAGTATTTTTTGGAAGAGTACTGCTCTTACAGCGAACATCTGTAGATAAACTATTTACTTTTTGTTTGGATCTAACTATTTCTTTAGGAGGCAAAGAAGCAGTTCTGTGAAAAGAAGATGATTGTGTAGAATGAGACATTCTATTAAAAAATGTAGTAGCGTTCTTTTTTGCTTTATTTAACAAGTCCATTTTAAAACTTTGTTAAGTTGTATAAAAAAATACACTTTATTTTTATATATTATTAGGATTATATACGTCTATCAAATTAACATATGTTTTTCTTCTTTTATAATAGTTGTATTGTAAAATAGCTTTATAAGATAACACACACGCTATTACCGTTAAAATCAAAAAGGCAGATATTAGTATTACTGTACAAGGTCTAGTATCTAAAACGAACCGTACAGTTGAGCATGCGTTATTGTCTGAAACTTTTTTTTGGTTTACGTAACATTGGTAGTCTATTGATACGGTAAATGATTCTGAAACGCTAAACTTATTTATAGAGACGCATGATACGGTAAGTTTTTTGTTAACAATAAATTTACCTATTAGTGTTTTTGTATTGAACCATGTTATGTTACGTTGAGTGTCTAAAAATCCGTTTCCCATAAACGATAATAAAGTGTTATGTTGTTCAGCGTCACAACGAATCGTCGCTAAACACTTTGTGCCGTCAGTTTCTAATCTTGTAATTTTTAACGTAGGTTCATCTATTGTAGGTTCTACAACTAATTTAGTACAAAGTGTAATGACTGTATTTGTACTATCAACGATGGAAATTAACATTACTCCAGCATCCGAATGTTTTAGTTTCTTAATTATTAATCCTTTTTCTACCACGTAAGATCTATACACAACAGATGATTTTGTATTACTAATAGGGTAGTAACCGTTGCTGCTATTACTCAACGGAGAAAAGACTGTAAAGGTTTTGTTTGTTTTTGTGTATCTAACTGTCACTGATTTTGGTATTCCTGTAACGCTCCAAGCTTTAAACAACACAGAGTCTCCTTCAATTCTTTTTGTTACTGTACAATTTGGTTCGCGTATTTTTTTCTCATATGGAGAAAAAAACAACTTTGGTGTATAAGGAACATTTATAAAATGCGGAACCTTAACTTCTTTCTCAAAGAAGTTAATCGGTGATATTATTTGCTGAATTATAGCTCCGAGTAAAAAGAACACCATGTATATTATTGTATTTTTCATGACCATTTTTGAGATTAGCCCACTGTAAATGTGCTATCAATTGGTACTTCATATTTTTGTTTTAGCAGCGAATAATTATTTTTCTTTTTGCAAATGCTAGATACTAATGTTCTACAGCAACAAGTTACTTGATATATCATTTGATGAATTATTCCACACGCAGAGCACGCTATAAACGCCAATAAACCGCATACTATTATAAAAACTATAAATAAAATAGACTTGAGTCTTTCAGTAGGAGATTCATCTTCTGCAGCTGTAGATGTGGATACAGGAGCAGCATAAACAAAGCATTTTAGAGATATAAGAAACACCAGTGTATTTGCGCCAATAATGATTTTTGACATAAACATTTATAACTGATGTTATTTTTTACAATAAAAATTAATTTGGAGCCTCGACATCGAATTCACCATCCTTCAGTTCACCTCTTGGTTTTTGACCAATTAGCCAGAGATGTTTTTTCTCACCAGATTGATTTGTAACTTCGCACTCGTTCTCGAAGTGAACAGTGCATTGTTCTCCAACTGTAGTAACTGTACCGTCAACTTCGTTTTCAAATCTAACGGTACATCTTTCTCCCACATGAGTAACTGTACCGTCAACTTCGTTTTCAAAGCAAACGCTACAACAACTGTTTGGGAATTTAAGGCAAGCCTCAACATCCTGAGAGATTCTGGAGTTGCTCATTTTGAAGATTGTTTCTATGTACTAGACAGTAGAAACTGAGTACTAAATTGATGCTTAAAAATCAATTTTTTATATTAGCTTCTGTGTACGAGACAGTAGAAACCGAGTGCTAATTTGATGCTTAAAAATCAATTTTTTTATAATATTTGTTAAAATGATTTTTGTAATACCCAATTAAAATTTATAAAAATATAGTCAATTATAACTCAAATTACATATCATCCAAATTTTCATAACAGCTAATGTCCATGTTAGGATCAAATTCTGAAATTGGAAAAATTGTTTCCGGATTATTCAAAACCTGTTGTATGAATTCATCATTCCACTCAATGTCATCAAACAGATTAAGCATGTCTGATGACAAAACATCCTCTTGCGTGTTCATATGATTAGAAGATTGTGCCAACATTGGAGAATCAGCTTGATCCTGTACATCATCAACTAGCTGATTTGGTGGTGGAAGAAGAACAGGTTGAACAGGTTGCTGATTTTGTTGTACAAGAGGTATTTCTACGTTCCCGTCCAAATTATCAAATTGATTATCTGGTTGCAAAATCTGTTGATTGTTTTCTTCACGGTCTCCGTTTTGTCGCCTAGCTGTTTCAATCACAAAATACTCATCTCCATGAATGGTTCTAACAGCGCCTTCTTGACGAGGCAGGTTAGCCACTGCTTCTATGCTCCTGGCCAAATCCAAAATACCTTCTTGTATTTCTAGCTCAAAGTTTCCACGATCGTAGTAAAAACGATTAGACACAAAGTTAAGGATTTGTGCCATCATAGTTAATAACTATTAAAAATCAGAGATGATTTTTAACGTTATTGTCTATCGCTATAAAAACGTTAAGAATTCATTTTTAAGAGTATACTTTGACAATCTAGAGGAGAAGGGTTCATTCGAATAGTAACAGGATTAACTAGCGTATTTTTTTTATTTAGTGGTATAAACATATATTTTGTAGCCAATTCCTTTAATGTTTGTTTGCATGTGTTTTCTACATATACATCATAACTAGATGGAATTATACATATAGCACCTTTTTTTAACGTTATTACGAATCCAGAATTTACAGGTTTTTCTTTATCGTTAGACATAGTTATTATTTTTGTCTTTCCATTATTTTGTAAACAGATAATAGCTGTTAGTGAATGTTGTAAAAAGTCAGCTGTGGCATTCGTATAACAAATTTTACTCGCGCTAGTAGTTCCGTAACTTTCTACTAGTGCACAAACGTTACTAGCTTCGTAATCCGAACTAATAACGTTCATATACACTAACAACGCCTGTAACCGGCTGGTTATAGAAAATAACTTTGCCTCTTTGTTAGTTAACAAATCCTCTATTTCTTGAACGAAGTCAGGAGCGGCTATCGCAAACGGACTCATCTTGGGTTAATAGATAGTCTGTTAAAAAATACTATTTTATTTCAGTAAATATAATTAAATAGTACTATATCCTTCATGTACCGGTTAAAAAAAGTGCTAGTTGTTTTCTTCATATGAAATGTAATGGTTAATTAATTTGTCTCGCGTAGATGTAGTCTGGATATTTAGCTCCAATTATGGTAGGAGCGTTAATTATCAGACCGTTGCTGAACGTGAGGCCAAATTTATTAATTTCATCCATAGATGGAGGTTCATGCTTTATGCTAAACGAGGATCCGTATAGCTTTGATTTTTGATATTGCTGCTTAGGGATTTTTTGTCTATTCTTCATGTCACCGTTCATTGTGATTGAAATGTTGTCGAAACTTCGACGACCGTAGGTAGCTCTACTTTTCTATATTTATATTTCAACTTATTTTGATCAAACGCGTAAAGTAGCTCCGTACTTGTACGCTAACTTAATTCTACGCCTCAAAGAACTTACGGATATTATTATAATAAACGTTATTATAACCGATAAAGCTATAATCCAAGGATTGTTAAACGATATTGTTGGTTTTATTATAGGTATTTCGTAGTTATTTACCAGAGCTTGTAAAATTGTATTTATCCCACAGTTTGCGGACGCCGAGCCAGTATTTATAAACTGTATTAAAATATGCTGCCCAGGAGGAGATACGCACGTGCCAATATTTAAATTTTGTACATCGATGATGGACGTAACAGATGCTGTTGCGGAACACTGCTGTTCTAACTTTGACGTTTCTCCAGGCTTTAAGTTTAAATCAATTCCTACTTTATCAGCAATTTTCTTTTGTTCATTTATTGGAAGTTTTGATATAGTTTCTAAAAACGCTTGAGTTAATAACGAGTAACTAAGTTTAGTGTTATTATTGCACCTATTAATTATTTTAAGAGCGCATCCGTTTAGTGTGCCAGATATATTACCTATATGTATGGCGCACGTAATGTTTGTAGGAACTGCGTATATCGCTAACAGTTCCATGTATCTGTCCGCAAACATATCGTACAAGGTTTTTACAGGTTTAGTCGCTGCCATTTATCCACTGTGAGAAAATGTCTCTAGTAATTATTTTTTTTAAAAAAGATATAGGATGTGTTATGGGAGTTTTGAGTCTAAATTTTTCACACGTTGTTTTTGTGCAACACATAACAAACTCTTCCAACGTTGACAAAAAATCTTTGTCTTCTGTAACTTCGGGATATGCTCTAAGTAGAGTATGAACTAAAAAATGAAAGTCGTAAAACCAATTTTGGGGTTCTTTGATGTTTCCTTTAATTTTTGTGTTTTTTATTTGACACACGCGTGCAAAATCAAAATCATTAACAGCGCATCTTATGGGTTCTTTAAAAGTGTATGTTTTTTTACCCACGTGTATCTTTATTACTTTTTTAGAATCAAATATTAGTATATTGTCCGGCTTTAAGTCTGCGTGCATAAAATTATCACATCCAGGAAGTTCATAAATTTTAATGTATAGCAACGAAACTTGTAAAAACAAAAACTTTATATATTCAGACACTGACTTAAAACCAAACATAGAAACGTTTTCTTGAGTTATTTGATCAGCTGAACATCTAGCTAAAGGAAAAATAATTATATTGCCTCGATCATATTCGTATTTAGATCTTTTTTCGTGTTCGAAAAAATGCACTAAGTGACTAAAATGGTTAATAATATTTATGTTACTTTGTACTACAGATGGATAAAAATAAGATATTAATTTTACAAATGTTGTGTCGTTTTTCCTCTCGTTAAATTTTTGCAAAAATATTTTTTGTGAAAAGTCTAAATTTAGTTCTTTGTTATCCATTATTTTAAATATTAGTACTATCATACTAAGCACTCGTTTGTAAAGCAAGTGTAAAAAGTTCATTTTGTAGTTTATACCCATAGCAAGAGCGCAAACTATAAACTGTTTTTCGTCTCCTTTGAGATTATTGTACAAAAATCTAGGAATTGTGTATTCTGATGCAGTGTCTATATCTGTTAAAAAGCTTTTTGTTTCAAACACAAACTTGACTATGTATTCTTCTATTTTAAAAACTATTCCGTAACCTCCGGTTGCAACATGATACAAATCGTCGTTTAACGGAATGAATTTTTTGTTTTTCATCTGAAAATACGAAGGGTTTACGTAATCGTCATTTATAATTTTGTTTAGAGAGTCTTTGGAAAAATTTCTAAAGTATCTAATTAGTTTAACAGGAGGTGCCCAACTTTGGCTAGTATCAATTTGCGAAATTGCATAATTTAAGTATATGTCGTCTCCCAAAACAGTTATGTCCTTTCTAAGAGAATCTCTATTCCACGGAAATATTTCTAATGACGTAGTTTCTTCAGTCATGTTAATGTATTTGATTACTATGTTTTGCAAAATAAAAAGTGTGTCAATAATATGTAACTAAATTAGTACTTCTGCTTCTGGAAAACCTATTTTGTCTAACACGTAATACTTGGAAAGTAGTTCATTTCTACGCTTTATTATTTGAGATTCACGTACTTTCTTTATTACGTACGCATTCAAACAAGACACATCAGTGTTTGCAGCTTTACTTAAATTTGTAACTAATTCATTTAATTCATTAAAGAGGTTGTCTAATTCATCCAAAATGCGGTCTATATAAGACTGAATAGCGTACAAGATTGTCTTATTATCTTTTTCGTCTGTAGAAAACAGGTTGCTGATACAAGCTATATTGTTGTTTATTTTGTTTCTCTGTTCTAATTTATTAGTGCTATTTCCAATAGAAGAACTCCTAGTTCTAACATAAGACTCAAAGCTTTCTTGAAGCTCCAACAAACTTTTATCTATTAGTTTTTTCCCAAACACACAACCTTTAACTTTAAAAGTACGAAACATATCTTCAGCCTGACACATGTTAAAGTAAGCACTCTCAATTGCAATTCTATTGTCTATAACATTTTCTAATAGTTTTATAGCTTTTTCTCTATCATCTTCAATCATCTTATAAAGCTCAGCCATGGTAGTTCTACAATGCATCAAAGGTCTAGTTACCCTAAACCCGCGGGTGTGAAGTTTTTTCGAAGGCACCAATGTCACCAACAGGTAGCTAGACTCTCCTCCTATTTGCTGAAAAAATCTAACACCGTTTAACGCTCTACTTACTGTAAAGTCACCCACAGATGACTGTTTAGTTACGTAGTTGGTGTTGGGAATGCAGTACCCAGAAATTCCAGTATTTTTTAAACATATTACAGCCAAATAATTGTTATAATGTCCAAACTGCATTACTTTTTTAACTAAAGAACTACCAGCTTCTAAATTAACTATAAAGCAAGACCCTACTTCAAACATACCATCGTCGTCCAAAAGAAAAGACAGAGACGAGTTATTTATAATTAATTTACTAAACTCTGTTGAGTCGGGCCTAGGATTAGGTATTAACTCTTTAGCACTAAGAGGAGACTTTCCGCAAAATACGTCGTCTTTGAGAGTCAAGCTGTTGTTAATAGATTCAACGTAGGTGATTTTTTGCTGGCTATCTGCCGATTTTACAGATAGCATTGAGCTAGTTGCAGAACTAGAATCAACAACTGACGAAACTATCAGATCTTGAGATTCGGTTCGTGTTCCGCGGGATCGCGAAAAAATACGCTGAATGCGTTTTAAGAAAGACATGTTTAACTGCTGTTGCACTTAAACGCGACTGGTAAAGAATGATAATTTATCAATTTCTTTAACAAAAAGCAATTTTAACAATTTCAGAAGCTGTTTCGGCAGGCTCTCTAATCCAAACACTAGCAAAATCATGCTGATCTACTAACTTAGCGCTAAAGTGATTGTCTATTCTTTCAATCGCTGTGTGAACTTTAGCTCTACAGTAGCTAACTGCAAAGGCTAACATAACTAACGATTCTGGGCTGCTTTCTAACACACAGTCGTTTAAAAGCAAGTCTACACTAGCTGACATTTTTTTGAACATTTCAGAAGTTTGTTTTGAATCAAACTGTTTAACAGAAGACGTTATTTTTTCTAATCCTGAGAAAATTACTTTATCGCTAGACTCCCACTGGAGAGCTCCCAAAATTCTAATTTTATATCCACCTACTCTTGTTATGGTAGCTATGTCTACAGAAGTTAAAGGAACGCAAAATGGAGCGTCAAAGTTACCATTAGGAGGTTCTATTATCGGAATCATCAGTTTTGAAAGAGTTTTTACCTCACATAGAGCTATGTACATTTTTTCTTTTTCAGGAACTGTAACGTACGTTGGTTTTCCAAGAGGATACTGATATTCAGATATGGCATTAAGCAAGTTTTTTATAGCCACTCTACGAGTGTTTTTGTGAACAACAGGAGTTTTAGACTTTATTATGCTAGTGTGAATTGTGTCTGCTATAAACTCTTTTGCAGTTTCGTGTACGGGATAGTATAGTCCGTTGTGTTCGCTACATCCTAGCACCGCAGCATTAGTTATGAACATGTTTTCTATACTGTTAAACTGTTCTACATTTCCAATGGGTAAAATTTTAGACAGTAAAACCTGTTGCTGAGTGACGGTTTCATACAGAGACATTGACGCAGAGTTTGCAGTGTCAATTGTCGAATCTACAGACTTTTGAAAATCTGAAAATGATAGCAAATCCGCCGGCAACGACGAACTAACTCCTCCCCAAAACTTGCAGTAATCTGAAAATGACAAACCTAGAGCAAACTGCGACACGTCAAAAAACGTAACTGTATTACCTTTATCAGACATAATTGTTTTGTCTCCTATCAGAGTCCAGTCGCTAGATTTTTTTACTTCTTTTTGTATTAGAATGCTTTCTAAAAAATTACTCATAAACCCTACAATAGTAATATTGGTACAGCTAGAGTTAGCGTCTGTTAGCCAGTCTAAAAAATCTATTATTATGTTATCTGTTGGAGAAGATGCTGTAAATGTAGGACCTGGATACATAGATATATTAACAGGAATGACAGATTTTCCGTTTAGCGCAATAGTAGTACACATAGCGTACATTTTTGAAGAGTTAAAGGTTCTCATATACTTTGTCCACATGTTTTTGCTAGCTATTAAGCTTAAATCATACTTCATAACGTCTAGTTCAGGTCTATTGTATTTATTTAAGTTCTTAACCCAAATAGCATGATACCCCACTAACCCAATAACCATGTCATCTATAATAGTAAGATTTGTAGAACTATTTTTGCGTTTTCTAATATCTCTAAAGTGTACAAGCCTGTAATCGTACATTCCTACAGTAGACAGCCAATAGTTTATGTCTGAAAACGTGTGTATGCCTTCGGTAGGCCAGTGTAAGTAAATTGTTCTCAATAAATCCATACATGTGTCTGCTCTTTTAAACAATATATCGGATAGCGGCGACTCGGAGGGTTTAGGTGAGTAAAACGTTTCAGTGTCTACTTCGTGCATGGTATGTGCAGCTTCTGGAGGATCAATGATTTCATCGTCGCAAAAGTCCAAAAACACAGTTAATACTACATCTATAGAAGTGTGACGAAATGTAATTTTTGCTAATTGTAAGTTTTGTCTAGTAATTAATAAACCCTTTCCGGATCTAGTCCTTGCTACTACAGCAGAATTAGCATGCACTAAAAGTAAATGTTCTATTGCTTTTATAGAATCTTGAGTCGCAGGAGCGCTATTACACATTTTTCCAAAAATGTTAAACATTGTGACGATCTCACAGCGCGTGTACTTAAGCTGATTTAATTTATGTTTTTTGCAACAGGCACGCTGTACTTGGATTCCCAATCTCTGTTAAATACTTCGCTTAGTTTTTTTACCAGTACCAAACTCTCAGCGTTTGCGCTAACAAACGAGTGATGTTTGTAATGCGTACCATCAAAATTTGCGACGGTTAAGTGAGCAAATTTACTATCAACAACTAAAAGTTTTGTATTATTAACAGTATCTGAATCTTTGTTAGAAAAATATCTTACTGATATATCTGCGTTTTCTGTACTAAACGCGTTTAAAGTGCTTATAGCGGCTAACGAAAACGGATTGTTGTTTTTTAAGTGACTTACCAATACTCTTATTTTAACGGATCTGTTTATAGCTGCTTCTAGCAACGCGTTTAGTAGATTGGGCCAAAACACAATTACTTCATCGGACTTAACTATTGGTACAAACGACATTAGAGACAAGTCTATCGAGTCCTGCGCTTTTGAAATTCGTTCTATAACAACGTCATAGTCTAGTGTTCTAAAGCACCCCAATAAAGTATCTGGAGAATCAGAAAAAAATACTCCGCCTGCGCTGTAGTCTAAGTGAAAATCTGTAGCTAGAGGAACGCCACAAACCGTGTTTGCCATACAAGGCGTGCAACAAATTTTTCTAAATATACTTGATTTTTTATCTATTAGTTTTTTAAACGTGTCAAATCTATTTTCTAAATCTTTAGCTAAAACGCTGCATGTAGAATAAAGTCCTAAATTTTTAATCGTTGTCAGCGATCCACCTGTGAGACTAGCGCTTCCTACGTACAGTCTTTCTTTATCAGAAGTCCAAAAATTTCCTAACATGTTGCTCATCCCTGTGTTGTTAATTTTTACTTTAAAGTATTCTACTCCAGAATTTTCTAAAATCTCTTTATCCGTATCTCGGCTTTGATAATCAACAAGGATTACTACTTTAACTCCTCTTCGTGCAGCGTCACATAGCTTTGATAGAATGTTTTCTCCATCTTTTGTCGAACGCAAATTACAACAAAACGTAACAATGTGTATAGTTTTGGTAGCTTTTGCAATAAGTTCTTCAAAGCACTCGAGAGTAGTAATGTTTGTAGATTGCAAGTCAAGAGTTTTAGGAATTGTTTCAACCACTATACAGTTTGCTCCATCCGGTACAGAAGAAAAAGGCCACATTTAGTTAATAGAATTTAGAGTTGGTTTTTTATAAAAAACACGCCATCTCAGACAGCTGTTTAATGTGTTATGTCTTCAATAAGATAGTAATTAAAATCTTCTAGTTCATCAATTAAACTTTCTAAGTCACTGTCTGACACAATGCTAGATAGGTCTGAATTTTCTTCTAAGCTATCGAGAAGTTCCTCTAGCTCTTCAGACAATTCCATACCTTCGTCGACAAGAGAGTCTTGTTCAACAGGGTCAATCATTTTTGGTTTTTTTATTTATTGCTTGAGATAAGCACAACGAGTACAAAATATATGCTTAAATTTATGTTTTTTTATACATAAACTAATAAACTTTCCATTTCTTCATCTCGATTAGTTTCTTTAAAGTCTTTAGCGGCGCGTCTGCACGCTATTACGCAGTCTAAGCTAGTTAGAATAATTCCTATAGTAAAAGTTGCAATTCCAATATACAAAACAATATCGATAAACATTGTTTTAAAGATATAAAAATATGTGTAAATCTGTACAAGACCTACACGTATATTTTTTACTGTAAAGTGTTTTTTCACTAAATTATTTCAAATTTAGATTTCCAAAAGTCCACTACACGTAACCCTATTATTAAGTACTTTGTCGGATCAGTTGTTGGAACAAACACATCTATTGATAATTTGTTATCGTTTAAAGTTTTTTCAGTGACGCAAAAAACAGTTTTTTTGGGCTTTGCTCTATTTATGCATTTCATAACAAATCCGGGAGACAGGTACTGATACTGCATTCTGCTAAAATGAAACGGAGAAAACAATAAATCTTCTAAGTAAAATTTTTGATTACGTAAAAATATTGGAGCCGTAGCGTCAATTGAGCGGCTGGGTATATGTCTGACAGAACTAACCTTTACAAAACACCTGTTTCCCATTATGCAATTTTGCTCTTCGTTGCGCTTAGTTTTTGACATGCTGTAAAACGGCTTAAGCGCAATAATATCTTCTAACGTACTTACTTCCATGTTATTTACGAACTTGAATCGGCTCTCTACAAACAAAACAAATATTGTTATTTTTTAAGCAATGTGTATGATAGCCGTGCCCACAAGCACTCGCGATAAAAGTACACGTGTTACAATGGCGCCGCAACCTACAAATATGACATATACCGTCACAATTTTTGTATCGTTTTAATACAACAGGTCGCCAAAACGTAACAGTAACCGGCATTTTATACCTTTAAAAAAATCAGTTTTTAATTCAGTTATTTAAAACTATTCTATCAACACCTGTTTGCTGAATAAACCTGTTAGCGTAAACTATTCCATTTGCAACTGTTATCAATTTTTCATTAACCATTGCTTTGATAGCTGTTTTAACTAGTAATTCGCTTTTGAGCATAGCGTTTAAATCATCTATAGATATGCCAGATTTAGACTCGTACGATTTGTTGTAAATCAAGTAATGCGCGGTGTTTCCTATCACATCAACTTTGTCTGTTTCATCAGAAATAGTAAACTCTATATACCCGCTATGTGGTGTAACAATAAAATCAGCGTCTGGAATCCATGATTTTGCAAAATTAATAACATTTACTAGCTCAGGAGCGTGTTTTTCTATGTCAAGTTCATCATTCAACATGATAGGTGTGTTGTAAGAATCCACATAAAACGCGTAAATGTTTGTTATTCTCATAAATGTTGTTTCTAAATTATAAATGTATTTTGCTACTACTTCTAAAGGCAACTTTAACACTTTTTTAACCAACAGTAGTGTTCCACGGTCCACTATGTCAGATGTCAGCAACCGTTTCATTACTTTTACCGATGTGTAATTTTGCATTTCTGTAAAGTCTTTGTAATCTATTTTATTAAGTATGTCAAATATATAAGTCATGAAACTTTCAATTTCTTGCTGCGACTTACTTTCATCGTCAATATATGCTACAATTTTTCTATACCATTTAGCAGGACACTGAAAAAATGAATATTTTTTTATATTTTTTTCTTTAATAATTTCATAATACATAGATACTAATTTAAAATATAAGCTTTCATCATTTGTTTTTTTACTCTTTTCATATTCTTCGTTAATAGCTTTTAGTACCGATTTGTTAAAGTGTTCTTTTGGTAGCAAAGATTGCATTAGTTCTATGTACTCAGTAACTGATGATGAAATTTCATAACACGAGTTTGTTAGGGCTTCGTAATCTCTAACGGCTATTCCTTTACTAACTTTGGATATTAATTTTTTTAAGAATGATGACAAGGCACCAGAATCATTTTTATACTTAAACATGTCTATGATTAATTGGTACATGTTAATTATGTTATTTTCGTGGTAACAAACAATATTGTTGACAATAACGTGATAGTTTCTTAAAATTGATTTGTTTAAGTTAACTAAGGTTTCGTACTTAAACAACGACTCTGCGTTCCAAAACCACTCACCCAAATCTACATAAAACTTATGTGATTTTAGCATGTATCTTAATTTTGCATCAATTAAGCACCTAAATTTGCTTTCAAAAAGCTTTATAAAATATGAATCTACTTGAAAGTCATCTTCTACACGTTCCCAATCATACAGCGAAATTTGCATCACGCCATTTATGTTATCTCTAATGCAATTTATTCGGTGCATAAACGCAACATCTAGTTCTTCTACTTCGCCTAGTATTTCACCAGGCAACGTCCACGTTTTTCTCATAACAGCTTGCTCTAAACACATACAGAACGTGGATTGTTTTATTTTTTTTGCTTGTATGAGCATTAGAAGTGATTTTGCTTGTGAGCAATCTACTATGTCGTAGACATCGTCAAAAAATCGAGTAATCATGTGAATCAACAAAGCGTCAGTCATTTTGTCTGATTTACAAAAATGAACCTACATAAAGTTGTGGTAATATTTATGTTTTTTTATATTATAATATGTTCCAGATCATAACAAATTTCGTTTATGGATTCGGATTCTGATTTTTTCAACATTATTAGTTTATTTACAAATTTTTTATATACCGTAGAAGCGGTTAATTTTACTTTTCTTTTTTTGTATTTACAGAACGTGTAAGGATTCGATAGCTTATATACAGTTACACTCGTCCATAAAACGTGTTTTTTTACAATATTTATTAATTCTGATATATTATTAAAGTTTTTATTAATATGAGACTTTATTAATGATTTAGAACAAGACTTTATGTTTAACAACTTTATTAAATCTTTTATTTTTTTCTTTGTTTCTTCGTTTAAAAAACATTTGTTTTTTGTATATTTAGCGTTGTTTACAACAGAATGAACACAAATTTTTTCATTTGTATTGTTTATTAACTTAAACATGTCTCTGGTTGACGTGAGAACGTCTTTCGGTGAGTATAATACAAAATCTAAAACTCCTGATTTTAAATGATCACTAACACTGATAGCTAATTTTTTTGGAGATACGTGACCAGAAATAGTTATCTGCGCCACATTTTTTAAGAAATTGTTTTTGCAGTACTTTAAGCACGCAAGTAGTTTAAATTTATTTCTCGAAAAATATAAATCGTTATCGGACAAAACGATTACAGAAGGTTTTAGTGTCTTCATTTTTGTAATCGTATTTTTAGAATAATAATGGTGTTTTTTCATTTATGTTATATTTTTAAAACTATAAATGAGTAACATGCATAAAACGCCTTTTTATATAAATACGGCAATGGGTCGCGTACTGGTACTAAAATATATTAAAGTATGCGAAATACCAGAAGTTCAATGCGCCGCTACAAAGGCAATGTGTGTTCTTAAAACAGAAGAACCAATGTCTCCAAAGTGTGAACGCGCTCCTGCTTCGTGCCCTCTATCACCGTCTAGACAACCACAACCACCGGCGTGTCCACTTTCTCCGTCTAGGCAGCAGCCAGTGTGCCCGCTATCTCCAACTAGGCAGACAGTTGTTCCTAGAAATAATAACGTCCCATTTATGAACACAAACTTGTTAGAAAATTTGTTTTCTAGTAATAAAAACGCAGTGTCTAAAATTTTGGGTTAGTGACTTATAATGTCTTTTGAAATATCAATAATGCTATGATTTCCAGTTTTTTTATCTCTGCTAATTACCTTAAAAATGCTTTCTTTAGTAGATATTAAAGATTTTAATAGTAAACTAACAGCTTTTTTTCCAGATTCGTAATCCGTTAAAAGCAAAAACAAAATTATATGCGCTGTTATCGCGCGTCTACTTATGTCGTGAATTACATTTTCGTTACTCAACAAAATAGTGTTTGAAAAATACGTGTATAAAACGTTTTTTGAAACCAAGAATGCTGAATTTGTTATACTTTCAAAATCTAAAACATTTTCGTCCGAGTTCATGTAAAGAATATCATGAGCCAAAACAGTTTCATCTAAGTAAACTTTTGCTTGGTTAAAACTGCTATTAAGCGGTCGACAATCTACCGTTACAATTCTAGAGACTTCATCGATTGTAGCAAACAGAGGAAATCCGTCTGCTTTTTCTGAAAAGTTTACACAGAGTTCTACCCTCGCGTACTCTAACAAAGTTGATAGTCTCTCTATTAGTTTTAAAGGATTTTTTGCTAAATCTTCCAATCTATCTATTTGAGATAGCATCTTAAGCATAGTCATTAATTGTATCAACGGATCAATTATGTATATGTTATTTATTAATATTTTAGGCACCGCATCCATAGTTGACTGCCTAATATTAAAACTGTCCAATATGTGTTTTCCGTCTTCGTCGTGCAAGACGATATAATTTTTTAAGTACGGAACCTTTAAAAGCGTTACTTGCCTTCCAGTTATAAAATAAATTAAAAACGCCATATTTATTAAAAAAGTTCTTGAGTTTGTTTGAACTATATCAATGTCTCCGTACTCTATATCAGAGTTTAACAAATGGAGAGAGTACGACCCGTAGCACAGACAGCTTTTATTATGTCGTCTTAAGTACTCGTCCATTAACTCGTTTACGCTATTAACTAAATCGGAAGCGTTGTGTCTTCCCATCACTTTGCTGTTAGGAGTTGCAACGTTGTACGACTCTACAGCTGTTTTAGCTAAAATTACAGTACATGAAACATTTAGAGTCATAACAGAAGAATATAAGCTAGGTGCCTTAGTAGTTAGCACACCAAGAGTTTGAGTGTATGTTGTTACCAGCACGGTTTGAAGTTCTATTATTGAAAGTATTTTTCCTACTTGTATGGTATGTTTTTGTTTAGAAAAGTATTCAGAAACTCTTTTGGATATAGCTGTTGGTGTAGCATTTGTTTGATGAGAGAAAAACTTACGTTTATTTTTTCGTAAGAGAGATATAAATACAGTTTTATTAAACTTGAGAATTTTTGTAATGTTTTTATAATAAGCACTGATTAAATAATATGAACTTATTTCCGGTTCTCTTCCTAAGTACTCAGTAATTACTTGTTTAGTAGACTGCATTATGTAAATTTATTGTTATGATTATTATAAAATACACGCACTAGCGTAGCTCCTAACTCAACAGTATTTACTATTTTCTTAAGCTTTATGTCTATAACGTCGCTTATATGACGTATAGACTTTTTTAACTCTGTTAATTCTTGAACAACTTCAGTGACCGATTCATAAACACTTTCATCACTTTTCAGTACTTCACAATATTGCGATATTATTTTAGTTACAAATCTTTGTATATTATTAACTCCTACGTATCTAACAGATCCTATTACTAAGTAAGAAACAATAGTGACCAAGAGAGAATTTAGAGCCGCTTGATCGTTAGACATTGGCTCTAATAACTTGTATTGCTTAGTTGTTTCCATTCCTAAATTAATAAATTTTGTTAACTTATTTAGCACTAAAGCGTCTATGTCTCCTTTTAAAACAGTAGGTTGTTCCATAGGTTCGCATTTAGCTAACTGAGATGCGGGTACCCAATTAGGAGCGCAGTCTGGAATATAAAATAGTCCGTATGTTGCAAATGTGGCTATGTCTGAAATTTGTTTGCAAAGCCTTTCTTCGTCAGTGAGCCAATTAACATCTAAATAGTACTGAAGGCATATCCCTTTAGCCATTTTTACCGTACTAACGTCTCTAAACAGCAAAGATTGTAAATTAGGAATGATTATTGTTTGCAATGCATTTTTAAGATCGTTAGAATACACAGAAGGATAGGTTTCGTGATTGGCCTGATTGTCGTATAAACTAATAGTTACGTTAACCGTTTTTAACGTTAGAGGTTTAAAGTTGCCAAGTTCTGTACTACACATAAAATATTCTAAAGAATTAATAACTTTATCACTAAACAGAGATTCTTTGCTACCTATAAACATTAAATTTAGCAATAGATTTACTGTGTCCGATTGTAAAGGATACTCAAAGAGTAATTTTTTCATTCTGTAAGCGCAAAATCCGTACTGGTGTACATATAGCGCTAAAAGCTCAAAATTGTCGTTCAACCAGTTAGTTTCAAAGGCGTAAGTAGTAAACAGAGTTTGTTCGGCTACTGAAAGCAAAGTAGTTAAATCTAAACAATCTAAAAAATCAACTAAATCAACATATTTTTTTTTGGCACATTCTGTTGCTACAGCTAAGCTATGCACTGGGATGTGTCTAACCTTAATGGGATTAATAGAATGTTTAACTATGTTTACACACAGTGTTTCATCCATAACAGACGTATCAATTTTTTCAATTATTAATCCCAGTAAATCGTAGTATTCTTTCTCTATTAATACATTTATTATAAAATCTATACTAACTGTATAACAGTCTATAAACTTACACACATTGGACAGTTGTATTCTAGAAAGTTCATTAGGATAGCTGTTTAAGTCTATTCCGTTTTCTGGAAATATGATGTTGACATAAATACCCACATCTTGAACGTGATCTTTTAAAAACTCTTTTGCGTAGGAAATATAGTGTTCTAGTTTTTCACCATCTACGATACACGACAGAATATATGTTTTAATAGGAGTGGACATTAAAATGCTTTTAGGTAAAACGCTAATCAGGTTAATAGCGCTTTTTGGAGTAGTTACCCCTGCCAAAATAGTTTTTAAGTCTTTAGGAGATACAGAGTCTATTCCTTTGTTTGCGGGAACTATCCCGTAGCTAAAATGCATATCCCATAGAAATTCTTCAGAAAATAGCTGGTGTTCGTATAATGCATCTGCGATTATATCATCATTAAGTATCATGTCTCTAGCAATTTCTTCCGTAAACAAATAACTTAACCTGCGAATACTCTTATATGAAACTGTAGCAAGAAGAATATCCGATTGCTCAGGATATTTTTCAGAAATATACCTAACATCGTTATCTGTTAAAATCATATGCGGAACGCATCTAGAAACTAACTCAAAAGATCCGTGTTGTAAGATATAAGATTGGTGATATTGAATATGATTAGCGTAAATAGTTGGATTAGTTTGATACTGAAGCACCATTAACAAATCTAAAGGGTTAACGTGCTGAGGTTTAAACAAGTATAGCTTTAAAGGAGTATTTTGAACTACAGAACTGTAGTTTTTTCTAGACAACTTGCTAGGATGAAATCCTTTTTTTATAAACTCATCTATTTCGTTGCTTTTTAGATTTCTAAAAACGCAAGACAGCTTAACATTTTGACACTTTGCCTCCGCAACATCACGTTTGATTGCTGCAATGTTCAACATTTTGCCTAAAATGAAGGTATGCTTTGAGAGACTAAAATTTAAGCTTTTTAAACAAATAAAAATTAGATATAAAACTCAGGTCCGTAAGATTCTACAGACACTGATCTTTGTCTTTGTGGCTGGTTAACTTTAACAAACTTTTCTAGTAATACTTTTAGAGCTTCTGCACATGCCAAATTTTTAGCTGATCTCTTTGAAAATCCACACGCTGATGCCAAAATTATATTATCAATTAGTGCCAAACAGCTAAATTTAGGACATGGTACAGTTTCTACTTGAGAGAAGATGAAAGATTGTGTTCTAGCAGTTAATTGACAGTACTCATTAATAGCGCTAGCTGGAGGAACGCATTTCAGATGTTCTATTTTTTCTTTAGTTAATTCATCACCAAAAGGATTAAATCTTTTTCTATAGTTGTTGTTAGCAACGTCTTCTGTTTCCTTGTTTTTTTCTTCCTCTTCCTTACTTTCTTCTTTTTCTTCTTCATTGTTATTTTTTTGAGACGTACATACCCACAAAGGAGCTGAGCCGTGACAGTTTTCCAATCGTTTTACCGAACATTCTTTCTCCATACTGTAAAGACAGATATTAACTTGTTTAACTGGGCATCTTAGCATAAAGGCAACGTCTTTAGCTAGGTATGGTTCTGGTGCTGCGTCAAGAAGAACACTAATTTTATCTTTTAGTCTTCTTACATCAAACGCAACTAAGGCGCTAGAACCAGTGCATGAGCAGCAAGCCATTTTTAAGAACAATTATTTTTTAAGTTAATGAGTTTTAACTGTTTTTGTGGTATATAACCAAGTGCAAAAATTTAGATAATTTATCATTTTTTTATATATTTAATTAAGTTCATAAGGAGAACCGTCTTGGTTTCCGTTAGGAGTAACCATTAACGACTCAATTTCTTGCATTTCGTTGTCTTCGTTTTTAAATTCATCTAGAGACTCGTTATCTGACGCGTAATCGTTGTCTGCTTCTAATTCTATTTCTTCGTCTTCTTCTCGCAATTCTTTAGTTTTTGGATTGGCCTTAAACTTGGGAGGCTTAAAACGTTTCTTGCAGTCTTTACAAACGTGGATAACTAGCGGAGCTTCGTCTGCGGCTCTGTGCTGAATCATTAACGGAATCGTGTTTTTGCCCTTACATCCCGGGCAGCGTATATTCTTGCTTTGATCTAAAACATTAAAGTATTTTGAGTAGTCGTAATCTTGAAGTTTTTCAATGTCGTATTCCACTTTTGCGTCTATGCATTTTAACGCAAATAGAATATACCTAAGAACTTCTTTTTCTATACCGCTAGTTGTTTTTATTAAGTCTGAAATATACTTATACTTCGTGTCAACTTCGATAGTTGGTTTGGTTTTATATAAAAGTTTATTTTTAGAGTCTTTAGAATACTCGATTCCTATATTATGAATGTGGTTAAACTTTGGTTCTTCTATATTTACCTTGCTATTGCTAATGTTTTTAATCATGTTTTTGCTCGCAGAGACAGTTGCCCACGAAACGACATTAGAAATTAATTCTGAATTTGATATGTATTTGCTTATTATAGAAACCATGTCATACTGTTCAGACTCCATTTTGTTGCAAAATGTATTTATAACTTTTCCATTTAAAATTATTTTAATGTAAAATGAATTTTAAACCGTAATCTTAACACACTAGATATGTATTTGAGTAACAGCACCAGCGATATGCAAGAAGCTATCACTATTAACTATATACTTTTATTAAGTATATGTGCATTAATAATCGTTTTGATATTTGCGTTTTTACTTTACTATTGTATAAAGCTATGCAAGCTAAATTATAGAAATGAAATATCTAATAATTACACAGAATTTGATGAAAATTTTACTCATGACTATTCAAAATTTAATCATGTTACGTTTGTGTAATAAAAGTGAATCATAAAATTGTTTTTTTATATATGTTCTGTATGCTTTCAGTATGAACAAGCGCAAATTACTAACGATGATAAGATTTAGTATTAAATTACTTAACACAAATTATTCTGATGTGTTATGTGGTAAATATTCTTTGAAGAGTGTTTTGCCTCGTATTAAGAAAAAACTAGTATGTAAATACACTGCGCAAATGTGTAATGGGTCAGAATCGTGGTATTATATAGTATTATCACTATTTAAATTTGTAGAGTTAAGAAAACACATTAGCTGCGTTAATTGTGACAAAAAGTTATCGCCTAGAGAATTTGCGTCTTTAGTTAATAAATGCGTGCAGTTTTTAAACGTATATGATAGATATTTATAGCGTAAATGGACTTCATAAGACGTAAATACCTAATACACGTAATAGAAAACAACATAAACGTGTTGAGGGACGATGCGGTTAATAAAGTTAGTAATTTTACATTAAATCATGTTTTAGCTTTACGGTATTTAATCACTACTTTTCCTAAAGCGATACTGACAAAAGATGTGTTTAGCAATCCAAATTTTTTTGTGTTTTTACACATGGCTCAAAGCAGAGATGTGTTTGATGCCGTGTTAAAAGCCGCATTTGACGCTCCTACAATGTATATAAAAGCGTTGGTTAAACACTACACGTTGTTTTCTAACGCGATACAAACGTACAAAGACTTATGCCAAAAGCTAATAACAGATGACCGGTTTATAGAAGTTGTTAAATTTTCGTCAGCTCTTAAAGATGTTATAGGTGTAAACTACGATCTAACCCTAAACCCTTTGTTTTATAAAGAGGAACCTATTCAAGACATAGAAATTGTTTTTACAAAGTTATTCAAGGAAACTAAATTTAAAGCTGTAAAGAAACTTCCAGTTTTGCGTCTAATGATATGGGCCTACTTAAGCAAGCAAGACACTGGTATTGAATTTGAAGACAATGACAGGCAAGATATATTTACTATTTTCCAAAAAGTTGGTCCTGTAATACACAGTCATCTGACAGAGCAGTTTAGGGAGTTTATGTTTTCTAAGGATAAAACTAGTTACTGGATATGGTTAAATGATAAAATATCAAACGATTCAGATATTTACAAAGACCGACTGGCTGAAACAATGTACGAAAAAATTTTAAGCTATATTTATTTTGAAGTAACGCAAGGGCGCGTAAACAAAAACATGTTAAAATTAGTTTATATTTTTGAAGACAACGTTGAAATAAAACAAATGTTGTTAGAAATTATTTACGGAGTACCCGGAGATATATTAGGAATAATAAACAACGAAAATGAAGAATGGAAACAGTACTTTATTCATTTGTACAAAGAATCGTTTATAGACGGAAACACTTTTGTTAATGAAAAGACTTTTTACGATAATTTATTTAACGTAGTTGCAGCTATCGATCCTGTTTATTTTAAAGCTGAAAGAATTACCAGCCTATTTACTGTAGATGTTAACTCGAGAGAAATGTTTGACAAAATGAAAATCAACAGTACGTATATATCTCAAATTATTTATGAAACTTTAGACATAGACATGTACTTATTAGAAAAGCAAGTAAGTTGCCAAATTTACAACGAAAACACGGTTTACTACATTAAAGAATACAACACATACAAGTTTTTATCAGAAGACGATCCTTTAGTAATAAACAAAGGCTCTTTGGTAAAATTGTCGTCTATAAACGACATAAAAGAACGAATTGACTTGTTTAGTTTAAATATTTTAAAATATTACTTAGATGGTAGATTGGCGTCTATTGGATTAGTGCTAGACGATTACGCCGTAGACATAGTTTCTAAAATGCTGTCGCATATGAAGTGTATTGAAAACGTGTCTTGTTTTATTAAATTCGCTGTCGAAAAAAACGAATCTATTATACCAGCTATAATAAGAACCATAATAGCAAACTTTAATGTGCCTGTAATTGTTTTATTTAGAGATTTCTTAAAACAAAATTTACATCACGTGGAAACGTTTTTTGATAATACTAAATATTTGCAAGAAAACGACAAAAAGTATATTCGTGCTGTGATAGAGCACGGTAGGTAATAAAAATGAGCGGCCGACGAATGTGGGACGTAGATGCAGCTGTTCAAATTAGAAACGATGATCAGAAAACATTTTTCACTAAGGGATTGAGTCCTGTTATGAAACACACGTATCTGTTTCACAACTACGCTTACGGCTGGATTCCGGAAACCGCTCTATGGAGCAGTCGATTTGCCGACTTTAGCTTGTTGGACTACTACCCCATATCGCTAGAGTTTATAAAAAAAATAGAGTTTATGTTATCGCTTTATAAAGGCCCAGTTCCTGATTACGAGTCAAAGTTAAACACAGAATTCGTAGACAGAGGATCTTTTTCTGGACGATACAATGACTTTTTAAAGAGATTTGTTATACTTCCTACCGGTGAGTTTATAAGTTTTTTATTGTTAACTTCTATGCCGGTGTTTAATTTACTGTTTTGGTTTAAAAATACGACTTTTGACATTAAAAAACATACTCTGTTTAGTGAAGTTTACACAACTAACGAGCGCCATATTGAGCTAGCTAGATACTTTAGGAAATCCGGTGATTACAAACCTATCTTTAGTAGGCTAGACCAAGATGCTATCTACACCAATCCGGTGACCAATATAGCAACGGTAGGAAATCCAGGACCGTTAGGAAACCTGTTTCCGTCTGATTACGAGACGTTAGCTAACTTGAGTACGATACTGTATTTTACCAACTATGATCCCGTTTTAATGTTTTTAATGTTTTATGTTCCAGGACTAAGCATAACAACAAAAATAACTCCTGCTGTAGAGTACTTGATGTCTAAGCTTTCTCTTACTAAAAAAGACATCGTATTAGTTTGAAAAAAAAGTATAATGGTTATAAAACATATATAGACAAAATGCTCGGTGAATCGCGCTTATACGTCACTCTTCTATCTGAACATGCTACGGTTCCTACAAAAGGATCAGAGGGTTCTGCGGGATATGATTTATATAGCGCCTACGACTATGTGGTAGAGGCAAAATCTAGAGCGCTAGTTAAAACCGATATTCAAATTTCTTTACCTTCAGGGTGCTACGGACGAATAGCTCCTAGATCTGGATTGGCAGTTAAACACTTTATCGACGTGGGTGCGGGTGTTATAGATTCAGACTATAGAGGAAACGTTGGAATTGTGTTGTTTAATTTTGGAGAAAAATCATACAGTATAAAAAAGGGCGATAGGGTAGCTCAACTAATTTGCGAAAAAATAGAAATGCCCCAAATAGAAGTAGCTAATTATCTAGATTGCACGAAAAGAGGCGCTAAAGGCTTTGGATCTACCGGAAATTAATTTTTGTTGAAAAGTAACTTCATAAATAATAATCATCTACGCGTAAACTAGCGGAAGGTGTATTAAAAATGGAGTCTTATTATTATTCTCCTCCCCGTGACGGGCTCGTGTACTTAGTTACCGGAGGCTGCGGGTTTTTGGGAGAACACATTGTTAAAATGCTATTGGAAAGAGAATCTAGGCTAAAAGAACTCCGTATACTTGACATAGAATACAAAGACTGGCTTAACGAGCTAGTTTTTAAGTTCAGGTCTGTTGAAATAGTTTTCATCAAGGCAAGCATTACAGACAATGACATTGTACTTAATGCAACAGCTGGTGTTGATTTAATTATTCACACAGCATGCATAGTAGACGTGTTTGGAAAATTCTCAGATCGTCAAATTATGGAAGTTAACGTAACGGGTACTAAAAATTTATTAGAAGCTTGTATAACAAATGGTGTTGGTTACTTTATATTTACTAGCAGTATGGAAGCGGTTGGGCCAAACACAGACAGGGAACCTTTCATAGGGGACGAAGACACAGCGTACACCGTTAAACATCCACATGTCTACTCTCGCAGCAAGGCAGAAGCTGAAAAATTGGTGTTGTCCTACAACGGAAGAGCAGTTTGCGGAGGAAGATTTATGACTACCGCGGCCATACGGCCAACTGGAGTGTACGGAGAAGGAGACGCTCTTACAATGAAAAGCTTTCATCAGGCAAAAAAACTAAGAAATAAAATGTACAGAACAATTTCACCTACCGTTGAACACTCTAGAGTCTATGTTGGAAACGCTGCTTGGATGCACGTGTTGTTAGCTAAACAGATGCCATACAAAAGCAAAATAGTAGGAGGTCAAGTGTATTACACATACGACAACTCTCCAACAGGGCTAAGCTATGAAGACTTTAACCTGCTGTTTTTCAAGTTTTTCGGCGTTAAACTAGTAGGTGAAACAAAACCAGTAATTCCACACAACATGTTAAAAGCATTGGCATATGTTAACAAAGGTATTCAAACTTGTCTAAAGCCGTTTTGCAAATTTACACCTATGCTAAACCCTGCTACTTTAGCTATAGCTACAACAACGTTTGCTGTAAAGACTAATAAAGCAAACGAACACTTTGGGTACAGAGCAGTTTATTGTTGGGAAGCTTCTCAGCTTAGAACCATTAAGTGGATTTTCAACACTGAATTGTTAGAAGTTTAATAAACCAGGCAAATACAAATGAGTAATTTTTATAGCAGTGATAAATATAGAGAATACTGTAATCGTCAAAAAATGGCGGTTAATATTCTTTCATATTATTTGATGAAAAACAACGATATAGAACCATACATGATGTTAGTTAATTTTTATAACAGATGCAATAACACAGAACTCAAGTTTTATGCTTTAAAGAGCTTTACAAACGCGTTAATATTTTATAAAGAATCTAAACAAAATATATTGTCAAATAGTCACATAAAAACAGTTAACGAGTGGCAAAAAGACGTTAAAAAATTCGAGCAAGTATGCGACAAAGAAATTTCTAAATATTCTTGCATGAGCCGTGTACGGAAGTATTTTTATATTCGCCGTTTAAAGTGCAAAAAAGATACGTTGTCAAAAATTATATTAATGAAAATAAAGTATAACGAGATAAACGCGTAACAGATTTTTAAAATGGTCAAGTACGCGTATACTAAAATTAAAAATGAGCTTCTCGATGACGAAGAAACTAAAAAATTATCATACTATAAAACTTATATAATATTAGCTTTTGTGTTAGCTGTTTTTCAGACAATAACATTTTCGTTTATCTACTATGGCTTAGTAAACCATTTTAACGAATACAGTTACCAGTTGCAAATAGACGTAGTTAACTGTTTAGATGGTAAAAACACCGCTCTACACCGTTGCCAAGATATCAGAAACAGTTTGAGTTCTTACGTTAACAAAAACAACGTCCAAATGTTTAAAGATATTTTAAAATCAGTAGCAAGGTATAAGAAATGCAAGTATAGTAAATTTAACACATCTGTTGCACACGTAACCGGAAACAATAATTGGAACGAAAGACTATATCCGAACAATTACAGTTTTTTAGGAAATAAAATAACATCATGGAGTAATACCAGCAACAACGTTGTTCTTAGCAATAGTTACTATATAGATGGAGAAATAATTGTAACAGTATCAGGCTTATATTACATATACGCTCAAACTTATTTTAAGTTAATATTTGGATACAATAGCAAAGGAAACAGCAAAAACATACAAATGGTTCAGTATATTTATAAAAACACATCTTCTTACGGAGATCCTCTAATGTTGATGAAAAGCGCTAGAAGTAACTGCTGGGATAAAACCGCTGAGTACGGTCTTTACTCAGTATATCAAGGAGGAATACACTATCTAAAAAAAGGAGATAGTGTGTTTGTAACAGTTACTAACAAAAACTTTTTAGCGATGGACTACAGAAGTGACTATTTTGGAGCGTTTTTAATAAAGTAATTTTTATGCAAAAATAAAAAAAATAAGCAATAAAATATTAGTCGTTTCTATTGGTAAAACAATGGAAAACGTTTTAATAAGAGACGTTAGCGTTCTTAGTGACGATAGTTTAACGAAGTTTGTACACATATGCGCACTCAGGCTTGTCGAGAATGGTTCAAAACACCAGTATAATGCGCTGTTTGTGTTTATAGAAAATACTAAATCTGCCTCTTTTAAGCAATATGCTGCGAGTGCTCTAATAGCCGCTCTTCATATTAGATTAAGAGCATCTAAAAAACACTTGCCTGTATTAGAAAAACATAGAGAAATGATTAGAACTTGGACGGCTAGCCGAAACATAGTTTTAGAAGAAGTTAATAAATTAGTTAACTCGTTTAACACAAAAACTAGCGAAGACAAACATACCGCCTTTATAAACGCTGTTAGATGTTACGCCTCTGGTAATATAAGCGGGTATTTAGCTCTAAAGCAAATGTATTTACTGCACGGTCATATACCGGCTAAAAATATGCTAGAAGAAATCGCTATCTTAATGAATAATGCATAATTAACTATAAAAAATTGGCTTTGTCCCGAACAATTTTTCAAATAGCTGAGTTGACAAAACTTTGTTATCTAGCAAATTAACTATTTCTGTAGCCAATCTCTTAAAATAAATTTCATAGAATATTCTTTCACCGTCTAAGGTAAACGATTTGTCAACAATTCTTTCAAAAGTTTTTATATTAGTAAGCTTCTTTTGCCACGGAAGGGTCTCGGGACACACGTAAGCAAAATAATATCTTTCTCCTATCTCTATTGCTTCTACGTTTTCAGAGTTGTACTTGTTTACCAAAGCCATGTTAGGGTTATCGTTTAGTTTGTAATTGCAGTGATGCGTTCTGCTAAGCAAAAACATTTCCAAAGGAGACTGTCGCATTTCAAATTCTAACATCAAGTCTAACTCTAAAGATTTTAGAGTATCGACACACACTTGTTTGTCCGTTAAAATACCAGCGGATAACGTATCCGACAGTTGTGTTTTGTATTTTTTTATCATGCATTTGTGAAACTTTGAAACGTCTCGTCTGGTTTCGCTAGTTCCTTTGTTAATCCTGACTGCGGAATCTGCGTTTTTAGATCCGGCCGCAATTTTTAAAGTCGAATATTTTTTCTTAGACTGCATAATTAAGTTTTTGTAAACGGCTTCAAACTCTATTCTAAAGTTGTCAAATAACACTATTGAATTTATTATTTTTTCTAGTTCTTTTGCGACAACTAGAGTAGTTTCTACGTCTTTACTATCTACTTCTAAAAATACAGAATCTGTATCTCCGTAAACACTGTTAAAGTTCATTGTAATAGAAGGGTCAATAGATGTAGAGATTTCTTTTTTGCCGAACCCTCCAAAAAATGGATTAGTTGGATTAGATGCTAGCTCTAAAAACCCATCTACTAGCTTTGCTCCGTTTAATACAGAGTCTAAATACGTTATCATGGATCTGCCTATAGACGTGCAGCTTTTAGCAGACGCGTAAGAATACAAAACGCTACTTCTGAAACCCATTAATCCATATACTGAGTTAGCTATTATTTTATACATGTACTGCATAGAGTCATAAATTTCTTTATCGGATGAGTTCTCTGCTTCCTTTAACATTTTTTTGTATTTAGCTCTTTTGTCTAGAAAGTTTAGAAGCAACTTAGGAATGATTCCTCTTTGTTGCCTGTCAAATATGGCAACTTCTGAAATTAAATCTTCCGATCTAGGTTCGCATTCTACTAGTATGTAGTTAGGTTGAGGAAACTTTTTCTTAAGCTGCTTTAAATTAATATCGTACTCTAGCCTGTTAGAGCTAACAACTACACTAACTAGAGTTTCCGGAGACAAATTTCCGTAAATGCACACGTTTGGATATAAACTATTATAATCAAATATCATAACGTTATTTGTGAACATTTTCTTTTTTGGAGCAAACACTCTACCGCCTTCGTACGGTAACTTTTTTTGTTTACCGGACTTTACCAAAACCGTTTTTGTCTCTAGCAGCAGTTGCAAAAGCGGTCCTTTAATCAGAGTGCTGGCTCTGTACTCAAAAGCTAAACACTGAGGCAATATATACGTAGCTGCGGCTGCGTCAATTTTTGTTTCAATGCCGTAATGTTTCCAAAGATGTTTACATAATACGGCGTCGTGCAAACAGTAGTTGGCCATCTCAATAGCTGTAACTAGTGTAAAGTTTTTGTACATATCCGATAAACTTACATTGTCTTTACCAAACGATAACTCGTATGTTTCGTTTGTAATTGGAGTAAATGCGTTTTTCATGTCCAAAACAACTTTAAATTCAGAAGGATAAATTTCTTTTCTTACAACTTTACATACGTGGTCGTTAATAGTAATATAATTTCCAGTTGCCAAAACAGCGGAAAACAGCTCAGCTTTGCCCTTTGCATCGGTGCTGTTGTTTCCAACAAACATGTAATTACCGTTTTTGTCGGGGCAAGCAACTGATTTACAGTAAAATGCATGTTTAGCTATTGAATCTAATTTGTAAGAATCCAACTTTTCGGTCTTTTGTATGTAAGCGTACAAATCAAAAAACAGAGTGCCGTTGTTGTTGTTAACGTGGTATGTAGTATTTGCCATTCCTCCGGCCCCTTTGTGACTAGCTAAATTTCTCTCGTATACACATAGTCTAACGGCTTCTGCTTTATCAGGAGTTTTAAATAAAATATATTCATTAGTTAATATAGTTAGCCTCGTGGACAAATACTTAATATCAAAATTGTGACCGTTAAACGTAACTATATAATCAAATGATAGTTCTAGCAACTTTTTAACTATTCTTAATAATGTAATTTCTGAACATAAAACAATATCCGCGTCGTAGTCCATCTCGTTTACTGTATCAATTTGTAGTATGTCACCAGCCTTGTCCAACTCTTCTTGAGACAACAACTCTTTGTTAACTATTGTAAACTTGTACTCTTTGTTAAATTTATCTATGTAGCAACAGCTTATGTGCGAAACAGGATTAGTAAAAACAGAAGGAAACTTTTTCTCAAACTGACATTCGATATCAAAATATAAGTAAGTTTTTGAAACGTCGAATCTAGGTATTGGATTTTTAAAACACAATTCGGGATTGTTGCAAAAGTAACACCCTTTTCGTATTAAAGTTAGATAATCTGTATTTAGCCTAAAGCATCCATCTGGTACGATATTGTTTATTAAGAAAAACCAAGTTATGTTTAAAAACTCGGCCATTAGCTCTTCTTTTATAACTAGTTTACTAGGATGAGCTATTAACCACAACGTAGAATTTTCTGGAACATAATTTTTTACAGCTGTGTTAGTAATAACTCTTTCATCGATGTTAACAATATTCATGTCACCTAAGCACTTGCTGTACTTTGGAACTATCGTTAGTTCATTCTTAGTTGATTCTCTAACTACGTAGTAGTAATTATGCTCAAACTTAATAAACACTGAATCATTGTTTCTATCTCGAGCCTTTAAAAAAAGCGCTCGATTTTCTCCTTTGCTTTCGAACCAGTTTAAACACTTTATATCCATTTTACTTACGTTAATAAAATTTCATTTAAATGGAACCCAGATTTTGGGGAAGATCTATGTGGACGGTAATTTTTATTATATTATCACAAGCTAAAGTTCACAAAGATGTAGAACTTTGTAAAAAACATCTTTACGTAATTTGTACCACTCTTCCGTGTGTTGTTTGTAGAAAACACGCCACTAAAGCTATTGAAAAAAATAATGTAATGTCTAGTTCTGATCTAAACTTTATTTATTATTTTTTTATTAGACTGTTTAATAACTTAGCAACGGATGAAAGGTACAAAATAGACGTAACAAAAGTACAACCTTTAGTTTAAAGACTCGTCACGTCAAACTTGTTGTTACATGAGTAAAAAGTAACGGATACATTTTTTCTGGGAAACACTGTAGCCGGAAGCGTATCTGTTATAACGAATACAACAGACTGTACGTCATCTGTTTCCTTTTTTTCCGAATCGGATACCAGTAGCCCGTGATTAAAAATATAAAATTCGTTGTTTACCATTGACGTTGTTCCGTTAACGCAGTGAAAATAAAATATGTCTTTATCCTTTATAGCTATATAAAAATCTGACTTATCTACGTCTATGTATTTGTCTAACTCATCTAAAAAGGTATTAATTGTATTCTTTATATAATTAACTCTAGTACACTCTCCGCACGTAAATGCCGGAGATGAAAACTTTATTTTACCTGATTCTGTGTCCAAAAAAATATTAATAATTTCCATTTATGTCTTCTAAAACCATTAAAACAACTTTTAAAAACAGATGCAAGCTATGAACCTGGAGAGCGCATGATTCAATTTCTAGCATTTCGGTAACAACAATGCTATTTACTGGAATTTCTTCATGAGGAATGTTTAGAGTGTCCAAAACAGTGCTAATTACTTTTGTTATAAATTCTCTAGTTCTTTTAGTGTTTTTGCAAATATGAATTCTGTACATGCATATGGCTTGCATATATTCAATTATACAATTAAAAAACAGTACAACTGACACGTACTCTGGATTGATTGGAGAATAGCCTTTTATTATGTCACACAAGTAAACATTTGACAACTTTACCAAATTGCTGGAGTCACTGAGTCCATCAGAGCATATGTTTGCCTGTTCCAATTGTTCCATAGCAGTGGCTTGTCTGAATATTGATACGTTAAGAGACTTTGTTCCTGCGAATAAAGTAACCAAAGGACCCCATGCCCTAGTGTTTAAAAAGTCCAAATCAACAACTCCGTGTCTGGCCAAAAGTATTAAATCAGACAAAATGCTTAACAACACAGAATCAGTAACTGCGCCTACCACCAAATTGTCTTTTATTAGATTAGTGTGAGAAAGCTGAAGAACCTTGCTAAATAATTTTCTTTTAGTTATTGGATTATATGTAATTATACAATTAAAACAGTCACACTCTGGAGGCATTGGAGTGTTGGAGCATCTGATAATTTCATCATATGTTTTTTTGTAAGTCTGAAGTATTCTAGCACCTGTGTAATCAAACAAGTCCATGTAAATTATTCCGCTAACCATTCTAGAGAACGTACTAGTTGATGACAAACTGTATGTTTTCCAATTTCTAATTACTTTAATAGCCAATAGCTTAGTTTTTAGACTCACCGTTGACATGATTATGGTTTGACAAGCTAGCGGATCCATGCAAAAGTCAGACATTAAATTATCTAATTCACCTTTTGAAATTTTGTAGTTTGCAGCGTCAACGTATTTTAGAATGTCATCCAAAACGGCGTTTTGACACTTTATGTGGCGAACTAAAGGATGGTTGACTAGCTTGTCGCCGCTTCTCATGGTTAGTGTTCTTTTACTTAACCGCTGTGAACGGTCCCTAAATCTGATTGAAAACCTACTAGCAGCTGCGTCATACAACGCGATATGTTGTTCTACAAAACATTGTTCTGAAACAGTCAATGTGTCAATATTTAGCGGAATTTTGATTCCAAACATTACTATTGCCCTAATCCCATATTTTAAAACCAACTCTTCTGGAACAATAGTAGAAGCTATAAACTCATTCAAATGTTTGTTTAGTTTTGGAAGCTTTTTGTCAATTATTTCTATGCATCCGTACACGAACGTCTTTGATGCTTTTACGGTTTCACAGACGTACTTAATTACAGGATACTCAAAGTGTTTTTTGATAAATTCTAAACATTTTGCCTCATCTTTGATTTTCTTTAAAGTAGGGTTAACCGGTGGATAGGATAACCTTTCACAAAAGTACAAAAGCTGCTTTTCAGATATGTTGATTTTTGAAATTACATTTACCCAATCTTCTTTGTTTATTAACAAAAGAGTGGCTACCAATTCTAGAGCAGTTAATTGCATGTAACCGCATGCTAGCCTAGGAGAATTAATAAGCAAGAATGTAGTGGTAGTGATTTGTTTCTCAAGGATGGCTTTTACATCTTCAATGTAAATTAAATCATTGGCCATAAGGAATTTTAGAGCGGATTCATCTCCGCTTTCAATTATTGTTTTTTTGTGATACATGATTGTGTTCTCAAGTTCTTTTGGAACAGTGTCAAAATACTTTAAAGACGCTATGAGGTCAGAAACCTTTATAGTGTCTAAGTTAAAAAATCTAACATTGATAACAGACACACCTATCGCCTCGTCGTACAAATCAGAAGGAAGCATTCCATGTAGACTAAAGCGCAATAACGAACTAACATGTTTCTTCGAAAGCTTTTCAATTTTTAAGTTTGCACTGATTAGCTTTTTAAGAGCCAAACGCGCTTCTTTCGTGTAAAGAAACATAATGTCGTTGACACAATAATGGTTTTATTTCAGTTTTTAAAAAAATACTACTTGCACCTAGAAAGTCTAGCTTTAATAGACAGAGCCAAAACCTTTGACATCAGAGCATCGATGTAAGTTGTTGAATTAACAGTCCCGCTGTACTCTTCGTTTAGCGGAATTATAAAATTAAACAGAGAATATAGCTCATCAGCCGCTAGTTTGAATATATCATCGTCGTAAATATCAGTGTTTCCATCAGTTAACGTGATACATAGCAGCTTTAGAACATGGTCAAATTGAATAGTTGTGTTGTTGTACCTAAACCACAGAACGCTAGTGTACAAAATGTACTGAAGCAAGTAATGAGCATAAATTCTAACCCTAGCTAAATATAAATTTGTCTTTTTGAACGACATTGTAATGGTAGCCAATTCGTCATCTAAAGTTATGTAACTATCATAACATAGCTTAATTGCATCATGACGTATAATGTTGATTATTGAACAATCCATTACGTGTTCGTACAAGTCTGTGTTTGTAGTGTTAAACAATTTAAAGAATATTCCTCTTTCCATTAATGTTAAAAGATCTAATAACAGCTGGTTTATAGCGTTAACCGCAGACAATTTTACTTGTACTCTGTGAAAGTTTAGACCGACGAAGGCATCGGCTTGAGAAATTATGTTGACGTAAGAGTGACCGAATTCTCTCCAAACATCAAAGTACTGATTGTTATGGTTTGGTGATTCCTGAATATTAGGTATTATAATTTTGTAACACTCTTCTGATTTGAATCTTTTTGTTGGCTCGTTTCCGCCGTTAAACGATTTAGAAAATACTTCACTAATTATTGCCCGTCTTCTTACAAAGCTACCAACTAACACAATTGATCCGTCTGACAAAGTAGACTCTATGTTTTTATCGCTTTGGATTTCCAAGTGCATTGTTTTTGTGATGTTTAACGGAGTGTTTAGAGACATAGATTTAGGGCACCATTTGTAAGCCTCTGTGTACATAACATGATGTAAATACGTCATTGGAAACCTTCCTGCAAATGTATGATTTAACAATATTTCTCTTACTGGTTTAAACTTGTGAGATGTAACAACTCCAAAATAACACGGATGTTCGCTAAATTTTTCAGCATAAATTCTAAATAAATCTAATTTGTTGTCAGAAACTAAAGCGTTAATGTAGTGAAAATCAATGCATAGTAAATCTTCTAGCTCTATAGAATCTATAATTTTTTGCAAATGCGGATATGATGCTATGTTTGCAAGTTCTTCAACTTCCATAAGCTGTATTGAAAATGTATTTGTAGCTATTAGTGCTTCAAAAATACACGGAGTAGTTACTGAATGAGGAATAACTGCATAAATTTTTCTCGCGCATGATCTTATTAGCACAGCGCAGTGTTCTTCTGATAAACTATTTTCCATTAGCTTTAAGTATCCTTCTGGGTTACTAACCGCACACGAAAATATTTTTGACGGCGCAAGTTCAGCAAGTTGTATAACTAAAGTTTTTACTAAATCTTTTATGTCCATTAGTTCTAGAACATACACATTTTTTAATAGCATATTAATATCGTCCATTGTTAGCATATTAAAAGTTTCTAGTTGACCCATTTCTATAATTTCATCTTCTGTAGCTACACATACATAGTATGACATTCCTATAATAGCCCTCAATTCTACGTTTGTGTAAAAAGTAGTTAAACATGTTCTAATTAGTGGCTTAGACACGTGCGGACACAAGTTATTAATTATAACTTTGCATACTTTTTCAGAGCAGAAAGTTTTATGATCTACGAATGATGTAAAATCAATTTCAGGATTTTTCATAAAATGGAAAACAATGTCACATAAAACATTTGGATCTTTAATTTCCAACAACCCGTGATTGTACGGGAGAATATTGTATGACTTGAATAACTTTAATAAAATTTGCGAAGGGACATATCTGTAATTTAATGCTTCAGTTACCACTCTAAAGTTGTCGTCTAAAAACCACTCTAGTTTGTCATCATGAATAAATTCTACAGCTGAAGGTATTCCTTTTACTAGCCAATAAGGAAATGTTTTATGATATTTACTATACCCTTTTCGTATAGCTTCTGTTAAAAACGGCTTCAAAGGGTGAGAAAACGCGTAAGATGCGCAAAAGTAATTGTACTCTCTCTGTTTGCATCTTTCGGCATACACAGTTTTATACTTTGTAGAATGAATTTGAACTAATTTAATAAGCATGTCATGGTCAAGAATTTTTACACAAGATGGAACGTGTTTGTTCACGTACGGTATACAATCGTCGTGAATTCTGGTGCAGTTTAATATCATATCAACAACATGATGAGCGTAAATGTAGCTTGGATGTACATACAACGCACTCAAAGTAGTGTACTCGGATAATTTTATTACTAATTTCACTACATCAAAATCAGAATACTTGTGCAATGTTCCACATAAAGTGGTTTTACACAACGAAGATATCGTAAGTTCATCGTGTGTATTAAAACGCTGCTCGAGCGCTTCACGTACCTCTGCGTTCAGGACAAACTCCATGTTTGCTATAAAAAAAAATAATTATCTTTTCATTAATACTTTATTTGTTTTTTTTGGTTTAAAAGCAGTTTCTGGAAGTATTGCTAAATATGGCATTAAGTAGCTAATCGATAACCACGAACAAAATACAAAAGCTAATAAAAATATAACAATTAGTAACATTTATATCTCTTTAATTACGAAACGTTAACGCTTTGAATAGTTAAGCATTCAACAACCCTGGAAACGTTAACTTTTTCATTATCTTTAACAAAAGGAGCAAGTTTTTCGTAAAATTCTGGTTCAAACTTTTTCATGCATCTATCCACGTTAGAAGAAATTGCGTTAACCAAAATATTATGTTTTGTGTAATAAAACTCTCCTACTTTAACAATATCGATGTTAAGTATGGTAGCGATACACGGGTCTCTTAGAATGACGTAAATTTTAGGATCTTCTTGCTTTGTAACTTTGTTAAAGAAATCATACAACCTGGTTTTTGTAATACACCCGTCTTTAACTTGCGGCGCTTTAAACATTCTAGACTTTATAACAGAAATTAATTCTTTGCTAATGATGTAAACGCTGTCTTTGACGGAGCAAACATCGTCTAGAATAATTGTTCCGTCAATAGCCATCTGATTTATTAGCTCTTCTATTCTTTCATGATCTATTTTGTATGTAAAATCGTTAAAACAAATTTCGGTAGCGGGCTTTTTTAGCCTTCCTGCCAAAACTCTGACATCGCTAGTGTCTATGTATAAAGACGATGAAGGAGCAATAGAATTTAAAATTTTAACTTCGATGTCTGTCAAAACTAGTTCTTTAGCTATTTCTAGGTTTAGTTTACCATCTGGCATAAAATAATTATTTTCTACCAAACTATTAATAAGGCTAGTTAGAACTCCTGATTTGTATTGACAAAGTTTAAATCGTTTAACGAACTTTTCATTTATCAAATCTGTTGGAATTCTAAACTCAGTTCTTTTAGTTTGTTGCTTTTTTTTGGCTAAGGGACGTCTGGTAACTAGCTCGTCTACGATATCGTTTATTTTAGATGTCAAATACGCCTTTAGCGTTCTAGCGCTAATACTGTTTAAAACGAGCTTATCTTCACAATCAGACATCATTTAATGTTGTTGTGTTAGTTTTAAATACAAAACGACTAAACTAATAAACAATATAATAAAAATTATTACAAAAAATATCCACGACTGTAAAGAACAAGGTTTTTTTTTACACGTATCATCGTCGTCCACTATTACTGACTTTACAGCGTTGATAAACTTTTCAAAATCGTCGTCTGGATTAGAAATATAAACTCCAAAGATCGCTGTATATAGTTTATTCATTTACTATACATTAAATGAATCGTCGTCGTCTTCTTCTACATTTACATCTTCAACAACACATAATTTACGAACACAATCTTCCTCATCTTCCTCATCTTCCGCGCTCATTTTTATTTTAGCACTCTCTCCGTTAATATCAAGAACAGTTATTGAGCAATCTTTTTCTACCATAATTTTTTTAAGAGCAAATGTTATCTTTGTTTCGTTGCCTGTTCTGTAAACAACCAGAGGAACAAGCAACACTTTGATAATTTGCGGATCTCGTAAAGCTAATGATTCTAGCTCGTCGAGTATGCATTTTTGCCTAGATCGCTCACAGCTAGACGAAGACGTATATTCTACGATAGCTCCGCTTAGTTTGTTAACATATATAAAATCTTCTTTTATAGTTTTTTCAACGATGTTAGTTACCTGTAAAGTTGATAGAGATGGTGGAATTCTAACATTTTGATCAATGTTAGTATAAATATGTTCCAGCAACTGGTAAAGCAACGGGCTAGCGCTTTTAGGGCGAATTCTCAAAAAGAATCCACAGTTTTGCTGTCTAAAGTTATCGTTAGACTTGTTTTTGTAAATTTTTCCATCACCTTCTATCATAATTAACGGAGAAGTCAATTTAGCAGATAGCTCTTCTGTAAGAGTTATATTAATATTTGAACAGCTCGGATACTGAGACTGTGTAAGAGTTACATAATCTATACATTTTGTAGTCGATTTAGATATAGATTTGGCAAAACATACAACGTCCGCAGGTGTCATGTCGCGTTTTTCGTTAACTTTCTTGTTAGTTTTAACAGCCGAAGCTGCAGCAGCCTTAGTGCCGGTAGAGCTTGTTTTGCGCATTTTTACTAATAATATTTTTTAAAACTATATGTTTCTTTTCAGTTATTTTTTAAACAGCGCGTTCATGTAATTAACATAAAGAGCGATAGTTCCAGGAACAAACAAATTAACAGCTAACACCTCCATAAAATACATAAACCTTGCTTTTGCAGGAGAAATAAACGACACTAGCCTTGTTGGCGCAACTAACTTAAACAATAATACACTCCCTGATATAACCATTATAAGAGCCAAAAATGTAACCGCAATAATAGACGCTATATCGTATTTGTTCATTTATATCAAGTTAAATCAAATAACTTATATTATGTACGTGAGCGCTTTAGTTTTAAAGTTTAAAGGAACAACTGAAAAATTTGATTGGGGTTTGTTTCTAGACTTGGTAGCCTTTAACGTTGGTGCGTTAAAAGAAGATTTAGTTATTCGGTAAGTGTATTTATTTCTCCAAATTACGTTTTCTTTTTCAAACGTTCCTTCGAATACCACGTCTCTTAAAAACTTATCTTTGGCAATAACTAAAATAATGTCTAGTTTTTTTCCACCTATATGGGTTATAATGTCCATATAATTTTTATGAACGCATCTTATTTCTACATTAGATGGTAAATCTAGTATATTAATTATTTTCTTAGGTATTAACGTGCTCGCGTCCACAGTCGGTGCTACGTGATAAAGGTTAGACGTGTCAAACTCGTGTTCTATTTCGCACAAAGCTGTTATTTGAGCAGGAATGTTTGCCATCCCCTCTTTATTTCCAGAAAGAGTTACGGTAGAAAACTTTCCTATCTCGTCGTTAATTATATGCACCGATGTTGATATTCTTCTAATATACGCAACAACATCAGCCAAATAATCTTTAGAAAAAGTATATATAATACCACAATGAAAATCCTCTACTCTACCAAAGAATAAAATAGCAATTGCGTATTTTGGGTCTAAGGGATAAAAAGTTATAACGGATGTTGGCGCCGTAGCAGGCGCTTCAACTACCGGTAGTACTAGTTCGCTAGTAATATGACTAAAGCTAATTTGATTTACTGCGTACTTTGATAATATTTCACGGATTTTTTTTTCAACAGTAACGGCGTTTCCTTGATACACAAATCTAATAGCCGCGTGCGTGCTTTGTCGGTCACCAACCCCAGCTAACCATCCTATTGGTGTAAAATAAAAGTCAGAAATGTACGCGCTAGGTAAGTCTCTAATTGACTTTATTATTTTTTTAAGTATTTGATGCTCGTACTTGAAGGAATTTAGTATTAGCAACGATTTAGCAACGTCGTCTAACGTGTTTGTTTGTTTTGTAAAGATTAGTTCGTTGTTGTAGTAAAATGCCAAAAAGTTAAAATTAACAGTGCACTGTTTCATAGAAAGATTTGACTGAAACGTTAACAGCTTTGTTGGTTTTTTAATGTTCGAAGCAGAGTGCTTAACAAACTGGTTCATAATTAACTAGTAGACTATTTATGCGTGATGTTATTTTTTCTTCTAATACTTTAATAGATTTTTTTGTCCACCGTTCCATTCTAACGTATTCTTTAATACCTTCGCTTTTTGTTTTCGTAGTTTCTATAGTTTGTTCTTGTACGTTAAATAATATAGACTTTAACATTGTCATTTTTTTATCTGCCAAAAACCTAAAAAATGTGTATGTTTGTCTAAGGGACCTAAAACTGTCAGGTGGGTTTATTGCGCATAAAATCATAAATAAAGAGCTAAACATTCCACACTCTGATTCTAATAGTTGGTTTACTTCGTAATTAATACATCCTTTTTTTGCCCCAAAACAGTCTACAAAAAATCGCATCATGACGTCTACGTCACAGTTAATTTGTTCTAAAACAGAATGTTTCTTGTTTAGATTAAATCCGTCAGAAAAAGAATAAAAATAAAAATTTTCATAATGATAAAATTGTTGAGGGTTGTTTCCTGCAGAATCGTAAAACGCTATTAGTTTATTTTCTTTATCGTATATAGCGCATTTCCAATGAGAAAAATAACAAAATCCAAACATAACATATCTTGTTGTAGCGGTTGAAACGGCATCTTTAATAGTGTAATACATCAAGTCTCTTCTAAATTTTTCTGTCTTTTCATATACCGGAACTTTGTTCATAAAATTAAAATTAAACTGGCCTAGGTACGTTACTTCTGACTTGTAAGCAAAAGGAGCAACTAAACTAGCTATGCTCCTGTTAGTCATCCATGCGTCAATCTCTGGACGAATTTGCAATTTGACAACTTTAGGATTAATTCCTGTATGAATGCCTATTTTTGCTAAATCGTCTACGTTAAGGTTCATTTGAGAAAAATCAATTGCGTGAGACACTTTTTCTCTTAGCTGAGGTTTAAAATAAAAAGAAAGAGGAATTTTTGACGGTAAATTTATCACGTCTTTAAAATTAGGATACTGCCGTTTAAGTGCTAGTACAAGTTCTTTCTTTTTTTCTAATTCTTCGTCTAAAGTTGTTGACTCTGTAATGGGCTTCTGAACTTCTGGTATAACCTTTAGTAGATTGTTTTTTGCTAAAGCCAAAAGCTCTCCTATTGGAATACAAGATACCAGTCCAGCGCTTTTAGATTTATCAAACCTTTCTACTACGTATCCGTTGCAGTTAGTGGCAAATTTGGACACGTCTAAAGGAGTACACAGTCCAACTACCGAATAGATGTTATAAAGTAAGTTTGTAAAGCCTAATTCAGGTATTTTGTTAATAACTAAATCTGTATATCTATCCATTTAACCATGCAAAATATACCAAATTTATACCTTTTTCCAAACTGTGTAGATATATTTACACACGAGTACAGCGACGAAGATTTTGACAAAATGAGCAAGTCAGAAAAAGATATGTTTAAATTTGCAGTATTTCCTTTATTAAAACATCGATGGAAATCCGCTTACGTTGTAAAACACAATAACGTAATAAAACTAAATAAAGAAAACGTAACAAAAACAAGCAAAGATACAATATGGAAAAAGGTTAACAGATCAACTCTAAAAACTATTCATGTAACATCCGTAGATAAGAAAAAAAGAATGTTTAAAAGCGGGAAAAGTCTAATTACTTACGAATGCTACGCGTTTTTAAAATGTGACATTAATAAAGATTTAAACTCGTTTGACGAGTATACGCTTCGAGGATTAATGGATGCAGGAAATAAACTTAAAATTTTTTCAAATTCTGTAGGAAATGCAAAAAACACTATTAACGTACTAGGAAACAATAAACCCTTTTCTGTTGTTCCTCTAGCTTCTCTAAAACCCGTAGCACAAAGGGAAATATTTTCTGCATGGATAAACAAGCAGTATGTTATATTAACAGGGGGGACCGGAGTTGGTAAAACTTCTCAAGTACCAAAGCTTCTACTATGGTTTAATTACTTGTTTGGTGGTTTTTTGTCTTACAGCAAAGTAAGTAATTTTGAAGAAAAGCCAATTGTGCTTTCGTTACCTAGGATAGCGCTAGTTAGGATGCACGGAAATACGTTTTTATCCGCGTTGGGATTTTCAACATGGACAGGGTCACCAATATCGATAAAATTTAGCGCAATAAGCGAAGAAGAAATAAATAAAAATCCAAGGCCGTATGGAATGGTGATATCTACACACAAGTTAACTCTTTCTAATCTTTTTAACTTTAGTACTATAATTTTGGACGAAGTACACGAACACGACCAAATAGGAGATATTGTAATATCTGTAACAAAAAAAAAGTTTAAAGAGCTAGACTCTGTGTTTTTAATGACGGCAACTCTAGAGGACGACAGGGAGAGATTTACAGAATTTTTACCTAATCCTGTGTTTATACACATTCCTGGAGACACGCTGTTTCCTATTAGCGACGTTTATATACGAAATTCTGTAAGTATAACCGATTATAGAAATTACACTGCTCAAGAACTAAAAAATATATCTACGGCCATAAAAAAATATACACCTCCTGCAAAAGCGTGTGGGATAGTTTTTGTAGCCACAGTGTCACAGTGTAAGGCGTACTTAGATTTTTTAGCTAAAGAATTACCCTCTGTTACATTTTTTATAATACACGGAAAAATTATTAATATCGACGAAATAATTAACAAAATTTATTCTAACGAAGGAGTTTCTATAATTATTTCAACTCCGTATTTAGAATCCAGCGTTACAATAAAAAATGCAACACATGTTTACGACACGGGAAAAGTGTTCATTCCTTATCCTTTTGGTGGTAAACAAAGAATAATATCGTTATCTATGAGAGATCAGAGAAGAGGTAGAGTTGGTAGAACTAGACCAGGAACGTACGTGTATTTTTATGACACCAAGTACTTAAAGCCAATAATCAGAATTGATTCTGAATTTTTGCATCCTTATGTTTTGTACGCAAAGTATTTTAATTTAAATTTACCAGACGATTTGCTAATAATTCCTAGCGACTTAACACTGCTTAACAAGACTATAGAGTACATAGATAGTTTTAACATAAGCAACGACCAATGGATGAAAATAATTTCTAATTATTATATAACAATGGTTGAGTACGCTAAGCTCTACGTTAAAGGTAAATCACTAGCCATAGAAATGGACAACTTTGAACGATTTGGAATAATGACAGACAACGTGTTTAAAAACATTATTTCTTTACAACTAAGGGCAAAAATAATAAGTTCACGGTATAATAATGTTACGTATATTCACAATTGCAAAGTTATGTTTGGACCTTTTTCTGGAACTATGTTTAAAGTAGCTTATAAGCGCGCTTTAAAAGGATATATTTATATGATAACCGAAACTACATTTGTTCCAGAAACAGTTGTTAATTGAGAACTATATATACGTTTTTGTTAAGGCTTGAAAAATTTTCAACGGTGTCTTTGTTGGCTAGTATAATACAGTAAGATGATACATGTGATTGGTTTATTAAAAAATTATATGCTTTTTCCGGATATATACTAAATGCAAAAACATAATACGTGTTTTTTTCTTTTAATTTTGTATGATCCAAAGAATATATTAATCCTTTTCGTTTCATCGTCCACATTAGTCCTGTTATGTAAACGCTAGAAAGATTGCTGCCTTTTAAAATTCCGCACACAAAACTAGATTTTGCAGTTACAGAATACTTAACTTTTTTAGGAAAAATTATTTTATTATAATTGCCTTTTGCCATAGAAAACGCAGACTCTCTATGTTCTAATATGTCGTCTATTGACCTACCGCTAACAAAAAAAGCTAAAAATACAAATTGGTAAGTGATTGCTGGTCTAGACTTGCTATATTTTATAAATGTATCTGACTCTAAAATAGTGTTCATGTCGTCTGCAGAAAAAGTGTGTTTAAAACTAATACCATCGTGTGTTTTATTGATGTTACCGTATCTGAATTTTGGAGTAAGAGCAAAAGATACGAAACTCAAAAGTTCAGAATCGCTATAGTTTACGTAAACTTTGTTAACCATACTTTTTTTCATTAAAGAAATAACATTAGTTTTACTAGCTGTATTTGTTGAAGGTAGCGCGTCTAAAACAACTAATTTATGATTTTGCTGATCCGAGACATTAAATATCGATGAGCTAAAACTAGGATATACAACAATTATATTTCTATTTACTATTGACAGATGCACGTTTTCCTCTAGCGATTTTAAAATTTTTTCTTTGTTGTCGTTGGTTTCTAACCAATAATCAAAAATATCATGAGAAATCCATGGAAAGTTTAAATACATATTCATTTTAAAGTCATCACTGTGTGAAAAACTTACATTTCCAGGTATTTGAAAGTTTAAAGAGCTATTTCCGTGCAAAAAACTTTCGTAGTCATATTCGTTAACAAACGAAATTAGCAAATATAGTTTTTTATTTATAGTTTCATAGTCAATCAAATGATAGTATTCCGTTAAACACAAAATAGCAAGAACGTTGTTTAGTGTGTTTTCTATTTCAACCATAACAGTATAAAACGGAGAAGGAATCATTGCTATTTTACCTTTTTGTTCGTATAAAGTAGGAATTGATACGTAACTAGGGCAGTCGGGTAATGTTCCAAAAGTAGATTTAAGCAAATCTACTATTTTGCAGTTTATCTGCTTAACAAAAATAACTACTGACGAGCCAGATAGTTGTTTCATTCGTAAAGACAATAGCTGTTTGACTTCGTTTTCTTTTTCTAGCATAGATATACGTCCTCCGTTGTACAAGTCACCTCCGTTAATAAAAGTTAATATGTCCATGCAGTGAAATAGTTCATTGCGAAAGTAATATTCGTTTTCTAGCTCTCTTATATAATTTTTTATATTGACAGAAGAAAAATCATTTTTCAATTGCCCTTTATTAAAAAACCAAGATACTAGCTCTTTGACGGATTCCATAGGAGATCCCCTAATCGACTTGCACCAAAAGCTCATAAAACTCCTAGCCGTAGACGCGTTTGCCACAAACTTTGTATGATCAAACGAAATTAATACGTGTTCTAAAAGATGCGCAATACCTAAAATATTATCAATGTCTTGAGAAAATCCAAAATTTGATATACCGACAAATATGTCCTTTTTCATATTTTCTTGGAAAAAAACTTTAACTCCGTTAGAAAAAACAATCATTTACTAAGAAGTAAAATAGGAAACACGGTTTGCCTATCTGAAGAAGAATCAAGATTGAACGTTTTTGTATCTTTCCCAAATTTTATTGTTATTTTTTTATTTTGAGAATCGTAAGTAGCGTTAACTTTTGCGTATATAGGATTGTTATAATCTTGAAAAATTACTGTATCTAATATTGATGGTAATGAATTATCTATTTTCTGGCTAGCGTTTTGCCAATAATTCATATTCTTTATTGTTAATTGCATTTTGTTTGAGCTACCAAACGTCATAGTATATAATAAAATAACAAAAATTATAAACAAAATAAAGTTCAATAAGCAATATGTCATTTAGAGAGCTAATTTTGTTCAATGTATTAAAGTTTATAATTATGTCTGATACAAAATCGTTAAAAACGTTAGCATCTCTGTCTTTAGCTTTTGGATCAGACATTGTAGAAAAAAACTTAAGTAAGTTTAATAAACGTTATTACAAGCACATTCTTCAGATAACACAGTGTACCGAATATGTTCCAATTCTAGACTTAGAATTTGATAGTGACGTAATTCGAGAAATTATTAAACTTAGATTACTCAGTTTTAATCACACAATTAAGCCTCTGTCTAAGCTAAAATTAACCATGAAAGGAGTAATTACTGTTAGTCGTAACAAAGTATACATTTATGACGCGAACGATGAGCTTTTAGAAATGGTAATGAAGCAGTACAATCCAAGTATGTACAACTATATATCTTCTAAAAAACCCAAAGTCATTAAAGGGTCAAACATTTTAGTATGCGGATTTCCAAAAATTTCATACTTTGCGTATTCAATTTCAAAGATATACGTAAACGTGCCTACTACTGTAGTTGTTACAGACACATGCATAAGTACGCTGTTAAAAGATAAACACTGCGATATCTTAAAAAACATATTTAACAACGGTAGCGGAGTATTGAACGAGTCGTTTAAACAGTTATTTTATTTTTTATACGACCAATCTCCGTAAGACGCAGACTCTATAACTTTCTGCATTTCTTTATAGTTTACCGCGTCTTTATCTATTTGTGCAACAACTATAAACTGCTTAAACGGCACGTACGCGCACTCATTTTTTTCTGGAGAATATTTTAGAAGCAACACGTAATCTGTTGAAAAATATTCTGTTAGTTCTGTAATGAGACTATAAACGTCCATACCCAAAACCCTTACAGCTCCTTCTTTGGAAAAAAGTGACATTATATTAATACGTAAAACGTTGTAATTACCTTCTATCTTCTTTAGCAACTCGCTAGCGAGCTCGCAAATACCACAAAGAGGTTTACCTATAAGAATAAGCGTTTCTGTCATTTATGGGTATCAAAAATTTAAAACTACTGTTGGTAAATCAACATACTCTTAAGCAATGTGTGGAATTTCCAAATGGAAAGTATCCTGGAGTGTTCGTGGATACAATGAGTATATTTATGACTCTGGCTTACGCGTGCGGTTCTCAGGAAGAATTAATATGCGCATTTGCTGAAAAAATTCAATATTGGAAGTCATTAGGTAGCGATGTTATTTTATTTGTCGATAAAGGAGAAATAACAATAAAAACAAAACTTAGAGAAAAGAGAAAAAAGGTTTTAACGGCAGCTGTAGAAAAAAAAATTACCGATAGAGATTCGATATTAGAGACAATAAAATGTTTAGAAAATAACCAAGACGAGTTTGCTGATGAAATGCTAGCAGATGCGCAATTAAAGTTAGAAAAAAAGATGTTTCATATATCACTGGGGGAGTCAGTGTTTGTAAATAACTTAGTAGGAAAAATAATTAGCATGTTAGGAGAAGACGTTACCGTAAAGGTATGCGAGGGAATAGACGCTGAAATGCAAATGTGTATAGACGCCTATCAAGTTGCTGTCGAAACAGGGCTGTGGCCTATACTAGCTAGCGGCGATCAAGACGCACTTCTTTTCGCTACTATCGATGACTTACCTAAATACTTTGATACACTATCTTGCATTTACGAGTTTTTGCCTTGTGCGTATAGCGCTTACATTTCTAAGCTAGCAGTTCTGGCTAACGGATGCGATTTCTTTCCGGGACTAAAAGGAATAATGCTAACTCAAAAGTCTATAGAAAACATGGAACTATTTGAAACGTTTAATGCAGAAAATGCGGCTATAAGTTTGGCTACGAGAAACTTGGTATACACGAAAGGTTTTGATACATTAAAAGCTCCTTGTGATGAAATTGTTGATTTTATTAACAGATACGCAGCCGGAGATATAACTATTTATGACGATTCGCTGCTAGAAGAGTGCGATGCTAGATGTTTTATTTTTACAGCGTTGCGGAAAAAATGGCTGGAGTTTTTTAAATATGGAGATAATATTAAAAAATTATCTATACCTAAGCAACTCGTTTTGTTACTGGAAGAAAGAGTTAGAATATCGAAAAATGATATTGATACTTTAGTAAACATTATTTATGATGAGTCTATACGGACAGATTTGGCCATAAGCAACGTTGTAGAAATATTAGGATACGAAGTAAATTCAGATTCAGAGATTCCAGTAATAGGAATTAGCGAATCCTTAGGCATACTGCTGTATTTGAGTAACGATATATATCTTAACGAAACTCGAATTATTAAAACAACTGACGTAATTAAAATTGGGTAAGATGGTATTTACTTTAGTGTGTTCCACTTGCGGAAGAGACTTATCTGAAGCTAGATATAACTTGCTTGTCAAAAACATAAGCCTGCAAGAAGTTTTAAAGAGTTTTCAACACATGTGTTGTCGACTAAAAATTTCAACACAAATTGAACCGCATAGAAATTTAACTGTATTACCTCTTCTTGACATAAACTAAATGACAACTGCGTCTTATGAATTCATAAAAGCGTATGTTCCTAGAGGAGCAATAATTTTTGTTAACTCGTGGCACTCGCTAACCGAGCAATTTAATCCGTCAAACGACAAACACGCGGCTATTTACTTTGGAGATAAGCTGTGCACCCATTTGCTAAAAACAAGATGTGTAAGTTATGATAATATTTGCGATTCTACTTTGTACGCTATAGAGTCAACAGCCGTTAAAGGTGCTCACATAATACCTTTAAAAACACTAATTACTAAGTCCGATATTAAAATATATATTTTAGATAACTTCGACTCGCCATATAAAATAATGGAACAGGCTGCGGATAATGCTCTAGAATTGGTAGGTGCACCGTACGGATTCAACAGCAACAATTTGTACTGCTTCAAAATGGTAGCAAATTGCTTCGAAGCAGCAGGTGTAGACGTTTCTACGTATCGCTTATTAGGAAAAGATATTTATCTTAGCCAGAGCTTCACAAACGATCCTAAATGGAAAAAAATTTATAGCTCAGAATCAAATAATATGTGCTCTATAGTTTAAGGTCTTATGAACTGTTGCTGTCTTTGATTAGTTATGGCGCACGTTTGAACACTTTTTGCAGGTACTTTGGATAACGTGTCTGATATTTTTTGTGGCACAGTAAGCGACTTAAACGGAGAGTTTATATTAACCGTAATTCCTTTTGACGCACACGCTAAAGACCTGGTTTTAATAGCGTTAGCTAAAACTCTTATCGCGTACAAATATTCTAAAATAGAGTACTTTGTTAGCTCCGAATCCGATAACTTTATAAACTCACTAGTGTTTTCAGCATTTCCAAGAGGGCTCGTTACTCTACCGTTTAAAATTTTTCCGTCATTAAAGTCTTTAGCTGTGTTTAGTATTTGCTGTTGTTGGTTATACAGTTGAGCTTGATTTTGCTGTATAGATAATTGAGGAGACGGCCTCCTGGCTATTTGCTGTACGGGTTGTGTCTGTAGCGCGGTTTCTACAGTTGTCGCTAAATCCTGAACTTCTTGAATTTTTAACCCTGCCATAAACTCAGCTTGATTAATAGATGCTGCAATTCCTTTTTCTGCTAAAAATTTGTACATGTCGTTAATAGCGTCGCATTTTATAGGCATGTCTATCATTTTTTCTACCTCTATTTGAGTTGATTCAGCAACATTATCGTGTATAGGAGATCCGCCAATTACTTGAACTGGTTTTCCTAAAATAACAGGAAACATTTTATACTGCACCAAGTTAATTAACGCGTACTTCATCTGTAGTAGTTCAAATAGCTCTACTGATAACGGTTTTTGTGTGTTAAACAAGTAATTCTCAACTGATTCAACTATGTCCGCTGCATAAAATAACTGATTAGACAAAATTAACGTAATTAACACAGATAACGTAGAGTTTACAGTATGCTGAAACACGTTAAAAAAAGAGTTACAATGAGTAAATCGCATTAACGAACAATACAGTCTGTCGAATTCATTTAGATTATAAACATAAGCAGAATGCGGCTTTAGTCTTTTAAGAATAGTTAATAACGTCAAAGTGTCGGAAACGCTAATATCTGCTTCTATTTTTGCGTATAATGCGCTAAGTAGTTGGTCTCGTTTAGCAGCGTCGCAGTTATAAACTGACCTGGCTAGTTTTTCTAAAGAATTTGGATTTTTGATAATTCCTTTAGTTACTGATCTAACAATAGAAGAAGATATAGTGCTATACAAACAAGAAGCTCGCTGTTCGTCAATCATTTAACTTTAAATAATTTATAAATTTCAAATGAGTTTAAGAATTAAACTCGATAGACTGCGGCAAATAGTTATTTATTTTTCTGAATTTAGCGAAGAGGTGTCTATAAACGTAGATGCCGCAAATGGACAAATGTACATATTCGCCGCTCTAGGAGGTTCTGTAAATATTTGGGCTATTATACCTCTTAGTGCCAGCGTTTACTACGACGGTGTTGATAATTGCGTGTTTAACATACCCGTAATTAAAGTTAAGGCGTGTTTGTGCAGCTTTCACAACGACGCTATAATATGCATAGAGCCCGATAAAGAAAATAATCTAGTTACACTAAGCAGCTACCATGTTGTTAGCGTCGACTGTAACAGGGAACCAATACCTCACAGAACAGATACGTGTATTTCTCTAAGTATAGATCAAAAAAAGTCTTATGTTTTTAACTTTCACCTGTACGAAAACAAGTGTTGCGGTAGAACAGTAGTGCACTTAGATCTGCTTTTAGGGTTTATAAAGTGCATTAGTCAGTACCAGTTTCTCACCGTTGGGTTTTCAGATAAAAACTTAATTCTAAAAACCCCAGGAAAAAAAGATACGTTTTTACGAGAATATTCTATGACAGAATGGTCTCCAGAACTAGAAAGATTTAACTTTAAAATGGCAATTTCTTCTCTTAATAAGCTTCGAGGCTTTAAAAAGAGAGTTTCTATGTTCGAAACTAAAATTGTCATGGATAAAGACGATAATATTTTGGGTATGCTTTTTAGTGACAAAATTGCTTCGTATAGAATTAATATATTTATGGCGTTTCAAGACTGATATACAGAGTAATAAATATGGGAGGTGGTATAACTTTGCCAGAAAGAACACCTCCACCACCTGTTCCAACAGGAGAGTCAAAACTAAAAGTTACAGATGTGTTAATGGCTATTCCTAATCTTAAAATTGGAGACTTTTTGAGAATAGGAAATAAAGAAAATTCTCCTAATGTAACCGCTATGTTACCAGAGTTTGCATTACATGACGTCGGTATAGGTACCTTATCAGAAATTACGAGAATAAAGTATAATGCATCAAACCAGTTTTGTTGCTCTAGCTTTAAAAATAAATATTACTGGTTACTTCCTGATAAATCAATATCGCTAAACTACAAAGACAATGCAGTGTTGTACACGTGCGATCCAGATACCTTTGATAAAGGAAACTGCGATATGTTTTTGTTTAACTTGTGTAAAACAACAACTGATAATAGCGACTTGTGTTCTCAGTGGATAGTAGAATCTTTTAACCGTCACGAACTTCCATCTAGAATTAGCATTACTAGCTTTGACAAATTAAAAAAAATGTTAATCGACTCGTGTTCGAAGGACGCAACCACTCAACTCTGTAAGTCGTGGCTACAGGCACTAAGAAACCACAGATCTGAAGCTAATGATTTATTAGTGGATCAAATTTTGTTATCGCAGAGTGTTGACTTTAAACAAAAATACATGAAGTGCAGCTTTCCTAGCATAGAGACGGAAGAAAAGGCGCTAAAAATAAACGAACCTAGAGAGTGCTGGGATCCGGAATGTGCGCAAGGAGAAATTCATTATATGCTAACAAAAAATTTTAACAATCTAGGCCTGTGTCAACTAACTAGATGCAATATTAGCATAAATCAACTATCGATGGATGATAACTCAAAACTAAGAATGGCGTGTAAAACCAATTCCGAAAATTTTTCATCTGCTCCAGTAAACCAAGCAGAAGTAATATATAAAAACGTACAAGACTCATTTAGTATAAATTTTGAGTTAATGATAGTAATGTTTTTCTTAATAATATGCATAACAATTGTAATGTTTTAAATGGGAGCATCAGTAAGCGTTCAAACAGTTGTAAACACTATCAATGATAAAATAAGAACAAAGCTAGAACAACAAGCGTCTGCATCCGCAACCGCTGTATGCGACGTAACAATAGGAAGCTTAATAATTAGGAAAAATTTAGGATGTAGCGTGTCTGTTAGAAATTTGTGTTCTGCACAAGCAGATGCTCAATTAGATGCTATATTAAGCGCGGTTACAGATGTATACAACAACCTTAGCGACAGTCAAAAAGCTTACGTTCCAGAGCTTTTAACAGCTTCGTTAAACATTCAAACTACCGTTAACACAGCTGTTAAAGACTTTGAAACTTACTTAAAGCAAACATGCAACTCTGACGCGATTATCCACAACAAAATAAAGGTCCAAAATGTAGTTATGGACGAGTGCGCGTCACCTCCAGGAGCAATAACTCATATAGATTTTACCAACACCGGAACCGCTAAAGGTAACTGCGGTGTTAAAGCTGTATTAGACGTGTTAACTAAAGCGAGTACAAAGGAATCGTCTTCCCAGATAGCTAATATACCTACATATTATTTAATTATTGCTATTGTTTTAGTAATATTTGCAATGATATTCTTATACTACGCAAAACATATGCTAGTGACATCAACTACAGACAAAATTAAACTTATACTAGCGTCAAAACCAGACGTCCACTGGACCACGTATTTAGACACGTTTTATACGTACTCTCCATCTGTGCTGTCCAACAAACAAGTTTAAATAAAACTGAATCTATATAATAACAATTACGTTAAAACGCGTAAATATGATGAATCAAGTATTAATAGCTAAATTAAACAACATAGAACGACAACTGCAAAGAGACGAGCTGTTCATAAACGCCATAGAGCATTACATTATAGGAAATATGGTAATGGTCTCTAAACTACTAAAGTTACTCTTAGACATCGTGTTTACTATATACGTTATTATAGGTTTATTAATTAGATTCACTTACAGAAATCAGTGGGTATTAGTGTTTTTAATATTAGTTATGTTGTTTACGTGGATATCTGATTATTTCCAAAAATATTTTTTGTAATTACACAGTTATGGCAGACAATTGAGATCTAACAAACAGTTCGTTAGCAAAGTAAACGTCGTTTATGTTAAAGTCGTCAACTTCAAATATTAACCCGTCTGACGAAAACATTATTCTGATATTTTCGTTAATGGATACGTTTGTAAGCGTTACTCCAACAACAAATGAATCGTCTCGAGAAACGTATACCAACGTTCCTGGGTCTGTTGACTTGTTTATTTGAGTTCGTGGAGAATTCTTTTTCTTATGCTTAAACAAATCATTTTGTTGTTTAGAAAAATAGTCAAAGTGGTTTCTTAAAAGCCATTCAAAAAAATAGTCAGTAGTGAAATGTTTCCAGTTTCTAAGCGCGTAAAACGTTTTTATGTAGTTTAGATAACACGACTGAGGAAGCTCTGCTCTAAATAACCTAGATGACTTTGAAAGAATTAATAAAGAGTCTGTGTTGGTAGAAAATATCATTTGGTTAATAGAGTAAACTATAGTAGTTCTTGGTATTGTGACAATTAAAAATTCTAAACAATCAGCGTATATGTTTTTTTTATACATACAGTATAGAGCTACGGCTAGTTGAAACAGTATTGGAACTGCAACGCAGTAGTCGTGCGGATTTAGTTCTGATACTTTAGAATTTGGAAATTCTTCTAAAAAAATTGTTCTTCCGTAATTGTAGCTGCTGGAGCCAATAACCAAAGGAAAATTAACAGCAAACTTACCAACTACGGCGGAAGATAGCTCTATCCAACATGACGCTTCTTCTTCAGAAACGTGCTTTACAGAATATGTAGAACTACTAGAATTATATATACTTAGCGGTATTTTTTTGTAATATTCACAAATTCGGTTATCTATATAGTCTTTGTATTCGTTATGAATAATTTTGTTTACTGGCTGATTAAACGCAGGCTTTGGATTTTGTGGTGGTTTTTCGTAGTCTACATTTTTTGGTTTATCTTTTATAAAAGAATTAGGTTGATTTTTAAAAGTATTTTTTTTACGCGTCTTAAACGTACGCAACTCATTTGTATCCATTTATCTCAAAAAAAACTTATTTAAATGAGTTTGATTCTTGAACATATCATCGATGACGACAGTGTATTTAGCGGAGGAGCCGCTATACCATGTTTAGAAGACATGCCCATTGTTATCGCAGGAGCTCGTGTAAAGTTTCCAAAGTCAATGCTTTCTCTTTTTCATATTATTCCCAGAACTATGTCTAGATATAACTTGGAATTAGTAAACACTGAAAACATTGTTGGTGGAACATTTACAACAGCTTACAATATACGACGAAATATGGGAATAACATCTGATCCTTTAACAATAAAGTTAATAGAAAAATATTTTTTAGATTCAGCTAACGAAGTCCTAACTCTCATGATAAGGAATACTTCGTTTTCAAATCTTAAACAGTTTAAAAAGAAAGGAAAGAGAAACAATAATCCGGTTATATTTAGAAGCGGCTCGTCGCCTTTGTTGCTGATAATAGAGTCAAAAACTAAACAAATTAGCATTTATAAAGAAGACACTAGCAAGCAAAACGATTCGTATACTCCGGTTGGTGAAAATGTAGCTTTAGTTAGCAAGTACGCAGGTATTACTCTTTTAGACGTACATACGCCATCAAAGTTTATGGAACTAACTGCAATTTATGGAATAAAAGGCAATAACACACTTAAAAAACTATCCACAGACAAAGATTTAAAAGAGTACCAAGAGTCTCCGCTGTCTGAACCTGTTAGGTTAAATGATTTTATCAACTTATTTGAAAGTATTAAACAGAACATACCTATGACGTCGGTACCTGTATCGGATTAATAAAATAAGTTGTTTAAATGTCTACAACTGTTAATTTATCGCCTGTGTTTGTGGCTCCTACTTTTGAGCACTCTCTTTTACGAGCAGATAAATATATTTTTATCGAATTGTTTGAGTTTATCGTAGTTGTGTTTTTAGTATATGTATTTTTTAAAGACGAGATAGTGTCTATGTTTACTCCTGTAACGCCTATAAATGAGTTAGATAAATATAAAGATACGTATTTGACGTGCTATGGAAATAAATTATATATAATTAGTGACAATAAACAACTTCCTGCACTGTCGTTAAACTTTAAGCAAATCGAGTTTGAAGGGTGTTCAACTATTTTACGAAACATAAATGGATCACGCACAGTACGTATTAGCGATGTTCTTAACAGACAATAATTCTTTTTATTCATACATGGCTGATCAATCAGATCAAGACGCGCTAGAAATCGTATCAGAAATAACAGAGTACTTGAATTACTTGCTAAAGCTTTTACTACAGTCCAAACAAAAACTAGAGGCTATAGGATACTGCTATGAGCATTTAGCAGAAAACTTTAAATCTGTAGTATGTTTTGAAGATATGCGTATACTAAAAAGACTCGTTGATAAAACGCCTACATCTAAAATAGACCAAATTAAGCTTAACAAAGATCATTTAGCTGACTTTGTTGTTGCGTTGCATAGACTTAAAAAAAATATGCCTTTAGATATACCGCTTTCTGTCACTCAGGTAAACATGTCGCAAAATACTTTTTTAAATAACATATTAGATATACTTACTGAAAGCGAGAACAAAGATAATAAAACTAAAATTAAATAATTTACTTTTAAAAAAGAACCCTATAAATACAGCTTACAATGACTGCTAAATCTTTAAATAAACCGTTTATGTACTATGACGAGATTGACGGAGAAGAAGAATACAGCAAAACTATTGAACAGCTCGCTCCTGTTAAGTTTTCATCTCAAGGGCAACTGAAATTACTTTTAGGTGAACTGTTTTTTCTCAATAAATTACACGTTCATGGAATTTTAGACGGGGCAACGATTATATACATAGGTTCTTCTCCAGGAACTCACATTAAGTGGTTATACGACTATTTTACACAAATAGGTATCGTGTTACAGTGGATATTAATAGATGGTAGAAAACACGATGTAATGTTATCAAAATTAAGATACGTAACGCTAGTTCACAAGTTTTGTGACGAGGAATATCTTAGAGAACTTAAAAGGACTAACAAAAATGCAAGAATTGTTTTGATATCGGATATACGATCTAAAAAATCAGGAGACGAACCGTCTACAGAAGATTTACTAAGCGACTACTCTCTCCAAAACATGATGCTGAGTATACTAAAACCAGTGGCTTCTAGTTTAAAATGGAGATGTCCATTTCCAGATCAATGGGTAAAGGAGTTTTACATTCCTACCGGTCGAGAGATGCTTCAACCGTTTGCGCCTCCGTACTCGGCAGAGTTGCGAATAATTAATATTTATACGTCTGATAAAGCCCAACTGCGTTTAATCACAATAGAAGACGCTAAAATCTATGAAAGAAAAATGTTTTATTATAATAATACAGTAAGAAAAAAAGTGATTATTAATTTTGATTATCCAAATCAAGAGTACGATTTCTTTCTTATGTATTATATCTTACGAAGTGTTTACTCAGATAAAAAATTTTCTAGCACAAAAGAAAAAGTGCTGTTTTTGCAACAATCAATATTTAAGTTTCTTAAAATACCTTTAACAGTAACTACTAAGCTAAACAATGAACAAACACAACATAAAGTACCTAGCAAAAATCCTGTGCCTAAAGGCAAAGGTCGCGCACGACCCGTTCGCGACAATAAGTAAAGACGTATTATCAATGTACGACATTACTACTAATTACGGAGACATAGTTAGTATAGTAACTGTTGTTCACAAAATAGACACTAAAGTAACCGTTTTTCAAGTGTTTAATGAAGCGTCTGTAAATTATTCTCCAATTAACAATGATTACGGCGTTCCAATAATAATTACTTCCTATCTTCAGCCAGAGCACAACAAATTTCCAATAAGCTTTCTTTATATTGACGCAGTAGCTTCAGATTTATTTCCAACATTTAAGAGATTAACACAAGAAGAGTATACAACAGTTACTAGTGTTCTCTTAACGGGAAACAAAAAAGAATCGCTAAAGCTTCCAAGAATGTTAGATACAGAACTGTCTGCTAAAATTTTATATCATAAAGAGTATCCAGCTAAAATAATTAGATTTTTTAGAAGCAATTTAGTTACGGGATTAGAAATAGCGGACAGATCGGTTGCTAACGTTATAGAATAAACTATTTAGATATTAATATCACTATCGAAAATGCTATAATTATAAAAGGTAGCCACTGTTTTGGATCAAAAATAGGATATACTATATCCTGGTTGAGATATTTTGCTGAAAATTTAACTGTTGTATGTGTGTGAGATCCGCAAACGTTAAAAACATTCATATTACCTTTTTGTAACGAAACGTGTCCTAAAGAAACGCTACAATCCGATACGTTGCATCGTGATATATTTTTTTTAAGAAAAGCGGGTAGTAAAGCATCAGCTCTTTTGCACGGCTCGTACCAGCAGTAATAAGGTAACCTAGTTTCTTTACCTATTTTAACAATACTAGGGTCTGGGTTTAAACACCTACATCGTATATCTGTAGGGTTAGCGTCGCAGTACTCGTATATTTCCTTGTCGGTCTTTGGATCCATTTATTTATCTTGTACATAAAACAGAAATTAAACTTAATTCTATTAATACTAAAAATATCTGAAACTAATAAAATGGCAGTAATTGCAAAAGTTTCGTACAGTTTGTACTCGCAAAATGAAATAAACGCTACTGATGTTTTAATTAGTCATATAAAAAATGACGACGAAATAGGAACGGTAAAAGATCCTAGACTAGGTGCTAACGATGGAGCATTGTGTAAAACGTGCAATAAAACAGAGCTAGAATGTTTCGGTCATTGGGGAAAAGTTAGGTTATACGAATCTCATATAGTAAAACCAGAGTATATAAACGAAGTTGTTAGGCTGTTGGGTCACATATGCATCAGATGCGGGCTAATGAGATCTAGGGATCCTTATATCGTAGAAAACATCGAGAAGCTTGACTCGCACTCTATAAAAAAGTTAAAGGACAAAGTTTTGTCAAAGAAAAAAATATGCTGGAACAACAAATGCATGCAACCGTATCAAAAAGTTACCTTTTCAAAGAAAAAAATTTGCTTTGTTAACAAGGCAGATGATATACCTATACCTAATGCTCTCATATATCAAAAACTGACATCTATACACAGAAAGTTTTGGCCTTTGTTAGACTTACAGCAGTATCCAGGAACTCTGTTTTATAGAGGTTCGTTTCCTGTACCGCCGCTAATTATTAGACCGTCTGTTAATTTTTGGGTTGATAGTATTCCCAAAGAAACAAACGAATTAACTTATTTGCTAGGTGTTATAGTTAAACTGTGTAATAACAATGCGGAAGAGCACGCTATTCAGAAAGCCGTTATCGAGTACGACAACATAAAGATAATAGCAAACAACTCTACTAGCATTAACTTGGCGTACATAACATCTGGAAAACAAAACATGATACGGAGTTACATCGTCGCTCGTAGAAAAGACCAGACGGCTAGATCCGTTATTGGGCCCGATCCAAATTTATCAATTAACAACGTTGGTGTTCCAAACTATATAAGAAACACGTTAACAGAAAAAATATTTGTTAACAATTTTACTATTTCTTTGGTTAAGGAACTTTTTGAAAAGAACGAAATTAAGTTTTATTACAACAAGCAACTAAAACAACTTACTAGAATAAAGTCTGGAAAGTTTATCAGAAACAAAATTCATTTAGTTCCTGGAGACTGGGTAGAGGTTTCTATGAGAGAGAATACTAGCATAATAGTAGGGCGTCAACCTTCTCTTCACAAATATAACGTAATAGCGTCATCCGCTAAACCGGCAGATGGATTTACTATTACGATTCCTCCAGGCATTGCAAATTCTCAAAACGCCGACTTTGACGGTGACGAAGAGTGGATGATACTTGAACAAAATCCTAAATCTGTTGTGGAACAAAGTATTTTAATGTATCCAACAACTATACTAAAACACGACATTCACGGTGCTCCGGTTTATGGGTCTATTCAAGACGAAATTGTAGCTGCTTACTCTCTGTACAAAGAAAATGACTTATCATTGTCATCCGTTTGTAACATATTAGGTAAGTATAGCTTATCGTTCACGGGAAACAAAAAAACATTTACCGGTAAAGATATTTTTGAGTTTTTGATAAATGAAAAAATTAGCTATCCGGGAATAATAGACGATGGTAAGTTAATAACTGACGTTATCGATAACAATTTTGTTGTATCTATGAGACAGATGTCCTTTGCTGGTCTAATTTCAGATTACGCATCAAACGTGGAAGGTGCTGCTTTTGTAGACAAGTTATCTTATGTTTTAAAGAGATACCTTACTCAGTACGGATTTAGCGTTACTTTCAGAGATTTGCGACCGAGTCCTACATTTACTAACCAATTGCGCGCTTTAAATCTTAATAAAATGGAGTTAATTAAAGAATCGTACAAAAACTATTTGAACGACGTAGCGGCTAAAAAAATTTTACCTATGTTCGAAGCCGACGAGTCCGATGCTGTTGAAACTGTTTTTGCGAACCTAACAAACCTCAACATAACCGAAATTAACACTTATATGCAAGAGACGTTGAAGAATAACCCAAACAATAATTTGCTAAAAATGGCACAAGCGGGCTACAAAGTTAATTCTACAGAACTGATGTATATTTTAGGAACTTACGGACAACAAAGAGTTAATGGAGAAATACCAAAACCTAGAGTGTTAGGAAGAATATTGCCTTATAATTTGCCAGACTCTAAAGACCCAGAAGGATTTGGGTACATAACAAATTCGCTGATGCAAGGACTAACCGGATCTCAATACTACTACGCAATGCTTGTTGCGAGGTCGCAGTCTACCGATATCGTATGCGAAACTTCTAGAACAGGAACATTGGCTAGAAAAGTTATCAAAAAGATGGAAGACATGGTAATTGACGGATACGGACAAGTAGTATACGGAAACATTCTCATTAAGTATGCGGCAAATTACACTAAAATATCTGGACAATACGGAAAGCCGGTTGAACTGCTGTTTCCTAATGAAAACATGACCTGGTACTTAGAGATTAGTGCTTTGTGGAACAGTATTTATAAAGGTTTTATATACTCGCAACGGCAAAAACTAACTAAAAAAATTCTTTCTCCGTTTAACTTTCAGGTATTTGTAAAGAAAGCTAAAGATAACGAAACTGCAATATCTGCAAAAGAATTATACGACATGATCCAAAACGTAATCCTAAATATTAAGGAAAATTATTACTTTAACATTACAAACATACAGTTTATAGAATACGTTTTGCTAACTCATCTAAATCCGTCTCGCGTAAAAATAACTAAACAAACAGCAATATTAATATTTGAAAAGCTGTACGAAAAACTTAACTACACGTTAGGCGGAGGAACTCCTATAGGTATAATATCGGCTCAAGTTCTTAGTGAAAAGTTTACACAACAAGCATTGTCCAGTTTCCACACAACGGAAAAAAGCGGAGGAGTTATGCGAAAGCTAGGTTTTAACGAATTTCATAACCTAACAAACTTGAGCAAAAATAAGGCAGAAATAATAACTCTAATAACTGAAGACGTGGATAAGCTTAAAACTCTTAAAGTTAACTTTGAGTTTGTATGCTTAGGAGAACTATTACCAGATATATCTGTAACAAAAGAACCAGACTACTACGTTATCAGTGTGGTAATAAACAGATTATACATTAAGCGACTAAACTTAACAGAGTTAATAGTAGAGCACATAATTGAACGATTTGTTTCTTATAACGTAATGGTAACAGAATGGGGTCTTGATACTATAATAGAAGATGATCAAACTATAAAGTTTAACATTTACGCTAACTTTGCAGAGCCTCAAGTGCTTAACGTTAACAAGTTCATGATAGTTTTACCAGGAGCCGCGAGTAAAGGAAAGATTAGTAAATTTAAAATTCCAATTACAGAGTACCTAGCTTATTACGACTTTGACAGTACTAAAAAAATGTATAGAATTACAGTTGAACTAATGAGTTTAAAAGAGTTAGGAAGCTTTGATCTAGAAAACGTTAACGTTATACCTGGTGTTTGGAACACGTTTGAAATATTCGGAATTGAGTCGGTACAAAACTACTTGTGTGAGTCTCTACTGAACACGTACGGTGATGGTTTTGACTACCTTTATCAAGCGTGTGACTTGCTATCTAGTTTGTTGTGTTCAAATTATGAACCTGAATCTATAAACAAGTTTAAGTTTTGGTCAGTGAGTGCTCTTAAAAAGGCTACGTTTGGAGACAATAGAGCGTTGCTTAATGCTGCTCTGCATAACAAAACAGAACCTGTTAACGACAACAGCAGCTGTCACTTTTTTAGCAAAGTTCCAAAAATTGGAACAGGATACTACAAGTACTACATTAACTTAGACATGCTAACTAGATTAGAGAAAAAAATATCGGCAAACATAGCTACTAAGAAAGTTGAAGAAATTGATGAAACCGCTGAAGAATTTTAGAGCTTATCTGTAACATAATATTTGATGACCTGCTTTTTAAACGAAGCATTTTCTAAAAACGCACTTCTTTTTTCTTTTAAGCTGTGGTAAACGTAAAGAAAATACACGAATGATGGAACGTTCAATGGCTTTTGAGACATTAAGTATGCCATTATCATCACGCCGCTTCTATTAACTCCTGCAACGCAATGAACCAACACTGGCATTTTACGTTCTTCGCATTTTTGCAAAAATCCAGTAACATCATCAAAGTATTTAGTAACGTCTGTGACATTATCGTCTTTAATAGGAATGTTAAACACCGTAACTCCTGGAATTGTAGGTGTGTAAGTAGAAGTTGTTAAATTTAGAGTATATTTAAAATTTATTCCGTACAAGTGCATGTTTAATACGTTATTAAAGTTTCCAAGATAAATATAGTTTGTTATTTTTGTTATGTTTTTAGGAGCTTGTACAGGAATGACATTAGTTGATTTCATTAATAGGTCTTCGTATAGTGATTTTTTGTCCATTTACACGGCTTCAAATGACCGATTATACAACACTAACTGTGCGTGGTTTAGACTTAAATTACGTCAATACACAAGAAGTGAAAGGTATTAGTGCTGTTAGGACTTCTACTTTATGTTTTTTTACACTTATTTTAGCAGTTAGTGCATTAATTTTATGGCTTTATGTATCTAATAATACAGTGTTAGAAGAGCTTTCTAGGTACGTAAGAATTAAAAACACAGTAAGGGGATGGAAACCATTAGTTAATGCTAAAAGTAATTTAGAAAGCGATCGTGGTCGTCAAATATCTGCGGATAGACCAGAATTGTTTAAATTTCAATGTGTAGACTTTGGTACTTATTTTTTACCCGTCAGGTTAAATAAAGATAATTATTTACCAGAAGCGATACAACGCGGTACCGGAGATGGGTGGGTTATTCAAAAAGCTGCCAAAGTTGATTTATCAGCTCAGCAATTTTGTCAATACGTAATACAAAAATATTCGCAAAATACAATTACTTGCGGAAATGAAATGATGAAAAAAATTGGATATAGCGGATTTTTTGAAGGAGACCACTGGTGCGCGTTGTATCATAATCTTTTAACTTAAATTATTGCTGTAAGAAGCAACCCAGCAATAAACCACAAAAACGGAGATCTAACATAGAAAATTATCAAAAAAGCTATATAAATTAATATAATAATATCAACGACGTTAACATCAAACAATCCCATAATAGAAAATATTGGCGTGGTAGAAAAATATACTAGTTTTGGATACCACTTTGACAACCAAAGACCTAACTTTTGCCAAAAACATCCGGACATGCCTCCTAGACGTTTCTGAATAACGTAGTAAGGTTCGTGTCGCAAAATTTCACTAGGGTTAGAAACTACATATCTTGTTAAATTTAACTCAGATTCTATTTTTGATATTTCAAAAGACAGACCGGCGGATGACCCTCCAGTATTGATAATATTTTTATAAATACCATAAAGAGCACTAAGTCTAACTATATAAGCTGACAAGCTAAAGTCTATACCCCCTACATACCCGTAAATAGGAGGATTTTGTACTAAAAGAGTTAAGTTAATAGGAGAAAGACCTGGAGCTGTAACAGTGTCACCAAATTGAATTATATCTATTTTTTGGCTTTTCATAGCCATAATTAGTGGTTTTAAAAGTTCAGGCTTCAAAACAGTGTTATCATCTTCTACAATTATAACAAATTCATTTTCTGGATCTGGAGGAGGTGGAGTTTTTTGTTGTTTAGACTTATCAATTTCGTTAACATAGTGTTCCCACAGCGAAAAGTGTTGAGTTAGTCTATATTTAGTTTCGTTAGCGCAAAGTGCTTTACACGAGTTTGAGAAAAAATGAGGATAATCTTTATCGTGTTCTAGATCATCTTTAGTAACGTGCCATAGAGTAACAGTTATTACATGATCTCCGCTAGGACTTGGTGGTGTTGGAGTTGGTTGCGGCTGTGGTTGGGGCTGCGGCTGCGGTGTAGGTGGATCAGCTCCTAAAGAATTTGAACCTTCGTTTAAACACTTAAAATTATGACCTTGATTGACGTTTTTATAAATGTTAGTAGTTCTGTCGTCTGGCGTTGAATCGCCGTCAAAAAGGTAAGTAAGTGTAGGAAATACTTCTGTAGCCTTTCTATCTACAATTGGAATAACAAATGCATAATACTTTTCTGGGCTAGGTGGATCGTCTTTAAGATTTGGTCTAAGTCTCTGCGCCATTTAGTTATTATAATTAATCATATACAACTCCTTTATCTTTGCAGAATTTTCACTAATCCATTTAGGGACGTCCACGTAGCTAGACAAAAATAAGTAAAATGCGTATTCTAAGTCGTATCTGACTAATGAATCACTAAAATAAACAAAAATATCGCTTTCTGGTAGCAGTTCTCTCCTAAATAAGTTATAACCGTTTACTTTATATTGCACGTGCTCTTTGTCAATTAACATGTCGTTAAAAGGAAACGGATCACCAAACTTAAACACCAACATTTCTGTCTTCGAAAAATAATATTTTAACACGTTTGAAACAAATAAGCTTTTAATTGGTATGATAACTTTTTTCTTTTCGATTTCTATTTTTAAGTGCTCTGCAAATATTTCTAAGTTTATAGCGTTAGTGTCATACATTCTAATTAAAACTCTAGACTCTACACCTAACAACTTTTCAAATTCTTCTCTGTGTTCCTTCGTGTCCTTAGCTGTAGCCGTAGGCTTTATAACTTGAGTAGGATACTCGTCTGCTTTATCGCTTATTAATCTCTTGCTAGCTATCATCGTTGACTTAAAAAACATTATAGCTCTAAGAGCATCTTCTTTTGCAGTGCTTTCAACGTCATAAAAAGCCTGTAACGCAGTTCGCTGAATAGATTCTAGTCTATTGAGCTCGATAACTATCCGTGCATAGTGAGCGTTTAGCTCGTCGGGCATAATAGAAGTGTATACATCGGTTAACAAAATTATAGTGTCTAGAGATCCTTTTTCTGCTGCGTTAGTTTTGACTAAAAAATCATATATTATTACGGATATGGAATATTTTAAAGATTCTTCTGTTACGGTTTTGTTTTTGTTTTTCATGTACGTTACTATAAAATCAGCGCTGCTGTTTAAAATTATAACTAAAGACACGATGTAATTTAAATTTAACACCTTAGACGCGTAAAACAATTCAGATGCCGAAACGTGTATGTCGAATAAGTTTGCTGTTAATCGCAAGAAAAAAACTCCTTGTTTTATTTCGTTTACAAACTTTTTTTCGTACTCGTGACGTTTTGAGTTTATTGCTATTAAAAAATTTAGAATTAAGCGGTTTATGTTGTACTTCATTATCCAAGCTTGTGATTTCATAATTGTATCAAATGACATAATAATATTAAAGATGAATCGCTGACTGTGTACAAAGTAGCTATATGGCTCTGTCAAAAATATAGACTTGTTAAACGTAGAAACTATAACATTAGATTTAACAACATCCGCAGCATCTGCGTTAAACATAGGAACGTTCATGCCGCATATAGAACAATACGCAACACCATCTTCGTAGTATATAAACTCTGTAACAAAATTGTTTATTTTAACAAAGTAATCTACGTCAATTTTTAATACTTCTTCTAACTTAACTTGGTGCGCGCACGGCGTATACTCAAAACTAATTCCCTCGTTCCAGTTATCTATGTTGTCTATGTAAATAATATCTGTTTTAGTTTTAGTCTTAAATAAAGTATTTTGTATATCTATCAAGTCTATAAATAGGTCTCTTAGATGATAACTGGATAAAAACAAATAATGATATATTTTTTTGTTTTTTATTTTAGGCAATGCTAGTTTCCCCCAATCGGCTAACGCCTTGTTGTTTTCTTCTGAAAAAGAGTTTTTGTAAACTGTGTTTGTGTCTTCCAAGTAAACATACTTTACGTCTAAGTAATCTTTTATTACTATAGGAACAACTATATCGTTGACCTTATAAGAATAAACGTAGCGCACGTTAAACTTTCTTTTAGATATGGGTATTCCAATATGTCTACAAAGATAAGCAAATTCTAAATATTTTTTTGAAAATCGTAACTGGTCCAAATTCTTAGCAAGATAAGGAAGTAAATCCTTCATACTGAAAGGTATTTCTCTAATTTCTGTTTCTATATTTGTATCAAAAGACGATACAATATTGCTTTGTTTATAGTTAACGGCTACGTCGCTGGTTGATTCGTCGTTAACTAATATACTAACAAATTTTTGTCTGATGTACAAGTCTAACGTGTTAAAGAATAAGTAATATATAGCGTAAGTCATATCGTCAGTAATTCTTTCTCCTACAGACAAACTAACCGTTACGTCCTCCCTAACATTTTTTTCAAACTTGTATCCTATGTAAGAAAATATAGATATTAGTGTTTGATCATCGGTGTTTGGGTTTTGTTCTATTGTAACGTATAATAGCTTTATGTCTTCGTCCGTTACCGACGACACATTGTAAAGATTAACTACAAATATGGATTTATTTTTATCGATAAAGTCGGTGTAAGATTTTGGACCAGTGTTAGGATCTAGCAAGTATTGTTTTATCTTTGGAACTATTTCTGTGAGTACAGCTTCTTTCGAATCCATTTAAGAATAACAACTCGTTTCTGTTAAACTAATAAAAATACTCGCAAAAATATGAAAAACTATACTTGACATTTTAAAACGTTTCAATTGAAATCATACACAAAGACATAAATTATTATGGCGTGGACCATAACTCCAACTGCCGGTTCATCGTTTCAAACTTTAGATTCTCTTAGAGAACACCTAAAAGAGTCAGTAGAAAATCCTCAAGATGAAGAGGAAGGACCGGATAACGTTGATTGTTTGTTTCCAGCTGACGAAATCACAAAACCTAAACGAAAGCCCAGAGTTACAAAAACTAAGAAACAATCACCACCTAAATCGGAAGAAGACTCCGCTTGTTTGAAACCTAAAAGAACTCCAAAAATGGCATCTAAAGAAATTTCATCCTCAGATGAGGAAGACGATTGTGGAACGTCTCCGCAGCCTTCGTGTCCTAGAAACAGTTTTGAAAATATACAAAATCAAGAAAAAGATTTTTGCGAAGAACAAGACATCTCAACAGACGTAGACGAATTTACTGATCTGACAGTAGCTGTTACAGAAATTACAAAAGCCCTTAAAGCAATCACTGTAAAGGTTACAGCTGTTTCATCTGTTTTGAGCGATGTACAAGCCGCAAGTGTTACCAGAACCTACACGTCTCTTCAAAAAGCTGTTAATAATCTGAGCGATTTGGCTAATTGTGGGAAATCGTTAACTACTAGATCAAAGCGTAAAGCGGCTCCTAAAAAGCGCTAATATAAATGAAAGGATTATATTACAAAGATAATAAGCTTTTTTTTGATAAAGAACTAACGCAAAATGTTCCTAATTCTAATCCTGCGTATTCTGTGTTAAAATCAATAAAAATTCCTGCGCATTTAACGGACGTAGTTGTATACGAACAGACATTAGAAGAAGCTGTAAACGGGTTAATGTTTGTAGGATTAGACTCAAAAGGTAGAAAACAATATTTTTATGGAAAAAATCATGTAAAAAACAGAAACGAAAAAAGAAATAAAATATTTATAAACGTTTATTTAGTGATTAATAAGATAAATAACTTTATAGATAATAATTTATCTAAACCTAATAAAGACAACAAAGACTTTAAATCACAATTAGCGGTGTTTATGTTAATGGAGACTAGTTTTTTTATACGAATGGGAAAAATGAGATACTTTAAAGACAACGATACAGTGGGACTGCTTACATTAAAAAACAAACATATAATTATTAGCAAAAATACTGTTAAAGTAAAGTTTGTTGGTAAAAAGTGTATAGAGCATGAGTTTGTAATTAGAAAATCAGATAGGCTTTACGAACCTATTTTAGCTTTAGTTAATAAAAAAAAACCAGATGACTTTTTGTTTAACAAACTAAACGAAAAAAAAGTTTATGATTTCGTAAGTCAATACAACATACGAGTTAAAGATTTACGAACATACGGAGTTAATTATACATTTTTATATAACTTTTGGTCAAATGTTCAATCTATAACACCAATTCCACCAATAAAAAAATTAATATCTATATCTCTTTCGCAAACAGCCGATACAGTAGGTCATACTCCTTCTATGTCTAAAAACGCGTATATGGCTAATACAGTTTTAGATTTAGTTAAAGATAAATCTATATACGAAACAATAAATAGCAGCACGTTTGATGAATTTTTAAACCATGTAATTGACTATGTAAAAAATACTAATGTTGTAAATGGATGAAAAAATTAAGGTGTTGTGTTCTACGATTTTTATCGATAAACTGTCTACTACAGATTTGTTAGCGCTAGAACTGTTTCTTAACAAGAAAAACATTTTTTCACAAATGATTTGTGTTGACGAAAATAATAGTCTAGTTTTAGACTTTAAATTTGAATCGTACAATGTTTCAGACTACTTAACTGTCGAGTTAACGCAACTAACTAGCAAAGATAGAAAAAAACATATTTCAGAAATAGCCAAACATCTAACTACAGTAAATGTAATACAAAGTAATCCAGAAGATTATGTTAAAAAATCTCCAACTTTAAAAACGTTCGTAAAAGTATATAAAAATAAAAAACGTATAGATAAAGCAAAACGACTAATGAAAATAGCAGAAGAAAAAGGCATAAACTGCGCATTTGTTGCAGATACTTTGTTGATATAAATGTAAAAAAAACATCTAGTTGTTAATATATTAACTATGGAAAAATCTAAAGTTAGCGACTCTCTCTCGTGTTTTTTACACGCTTTAGTTAATGAAATAGACAGTTTACCACCACATAACCCTAAAGAAGATAAACATCATGAACTAGAGCTTGTGTTTATTCATCCTCCGTTAATAACTCTTTCTAACATATTAAACATAAGCACATTAGTAGATTCGTATGTTCAATTTACAGTAACAATGTCTGAAGATAATAGCAAGATACGAACTAGAACACCGATGACAAACGTTCACGGGTTAGATATTAAAAACAATCAGTTGGTTGACAATATTCAAAGAATTGTTTGGGAAAAAAAATCTTTAATATCACAAAAAGAATTTTGTTATAAAGAATGTATTTTACGGCACGCTACTGAAGAAAACTACGTATTTGTAGACTTTAGAAAATTTAACTCGTCTATAAAAATAGAACTCGTTAATCGGGTTCGCGCAAAACTAAAAAATGTTATGGCTGAGTTTAAGATTAAGTACTTTTTGGGGTCCGGGTCTCAATCAAAGAGCTCCATGTTGCACGCACTAAACCACCCAAAGTCAAAACCAAACACAACTTTAGAAATCGAAATTTTGTCTACTGAAGACGAGCGACCATCCAAAGAAGAGTTACGAGATGAAGTTTTTAAACTTTCAAAGCTATTGTTTATGGGTCATCCTGACAATATATTCTTTTACTATCAAAGCCCTAAAATGTATCCAAAAACAATAATGCTAAAAAAACAAGAACTGTTAACTTTACAATTAGAAAATTTATACATTGTAGGTAAAACAGACGGTGTTACAACACACGTATTGGTTGACCAATCTGGAATTTTGTGCTACTTTAAACACTTGGGCTACGCGATTAAATACAAATGCAATAAAAAGTTAACTGGTGTTATTGAGCTAGTTTGTGAAGCAGTAAAAAACCAATCTAATAACACTTGGACTCTATATGTTATAAAAGTTATAAAGCCATCTATGAACGACAGATTATCAGAACTTGAGTTTGTTAACGAAGAACTAAAAAATATATGCGATCGTATCACGTTTAAAACAAAAAAGTTTAACGGTCCTTTTACTACACACACTGAGTTAATAGAGTCGCTGTCTAAGATGATGGAGGACCAACCTGAGGGTGTAATAGTATTTTATTCTAAAGGTCCAAAATCTACACTAGATTATAAAATAAAAAAGGATAACACTATTGATTTATTTTTAAACATTACATACAGATACATGTCTAGCGAGCCTGTGATATTTGGAGAAAATAATTTATTTTTGGAATACAAAAAATTTGCAAACGACAAAGGTTTTCCCAAGGACTTTGGAACAGGCAAGTTGATAATTTCCGATTCCGTAAAATATTTAAACAACTTGTACTGTATATCTTTTCATAATATGTTTAACGACGTAGGTATAAAAACAGTTACTGTACCAATTAAGTTTGTTGGAGAATTTTCATACAACGGCGAGTTTATTAAACCTAGACTAGATAAAACAATGCAATTTTTTACAGACTTGGGTTACTACGGAAACCAATACAACGTCGTCATGACTCATATAAATGACCAAGAACTCAAAATAAACGAAATATTTGATACGGATAAACTAGCGGACGTAGGAAAGCGGTCTCAGTTTGATGACACCTCAAGGCTAAATCAAGATACTGCTTACTTTACAAAAAAGAGAACTCGTGGTCCATTGGGAATATTAACAAACTTTGTAAAAACATTATTAATATCTCTATACTGTTCTAAAACTTTTATGGATAACACAGCTAGGCGAAAAGTACTAGCTATAGATTTTGGAAATGGCGCAGATTTGGAAAAGTACTTTTTTGGAGAAATTTCTTTAATGGTTGCTACTGATCCCGACGCTAGAGCTATAGAAACAGGAATGGAAAGATACAATAAACTAAACGCTGGAGTTAAGTCAAAATATTACAAATTTAACTACATACAAGAAACGATTAGATCTAGCTCGTTTGTCTCTAGTGTTAGAGAAGTGTTTTATTTTGGAAAATTTGATTTGGTAGACTGGCAACTGGCTATACATTATTCGTTTCACCCAAAACACTATTCAACTATTATGAAAAACTTATCGGAGCTAACGGCGTCTAGAGGTACCGTTCTCATAACTACAATGGACGGTGATTTTTTAGAAACATTAACAGAAAAAAAGACTTTTGTTATTCATAAAGACTTGCCTCCGAGTGAAAACTTTATGTCTTTAGAAAAAATCGACGATTCTAAGGTACTCGCTTACAGTCCAGCTACAATGTCTAAACCCATGGTTGAATACATTGTTAAAAAAAATACAATCACTAGAGTGTTTAGTGAGTACGGTTTTGAATTAATAGACTATGTAAGCTTTTATGATGTTATAAAGCGCAGTAAAGATTTTATTACTGGAGTTTCAAAGTTGGAAAAAAGACAATCTACCAAAAACTTTTTTGAGCTAAACAGAAGTGTTGTGCATTCTCTAGATAGCTTAGACGTCGAAGATCTGTTACGATATTACGTTGTGTATGTTTTTTCTAAGCGGTAAGTAATATGATATGTTTAAGCTATCGTCAAATGTTCTAAACGAGTTAAACAAGTTTATTAAAACTCGTTTTATGTATTCTGGACTTAATGTTTCCAACTCATTTGTTTTACTATCTCTTATATGAAAAGTTTTCTTTGGTATTAAAAAGGGTATAGAGTCTAAAAACTCACTATTAGGAAATATAGCGGCTAATGCAGTAATATTATTTCTAAAAACATATTTAGCTATTTTATATATGCTATAGTTTTCAAATCTTGCTATTGAATCATATATATAGATAATATTTGGTAAACCGTCTTCTCCTCTATCAATAACTATAAAATCATTGATTTTTGTTTCGATGGACATTTATACAGTTAAAGATAATTTATATCCTGATAGCATTAGTAACAAATGCTACGTTCTATTAGGAAATCATGATATTTTTATAAAAAAATCACTAAACTCTTTATCAGATATTGTTATGTTTTCTAAATTTGAAATAAGCGCCAGATCTCCGTGTGATTTTTTAGCTAATATAGTACATTCTAGCGCTGTTTTAAATAATAGATTCTTATCGCCTGTTGAGTTTTTAGAAGCTAGTTGTCCTGCATTTTGTAGTAACGTGTCTGTTGATGATTTAGAAAAACATATTAGCTGCAATAACACAACAATAAGCGTTTATGTAACTGTATTTAAAGACGTTTACAAAAACTGGAAAAGCGTCGTGTTTGTTCAATGTCCTAGCGAAATTAGTGTTCCTAATAACATAACAATAAATAATATTAAAATATCAAACTTAGACATAATTTTATCTAACCCGTATTTAGCTTTTACGTCATCTCTAGACAGCGACACAAATCAACGTCTTTTTAATAACTTAGTTTTGCGCGCAAGCGTTAACGAGATGATAATATACAATAACAAGTCAAAATTAGTTAGTTTTTTAAAAAAAATAATACCTAACTCTTTCGATGTCAATTTTATCGCTTTAGTTAATGAATCCGATACGTCAAATGTAAAGCTAGCGCTTTTAAACAACAACAGTAACGCTCTAAAAGCTTTTACTCACGCGTGGTTTTCTGGTCAGTTATCAGCAAACGATGAAGAAAACATAAAAATAACAAACACGTATAAATCAGTAATTACGTTGTTTTAATTAACAATGAGAGTAATAGAATTAACGGTAAGCCCTTATAAATTGGAGTACCATGAGGATTGGGAACCAATAATAGAACAATTAGTAGACGGTTACACAGAAATAGCTCCGTGGATACTACAGCATGAAACTTCTCCACCACCAGACAAGTTCTTTGTTCAACTAAAGGAGCCTTTGCGAAACAAGCGATTGTGTGTGTGCGGAATTGATCCGTATCCAACAGGGGCTACCGGTGTTCCCTTTGAATCTCCTTCATTCGTTAAAAAAACTATTATTGCCTTTGCGGAAGCCGCGTCAAAAGCAACAAAGGTAACGTCCTACTCTGGGTACAACGTAGCTCAAATACCTGGAGTTTTAGCTTGGAATTATTACCTTAGCTGTAGAGTAGGAGAAACAAAGAGTCACGCTATTCACTGGGAAAAAATATCAAAACTTTTACTTCAGCATATTACTAAATACATTAGTGTATTGTACTGCCTAGGGCGTACAGATTTTTCAAATTTAAAGGCTAGACTAAATAAACCCATAACCATTGTTTCTGGATATCACCCCGCTGCTAGAAATGGTCAGTTTTTAAAAGAAAGAGCATTAGAAATAGTCAACGTATTGCTAGAGCTAAACAATCACGAGCCCGTAGATTGGGCAAAGGGATTTTTATATAATTAAAATTTTAATGAAATTTTAATTGGGGGGTCTAAATGGCAACTCAAGTTGAAAATAACATTATTTTCGTATTAAAAAAATTAGCCGTAACTAAGTCATGTCGAGAATCAGAAGACGAACGATACGTAGAAGCATTCACGTGCGAAGAATTAGAAGCCTATATAAAACAGCATCCGACATGCAGCTTATTCGAAACATTAAGAAATGAAGAAGAATTTTCGGTAGTAAGATTATTTTTAGACATTGATGTAAGTTATCCAATGGACGAGCAAGAATATGTATTGGCACTAAAAGAACTAATTACAGCGTATACTAAGTTTGTGACTAGTTTTGTGTCGGTACATTGCTCTGTCAAAAATACAGACAAAATTAAAAAGTGTATGATGACAAACTTTTCAATAACACTGTCAAACGATACCGACAAGACAAGCTCGCATATTATATTTTTAGATGTATACACAACAATGGATACTCTAATCGCGATGAAGAAACCGTTGTTAAAGTTTATAAAGTCATCTGAAAATCCACTAATTAGATCTATAGACCCTGCGATATACCGCAAAAGCACAACATTAAGAGTTGTCGATACTAGAAAAACAAAAACCAATAACTATGTACATCAAAGAAGGCCGCCGCATACGAAAATATCAGATTATTTATTTACGTATGTTGAAATGTCTGAGAAGACATGCTACTTTACTATCGATGCAGAAAAAACAGATAACGCAGCGATAGAGAAAATTTGGGAACCTAATTTTATATCTTTTAGCGACGCAATGAAACGCGTTAAAAAAGCTATAGTAAACGAAATTGTTAACATTGATGAAATTACAGATAGCAACTTTGTATCTGTTCCGTTAATAATAGATTATGTTTCTCCGTGTGCTATTTGTAAAAAGAAATCACATAAGCACACTCATCATCTTTCTGTGAGAGACGACACGCTTAGAATATATAAATCTGGAAATCCGTATAGTTGTAAAGTAAAAGTTATTTCTTTAGAAGGAAACAGGCTGTTTTCTGCAGCGCAACACATTTTTAACGCTAACGTTGTTCAGATGAACGAACGAGGAGACCACATAGTGTGGCTTAAAAACTCTTGGAGGTACAACGACGAATCACTATTAACAAAATTAATTCTCAGCATGAGGGATAACTTGTTAGAATATAATATAGATATTTTGTGTCCACGTAAAAGAAAAATAATAGAGAGTAATCTAAGAGACATGATCGTGGACACTGTAGAAACAGATCTCTATTTTGATAAACTGCCGTTTAATAACGGAGTATTAGATATTGCAACAAACAAGTTTTACACAGGAGAACAAGCTAAACCATTTATGTGCACCGTTTCCACGGGGTATAATTTTAAAGAAGATGTAATTAAGTGCACTGATCAAGTAAAAGAGGTGCAAAAAGAACTATATAGTATTATAGACGACATTCAACCCAAAACGGCAGAAAATTTAGAAAACAGAGAAATTTACGAACGTGTTTTGTCAAGCTGTTTATGCGGTATGACTAAACAATGTTTAGTTTTCTTTTACGGAGAAACAGCAACTGGAAAGTCAACCACTAAGAAACTTTTAAAATCAGTGGTTGGATCCATGTTTGTAGAAACTGGACAAACTATTTTAACAGACGTAATGGATAAAGGACCTAATCCGTTTGTGGCCAGTATGCATTTAAAGAGAGCAGTGTTCTGTAGCGAACTTCCAGACTTTGCATGCAACGGCGCTAAACGAATTAGAGCTGATAATATTAAAAAGCTTACAGAGCCGTGCATAGTAGGAAGGTTATGCTTCTCTAATAAGATTAATAACAAAAATCATGCTACAATTATTATAGACACTAATTATAAACCTGTGTTTGACAGGGTAGATAACGCTCTAATGAGAAGAATTATACTAGTAAAATTTAGAACACATTTCTCAACTGTTGCTGGAAGAAAAGCAGCAGAAAATAATTCTTCGTATGACAAAGTTAAACTTCTCGACGAGGAACTAGAGACAAAAATTCATCAAAATTATTTTAGAACCGCGTTCTTAAATATACTAATTGGTTGGTATCAAAAGTATCACTGTCCCATACTTAAGTTAGAGCCAACACCACACGCGGTACCTGACTTTGCGTTTCATATTAAGGTTAATTCGTTAATAATAGCAAGTGCAATGTCGCATATGGTGCATATTGAACACTTTGCAAAATTAGGTTATAGTATATTAGACGGAGAAATTGGATTAACCGCGTCATTGTTCCAGCAGCGGCTAGGAAAACACTTTAATAGCAAAATTAGTATTCATGATATTGAAAGTTTTGTTAATAGAAATAAAAAGTTTAACAGCATAGGTGAAGAATACGTTGCTTTTATATTTATCGAAGACTTGCCAAATAAATGAACGCAAACATAGTAAAACTGTTTAAAAATCATGTTGACAACATACCTAGTATACTACCTCATCAGCTAGGTACGTTGGATTTTTTAGTACGCACAGTTTTGGAAAACAACAATAGTGTGCTGCTGTTTCACATTATGGGTTCTGGAAAGACAATCATAGCGTTGTTGTTTGCTTTGGTGGCTTCGAGAACTAAAAAAGTTTACATTTTAGTTCCTAACATAAACATTATGAAGATCTTTACGTACAGTTTGGACATCGCTATAAACTTGTTTAGCGACGAATTTATTTTAGAAAACATTTTCATCTACTCGACTACAAATTTTTATTCTCTAAACTGTACGGATAACGTAATAAACTATAACGGATTAACAAGGTACGAAAACTCAATTTTTATTATAGATGAAGCTCACAATATTTTTGGAAACAACACCGGAGACTTGATGACTGTGATAAAAAACAAGAGCCAAGTTCCTTTTTTACTTCTTACTGCATCACCGATAACTAATACACCAATAACTTTATCTAACATAATTAGTTTAATGTCTAACGAAGAAATAGACTTTGGAGATATAGTAATTCAGGGTAGGAAAGTATTTCAAATTTTGTTAAACGAGAGAGGTGTAGAAATTCTTAGAAAGGTTCTCAAAGGCAGAATTTCTTATTATGAAATGCCAGACACCGACATGCCGGAAGTAATTTACCACGGAAAAAAATTTTTAGATACTAGGGTAGTCTACTGTCACATGTCGAGTTTACAAGAAAAAGACTACATTAACGTTAGAAAACTGTGTAATAATGAAATGTTTGAAAAAAATATGAACAACGTTTCCTTAGCAGTTTTAGGTCCTCTAAACTTTATAAATAACTTAGACGTTTTATTTCAGGTACAAGATAAAGACCTATACCCAAATTTAAAAATCAATAACGGTGTATTGTACGGAGACGAGCTAATTAATCTTAACATAAGTTCTAAGTTTAAATATTTTATTTCAAAAGTTCCTTCGTTGTCCGGTAAACACTTTATATATTTTTCTAATTCTACTTATGGAGGTGTGGTTATAAAATATATCATGTTGAGCAACGGTTACGTAGAATATACAGGTTTAGAACCTTCTTCTAGAAGCGGAAACAAAAAAACATTTGCGATTGTAACAAGTAAAATGAAATCGTCGCTAGAACAGCTTTTGGAACTTTTTAATTCTCCATCTAACAACGACGGGAGTCAAATAATGTTTTTATTTTCGTCTAACATAATGGCGGAGTCGTACACTCTGAAAGAAGTTAGAAATATTTGGTTTATGACAATACCAGATACGTTTTCTCAGTATAATCAAATTTTGGGTAGGGCGCTTAGAAAGTTTTCGTACAACGACGTGTCAAAGCCAGTTAACGTATTTTTGTTAGCAGCTGTATACTCGGACTTTAACATGAATATAGATACTTTAGACGATTTTAACTTAGACGAAATAAACATGCTTCCGTTTGATATAAAAAAGTTATTATATTTGAAATTTAAAACTAAAGAAACTAACAGAATATACTCTATACTAAAAGATATATCAAAGTCATACAGCGCTCCACCTCACGAATCTATAACCAATATTGTGTTGGGTGAAATAGTTAGACAATTTTTTTATCACAAAACAAGAGTTTCGTATTCTGATTCTAAATTACGGTCTATAATAAAAGAAGTTGTAGACGATGGAAACAGTGTCAGTAACTACATAGATGACATTTCTACTAAACATTTTTTTGTAACTAACAAAGTCTTTAATAAAGCATTATTGTATAAATATAAAAAAGATATAATTACTGTTCCTTTTAAGATATCACACGAGCCATTTACATGGGCTTTGAATTTTAGAAAAGAACAGAGTATAATAGAATAAAACTGAACAAACATAATTTTCTGTTGATGTAAAACATGTCAACCTTTGTAAGACAAATGTATTTGCCCATCATGATGGATCCGCATGAATTAACATTTGAAGTGTGGGAGAATATAAAAAGAATAGTGATGGACACTTATCTTCACAAAGAAACAAGTGGTATTATGGCAATTAACATTACTGTTTACAAAGACAAAGAACTTCCGTTAGGTGAGCTAATAAACAACCAAATAATGGTTCAAGTTCCCTGCAACGTAGTGTTTAAGTATTACAAAATGGGAGATATTGTAAGCGGAACTCTGTCAATAACAGACGAGAACGATGTTCAAGTACTATGCAGCGATTTAACCTGTGTTTTAGCTAGAGGAGCAGGAACTGTATCTTTCAGTGACTCAAAATATTGCTTTGTAAAAAATGGAGTTGTTTATCCAAACGGAAGCACCGTAACTGCAGTATTAAAAGAGGCTAGGTCTAGCAAAAACTCTAATTTTGAATTTTTAGCTGCATTAGTTGATCCTCCAAAAGAAGAAGACGACGAATTAGCGAGTTCAAAGTGAAAATGTACACGCGTAAGTACACACAACTATGGAAGAGTGTTCTATTACGTTTGAGACAGAAAGAGAAAAAGTAATTTTAACTCCTACTCCTAAACCTACAAGTATATCAGGAGTGAGAGTTTTTGCAATATGTGTAACCACTGATAACGTGCCTATCGTTGCTCAGAGACGTACGTCTTTTGTGTTTCAGCACATTGTATCTACTTCATCAAAAAAAAATACAACAAAGGTATCAAAACACCTGTTACAGTACATGTACGAAAACGAGGTACGAGAACTCGCGTGTCGCTCTTCTGTTCGTAAAATTGAATGGGACAATAACTTTTGTGAACTAATTATGATAGGAGGAAAAGCTAATAAATCAGAGTCCGTAAATTCTTGCTTACGTAGAGAGATACGTGAAGAGAGCGACAGTACAGTTTCTGTTAAGTCAATAAGTGATAAATTTTTTCACGTTAGTATATATGATAAACTAATACAAAAATGTTTTGAATGTTACTGCACACTTTGCTACATTAATCAGTCTTTAGAAGACATCACTTCTACGAGAATTTTTAATATAGAAGTAAGAAGTTTATGTCCTCTGTACTCTTATAAAAATAACGATAAATTTGAATACCTTAACTTTATCTATAAAAGCCTTAGCTAAACTAAATACAATGAGTTCTGTAAAGCCTAGATCGGTGCTGTCCACAATTTCTAAAACAAATAGACGCTTAGCAAGAACGTATAATTTTTCTGACGATGAGCAACGGTTGCGTGTTACGGGTTTTGTTAACAACAAGATGTATAACAGCAAGCTAGTGTCGGTATGCGCGATTTTATCGACTTTAGATGGAAAATATTTAGCTTGTTTGAGAAGAAACAGTTTTTTGTACAGCGAAATACGAAAATCTAAAAGTAGAAAACGCAATATTAATTTGCTAACAAAATATTCAAAATTTCTTCGCCCCGGAGAATTAAAGGAACTAAAGACGCTTCACAGCATAAATAAAACTTTTGTAGATGGTAACAATAAAGGAAACGTTATTTTTCCAGGCGGATCTCCAAAAAGAGGAGAAAACGCAGTAAAGTGCATATCTAGAGAATTAAAAGAAGAAACAAACATCGACAGTAAACATGTTTCTTTAGATACTAGGTTTTTTGTTTATGTAAACATCGACGACTTGCTTACAGGAAAAGAATACGATGCTATATTCTTTTTAGGAACTGTAAACTTAACCAGTGACGAGATCGTTGACAACTTTTTCTCAAATGACGAAGTAGTAACGCTGCTGTTTTTGTCGCCGTACGGTCAAGGAATAGCGTGCGACATTATACGGTACGCGCTGTCTATACAACAGCTAGACTGTTGGGGAACGAGAGGATACAAAAACTCATATTTATCTTAGATTAGGAAATATGTAAACTAGTTTATTGTTGTTTATTTTTATTATCGGATCAGCGGGCATGTTTAGCAAAAATATTCCGTCTTTATCATATACTTTTCCATCGCTAGTCTTAAAGCCGTTATAGATAGTTATCATCGCCGTAGATCTAGCGTACCAAATGTTTTCTCCATTAACTGTTTTATTAACGTTTTCTGTTGTTGTAACTAACATAGGTCTAGATATTAAAGATTGCCACGCTGATTCGTCGTTGATGGGAGAAAATGCTGTATAATGTTCATAAATCCACTCAATAGAGGTTTGTTTATAAACGCTAAATAGTTGTGAAAATTCTCTAGTTTTGTTTTGTATAACCTCTAGCAAGTCTTCGTCAACAGTAGGAGCTCCAGAAGACAGTCTAGCGATTACAAAGTATACGTTTACGTATCTTCTATCTGGGGCGTTTAACGCGTGGCTGTTTAACCTAATGGCTCTTCCAACAATTTGACGCAACGACGCCTCGTTCCATGTTATATCTAAAATAAAAATATCATTAATGGAATAAAAACTTAATCCTTCGCCCCCACTAAGAGAAAAAACACACACTTTAATAATATTTCCATTAGTATTATCTTCTGAGTTAAAATCATTTACTAGTTGATTTCTAACATCTTTGGTTCTTGACGAAAATTCGATACTAGTTATGTTAAATATCGAAAAATACTTTAGTAAAATTTTTATGCCTGAAAGATTAACGAAAGGTTCAAACACTAAACATTTTCCTTTTGAAGCTAATATTCTAACACAAACTTCTGTGTACTTACAACTCCTTTCTCTCAATTCTGTGTACAGTGACACGTCGCTAGCAGACGCTGTATTGTCTAGATAGTTTCCGTTTTTAAAAGCATTAATTGCTGCTTCTGAAAATCTTTTTCCTTGTATAGACTTTTCAAAGTCTTTAACCAACGCACTTACGATGCTTTCGTACTCATCAATTGTTTTATCTTTTTTATCAGGGAATTCGTCAAATGCAAACATAGCAGCCATTCTCCTGTGAATTTTAAACACGGCTGTTTTAGACTTAATTTCCGCGATCTTAGCCCGTTGATACACCGCTTCTTGTTTTGGAGACATGTTAACATACAGCATCTTAACAGTTTTTTTGGCAAAAGTAGAAGATCCTTCAACGTTTTCGAAAATGGATGCTTCGTTGTAAACTAAATAAGAACACATACATCCTAGCTTGTTAATTAACTCATCTTTTCCAACTAAGTAACCTTGCTCAAAAAGCGGAACAGGCTGTAAAACGTTAGGGCGTAACAAGTTAACTAACATTGTAAACTCGCGTGATGAATTTACTATAGGCGTAGCGGATAAGCATAATAGCTTATGATTATGTTGAGGGATATTTTTTAACAAAAAATTATACACTCTCTTTGTAGGACGTATTTTTCCATTTTCCTTAGACAAAGACATAGATATAAAGTTGTGACATTCGTCGATAACTACACAAACTCTAGTTCTAGAACTAATAGTTTTAATAACAGTAAAAAATTTATTGTGAAAATTATGATCGTCGTAGTTAATAAAAATACAATCGTTTACAATTTCTGGCGCAAATTTTAGTATTGTGGTTCTCCACGGTTCGTCGATGAGCGCCTTTTTTACCAAAACAATTATGGTCCAAGTTGTGTATATGTCTTTAAGGTGTTTTAATATATACACCGACGTAATGGTTTTACCAACTCCAGTTTCGTGGAAAAGCAGTAACGAGTGCATTTTATCCAAACCTAAAAAAACTCTCGCTACAAACATCTGATAGTCTTTAAGCTTTACCGTGCTATCTACACTAGCCATTTCAGAAGGCATGTCTTTTGTACGGCGAAGTGCATAATCTATATACGACGCGTACGCACTCATTTGGAGTATAAAAGTTAATATTAACTAGTTTAGTTTTAAACGCTGCGTGATAACAATTACATTAACAGCTTTACTAGTTTACGCTGGCTATCGTTTTCCAAACTCTTAGAATCCGAAGTCATGCTCTCGAACAGCAAAGAATGCGCCACGTATAAAGCTTTGTAAACCTTTGTTGAAAAATTTAAAAATATGTCTATAAACTCTCCATCTACCGGATCTTTTAAAATCATAAACGGTACATTGTTGGACTCTTTCCACGTAGACGACTTTGTTACGTTTTTAAAATGAGTTAAAACAGTATGAATATTTTTTACGTGTGGATCTTCACACACTATTACAAAGCTATCCTTTAACCAACTGTCGTTGGCACACTTAAATAACCTTACAGTTTTAAACAAGCTGCAGTACACTCGCATTGCATCAACTATAGTTCTTCCAAACATTGTAGGAAGTTTAATAATAACGTATTTTTCAGACGTATAGTCAAACAACGGTCTAAACAATTCAAAGGTAATTAGTTTATAATCGCTTATGTATAAATTATTTTCTGTTAAAAAGTTGTTTGATTTTATCAATCCACGGTCTCGTTTATAAAGTTTATTTTTAGCACTCATGTCAACAACTATAGCTTCTGCCTTAATTCCTTTACTGTGAGTTTTAACTGATTTTATTTTAAGAGTTTTACAAATTTGATCAATGTCCGTTTCTGGAATCATGACGTCGTGTGTAAATAGACTTAATAGTTCTGTAGGTAGCCTATTAAGATCGTTTACTTTAGACAACTGTAAAAAATAATTTGTTCCATATTGCAAAGACGGTAACTGCATAACACCTAACGTAAGATGTATATTTGGTAAGTTTTCGTAAAAAGGCATTCGTGCGCTAACACCATCTCGTATTTGAGCTTTCACACTCTCGATGGTGTCCATTTAGAAATGATTGTCTTCTTTCATTATTGATGATCGCTGGTTACTTTTATTGCTAGAATACCATTGTCGTTGGTTAACTTGTATAGATCTGAACTTATAACGACTAGTTGCTTTGGAACATAATAAATTGGATTATTCTGATCTAGATTGGCATAAATAACACGAATCATTAGCTTGTCTTTTCCTCTAGATGTGTTAGAGTTAAGTGTTGTGGGCTTAAAGAAAGTATGCGGAGTAAAGTTAAAGATAAGAGTACGTACGCTTTTAGGTCTTCCGAAAAGTTCTCCGTAAACTTTTGAAATAGGCGATGTTTCAGAATATAGTACATCATTTCCAAACCTTACGTCCAATCTTGAAATTACGTCAATTTTATTTTTAAAATCAATTCCTTTTATGAAAGGATCATTAACGAATAAATCTTTAGACTTTGACGACTCTGATCTGTTGTCCCCGTTGTACACGTTTCGCTGACACGACCAAAGACTAACGGGAATAGAAGCGTCAGAAATATTAATGCTGTGTGAAACGCTAGTAAATATAATTCTGTTGGTTGCCACACTGTAGTAACCGGCAATTACAGAAAACTTTTTAGATAGGTTGTACACGATTGAATTTTTTCTAGTTCCAAAAACTAGCAAGTTTGAATGAAAATATACATTCATATCGTCTGGTACGTTGTCTATCTTCACAAGAACTTCTACGTCTTGAAGATACACAATTCCGTTATCCGGAACTTCTACAATGTCCGCAGAAGGAGGAAACTTTCCGCAAGGAACTTGATCACTAACAATAACCATGTCTTCTAGCAACCTCTCAACAAACGCACACACATAATCTTTTTCTGTTTGAGCATACCCTGGATACGATATAAATCTATTATCTGCTGTGCTATAGCAAGGTTTAACGTATACAGATACAAATGTTGTAGCGTGAACGTCTGTAATAGCTGCAGTTGATTGATTAATTTGACTAATTTGTTTTCTCGTCATCTCTATAAAAGTGGGTTTCAGTTGAACGTTTCTAACCATGTATCCTATAAAACTTAGCTCTGTTACGTAAACAAAGCTTTTAACAAAAGCCTCAACGTCAAACGTAGAATCGTAAACAATAACTTCAGATATTGAGTGAAACGTTACAGTTACTGTAATTTTTGAATTTGCTAGTTTTAAGCTGCTAAAGGTATTTTCTACATCAAATGCTGTTTTCAGATACACGTATACAGTAGTTGCCTCTTTTATAGTATCGTTTTGTGTAAGTCCTGTAGAGATATCATTTAGCTCTCTCGTAAACCCAGACAGTTGCATAGCAGATTCATTGCTTGAACACGAATCGAAAATTTCTTCGCCTGATTTTTCCCAGATAGTTCCGTGGTCAGAAGATATGGACACGTGTTTAATAAGCTTATACCCTACATAGGGAACAAATCCAAATCTGCCAAGTCCTTTTACATCAGGGAGTTCTATACTCAGTACTAGATTATTTATTGCAGTAATATATTGGTCTCTAATTTCAAACGTGTTTGTTTGAGAGTTAGTACAGTCCTTAAAACTAATTCCTTGCATCGTTATGTACTGTGGCATGTACAAAGTAGGCTGATGTTCGTCGACGCCAAAAACATTTGCGCGCTTGACACCATCGTCGGCGCTTAGCAACGAAATTACTGTATTGTTCATGGCTATTTAACTTGGTGAAAAAAATTTAATAGAGGCTTCGTAAAGACATCTGTATTGTATTTGTTTTTTCGTTAAAAAAACAGTTACCGTACAAGCCTTCTTCTTCTTTGCATTCGTTTATTATTTTTATAACTTTTTCTGGGTCTTTGTAGCATGTTAGCGGAAGCAAAGAAATTTTTGGCTCTTCTCTTAACGCTATGTGAGTCTTAACCATACAAGCAAAAGAATCTCTACAGATTCTAGAACAAAAATATCCCACAAAAGAATTCATTAACGTCTCAATTGATAAATATTTACCATCAAGTTGCTGATTACAAAACCAACAACAATCGCTTTTAGTGTTTAATGACAAAATGCTATCGTTTAAAGTTTTATAATAAGAAGGAAGAACGCACCCTAATGACTCTTTATATGTGCTTTTTATGGCAGCTTTGGGTGCGTTTATTACAACATTAGGCAAGCTAACTCGCTTAGCCATTTATAAAAATAATTGTTTTTTTAATGTGCGTTATAAATCTAATGAGCACTCTACGAACATGTCTGGTTTAAAAACGTACTCGTGTCCAAAGTCAACTACTATACCTGATTTTTTTTTATCTCGCATGTAAACTAAAAAATTTTCCCAAACTAGTTGATTACTATTATTTTTTGCATAGTTTTTTACCGTTTGAGGTTTAAGATTTTGAGTAACGTTTGTAATATCAAAAATTTTGTCTAAGAAAAAAGAATAGTTAATAGTTTTTGAAGGTGTGTTTTCTTGACAAAAAAATACTAAATATTTAAAGATTTCAATGACTTCGTTAATTTTATCGGTAGTTAAATTTAACTTTTCGTTTTTAACATTGTTTATGATTTCAAAAACTAACTTGTAGTCTTTTTTGTTTATTTTTGAGTTTGCTTTAAGAAAACTAGATACAAAATTAGCATCTACGTCTTCTGCATCTATATCACAACTGCTCATAACAACCTTAAGTTCGTTAATTACTTCATCAGAACACTGATGAGACAAAAGACGTCGTAAAACATTTCTTAAGTGAATCAGTTTGTTAGATACGTGAAAATTAGACTTTTTAAACGTTTTTAAATTTTGAGTAAAAACAGTATCGCAAAAAATACACACGTCAAATCCTTCTTCTGATACAATTCCATTATGCTTACACACTTTGCACATTTTCAAGTTCATTATGTTAAGACTCTGTATACTTCTTTGTCTAGTATTTTATAATTGAGTGTTTTGTTTCTACAAAATTCTAAAAACGATCTTAAAATTTTTAATCTATTAGGCTGTGCGTATAGTAGCCTTTTTATATTTTCTTCATCGTCTTTTAAAAATTTAGTTAACGCTACAGAACAATTAGAACACCTCTTTGGAGGATCTAAATCTACGGTATAGCTACTATACCATTCCATTTATATTATAATAGTATTATTCTAAAACCACAGTCCTTCTCCAACTGTTCTAGACGAAATGTAAGGTGCGTAATCTTGTGCGTACACGAGCAGACAGCATTGTCTAGATATCATCACCATCGCTTCGTCGATAGTTAGCAAGTCATCCTCAAACACAGAAATGTTTTTCATTAGCTGTTCTTTCTTTCTAGCTACTATATTTGCGCCTTCGTTTCTCATCCAATCGTAAATACTTGAGTCGTCGTCCGCGTTTACCTCTTGTTTGTATAACTGTTTTATAGCTCTCATTAACCTAGCTTCTCTAGAAGGTTTGCTCAATATAGACATCGGATCGTACATCCAGGGACCTAGTTCAGTGAACAAAATTGTATAATGACCGGTAAGAAAAACTTCAGAATTACTAGATCCGCAACTGTCTAGAAAGTTATCTCCTGTTCTATAACAAACCGCTGATTTTAGTTTGTACATTATTCCATTTAGGTGCAGTTCTTGAGCTACATCAATTGGTGCGTCGTTAATAACAGATCTAAACCCTGTAAAGCATTCACCAATTACCGATTTTGCGTTTCTTCTCTCTACTAGAAACATCAATGTTCCGTTAACTATAATAGGTGACTGAGGCGTTCTATCCATAAATCCTTGGTTGTTTCCGCACAATGTAGGAAACGTTTCTATGCTACATCCAGTTGACCTGTAACTAACATTTGGAGGAACAAACATTACTCTGCTACTGCTACCGTCGTACGCTAGAGAGCACACGTTTTTAGTATTAATCGAAATAGGGGAAGTTGATGTTGTGATCATTCTCATAGGATCCACAACTACGTAAGGAGCTGATTGAAGAGTAAGGTCGCTAGACATTCCTCTAGACACGGATACCAGAGCCGGTTTAAATCCTACTATAGACAGAATGGACGCTAGAGTTTGTTCTTCGTCGCTCATAACAGTAGAACACCCTGTGTGAATAATTTTCATTAGCTGATTATCAATTGTTTCGTCTTCTTTGCAATGAAAAACTCCCATTCGCATATTCATTACAATTTTTCTTATCATTGCGTGAAGGTTAGCTCTCTGAACCTCGGTTGAAATAATGTCTCCTATTCCGGAAATGATGATTGGGTGTTCCTCAGTTAGTCTGCTAACTAACAGCATATAATTTTCTGGCTGAACTTTTCTATACTCGTAAAGCTGATGAATTAGCATAAACGTATCTCCAGAAATAAAAGTGTTCTCTAAAGCAGCTATCTTAACTCCAAACAAAGCCATTAAAATAGGACTAACAAAACATGTTGAATCGTGTGATTTATAACAGAAAGACAAATCGCTGGAACTAGACATGTCTATAAAGTGGGAGGATTGAAACCTAGATGTAGCAATAAGTGTTGGATAGTTAGATGGTTCATAAACCATTTCCATCTCTTTTATCTGCTGTGCTAGTTTTGCGTTTGACCTAGAATAAATAAGCATTAGAGGGTGTCCGGCCTTAACCGACAAATTAGAATTAGTTAACGAGCTCTTAACATGCGCCATTATCTCAAATAGTTCGCTTCTGTCCCGTCTTGCGATGTTTAGCTTTTCCATAACCATTAGCATGTCTTGAATAGTAAAAGATTCTATGTTACATTTGTTATTTCTTATATACGCAGCTATTCTATCGCCGTCCTTTCTTAGTTTTAGAACCCATTCTTGAGTAGATGTAAGCTCATCTAGCGGAACTGTTTCTAAATTTTCTTCTTGATAATTACGAGCTTTGCAAGCGTCTTCCCTTCGTTTTAGTTCTCTATCGCTTTGGCTTTGACTCTGCTTTTGTCTTTTATAAGGTTTTTGTCTAGGAGCTCCACCCGATACGATATTATAGTTGGTTACTGATGAAAGCATGTTACATACCGAACACGAATCGGTCTGAACAGCTTTATGAATATGTTCTTCATTAACTAGCGACAAGTGCTGATTGTTATAGTTACTACTTAACTGAATTTTTGTGTTAAGAAAAAGATTTATATCTGAACTTTTTAGCGTATCATGGTCCATTTATATTCTTAGTTTTTATTATAACACGCACTAAGAATAACACGCTTAGTTGAAGTCGTCATTATCGTCATCTGGTTTTAAATCAGGATTGAGGCTTCTCATTCGGTTCATCAGCGCAGCGTGTAAACCTGAAATATCTACTTGCTTAACTTTGTTAGATGACTCAATGGTACGCATAGCGCTAGTTAAGTCTTTAACAGATTGTGGCGGATCAACGGGAGTTAGGGGTTTAGCGGCTATAGCTCCCGGTGACTCAACGGATGAAGGATACACTATTGGATTGTCTTTCGCTTCTGCGCTAGATTGTTTTATAGAAGTTTTAATGTTATCTACTGTATTTTTAGCTTGCTCTGACACTGTAACATCTTTTTCAACAGTAGTACGACATACAGGAATGTCGTAAATATTATCTTGTGAAAATGGTTGCGGTAACAGCGGAAGCGGATTTTGCGGAAATTGTCTAGGTGATGGCAACGGAGGCGCTGGTGGTAGTGAGGGATTAATTGGACAAGTTGGTGGTTGCATCGGACAAGTTGGTTGCGTGTTTGGCGTGGGCATACATTTTGCATCATCGTACGTTGGTGGCAAAGGAGGTAAAACTCTAACACCCCGTTGAGATGTAGACGGTGCAGGACACGATGGTTGTTGGTTTGATCTTAGCAAGCTTTGATAATATTGTTCTGTTGCGTTGTGAGGAGCGTCTATATTCATCGAAGGACACGTTTTAGGAGGTACTGGAGGAGGTTGATTTAATGTATACAGTACGGATGACTGTGGAAACGTAACCATTTGTGCCTTTTTTAAAGTTTCAGCAAATTTACTTCTAAGATCCATTTAAATTAACAAAATTGAAAGACGATTGTGTACTAAAAATGGCTACGTCTTTGGATGACGATGTTGATATTGAATCTGATTATGAATCTAGTGAGTACGAAAAAGAAGACGATGAAAAAGAAGACGAAGATGACGAATTCAGTGATTCTGATGTTGAAAAATCATTAGATATGACTAGCGAACTCGCGGATAAATCGTCTTTAAAGTTTAAGTCTCCTGAAACCGTACCATCTATTAATGTTCAAGATACAGTACAACAGAGTAATAAAATATCACTTATTAAGAAGCGATACACTCGTCGTATGAGTTTATTTGAACTTACCGGAATACTAGCTGAAAGCATAAACTTGCTTCAAAGAGGAAGACTTCCTTTGGTAGAAGGTCTTTCGGGTAGTACTCTTCAAAAAAACCTTTTACAAGTTGCCATACAAGAAATTAGAGATAAGACGTGTCCTGTAATTATTAAGAAAAACGGAGAGTACTTGTCCGTAAACGATTTTGACGAAAGCGCGTTAGAACACCATTTAACTTTTATAACAAAAATCTGGAAACAACAAAACAGATATTAATTATTTTGATAACTTATCAAAAAAACTTTCTTTGGCTGTTTTTATTAAATCACACACGTTTAACACTTCGCTGTTGTAGCAAATGTTGTTATTATTAACAATTTGCTGCAACAAATTAACAATATTATCTTCTCTAGTCGTGTATTCTTGTTCTAGTATTGATTTATATACAGATTTGTGATCGGATATATATCCAATAAGGCTTTGAATGTTTCTAACGCCTCTAGACTTTATATCTTCTGGAGAAACTTTTGTTTTTAGAGATTCGAGAACGTTAGAGAGCAATATTCTTACGTCGTCGTTTCCTTTTAGTTGGCTATAAACAAGAATGTACATCTTTGAAACGGATGTTATAAATTTTGTTGCGTTAAGATCGCTGTTATTTTGAAATATTATAATATTAGACAAAACTTTTCTAAAAAATGTAGTGTATTTGTTAGGCTCTACAGAAATAGAAAACGTCAGTTCAGAAATACACTTTATTCCGTGCTTTAAACTTTCTGTAGAAATTGTTAGCAGTTGTCGATACTCCTCTAGTTTTTGTTTGTTATTTACCATTTCTGAGTCAAACACAGCTACTAGTTTAAGCAAGTAATTTTCGTCTGAAAATATTTTATTAACAGTTCTTACAATAAAACTGTAATGAGAGTTTAATAAATGGTATATTCTGCCTTCTCCAGACAAAGATTTTATTTGTGTAATAATTTCAAGTATTTTCTTTGAATCCGCTACTATATCTTCAGTGTCGTGTTTGATGTTGTTATACATGTTGTTTAACATTATTAATGTCTGTGTAACTGTGAGCATCTCTTTAAACGTGCATATAAAATCTTTCTTTTCGCACTCCGATAGTTTATTGTAAACAGATTTTACCACTGCATTAGATCGCATAAACCAAAAAGTAAAGAGTTGATAATTACAGTACTTCATTAGCTTTATAACTTCAGCATCTGTTAAAGATGGTGATATTTCGCATACTTTTTGTTCAAGTACCGGAACTATAGACATTAGAGTCGAAACATCTACGTCAAACTCTGGATCGTCGGTTTGTTGTCCGGTTTCAGATTCCAAGTAAGTTTTGCTAATGCAGTAAAATTTTTCGTATAAAGTTTTAAGTTTATCCATTATAATTTGTAATTTATTTTGATATTCAGTAGTTTAATTTAGCTTAATAGCCTATTTATGAGGATAATACTTTTCTAATAATTGTTTAACTGTTGCTGGATCTGTTGTTGGTGTTATGTTAAATTGTACCATTATATTAACAATCCATGTTTTTATAAATCTGTCTATTGATTTAGTAACAACGTACTTAAACATATTTGAAAAGTACTTAACTATCGGTCCCGATGACACAACGTTATCTGTAAATGTAATATACTGAGAAGATATAGTTTCTGTAAATCGTTCACCGTCAACGTAAAATCCATCTGTTGTTAGCGTTAATCCAGAGTCAGAAGCGATTTCTATTTTGTTATCTATGTAAGGAAATAGTTTTTTTAGCGGATTGGACTTAGGTTGTATAAAATTAATTACGTCGCTATCTGCGTCTTTTTGTACCAATAGTACATCGTGAACAATTTCTTGTACAACTATTCTAATTTTGTTTCCTATGTCGGTATAATTAGTAGGAAAGTATACCATATCGCCTACTATTAAAATATTTTTATCTTCATTGACGTACTTTATTATGTCTTCTTGAGTTCTAAGTCTAGTTATTGTTTCTTTAGCACAGCAGTGAACTATATAGTAACCGGACGTTGATTGAAGACGCTTGTTGTCGGGTTCAAAATCTGCATTATTATCTACGTTAAAATAATCGTCAAATAATATAGGCAAAAAAGATATCTTAGATTCAGTAACTACTTTACCAAAGTTTAGAACATACGGATTTATAACTGTTCGGTCAACTTCTTTGTTATGAACGCAAGAAGAAAATGTTTCTGTATGAGATTGAGGTTTTAAAAAACAACACGGTATGCATATTTTTTGCAGTCTGTGAAATATAGATAAAAATCCAATGTTGTTATATTTACCCAAAGGATCCAAACACGAAAACATCACACCGTTGGCGTTAACGAATACGTCTTTAGTTTCTGACTTATAAAAATTTTCACTTACTTTTGTCATGTCCGCGTCTAGCGATTGTATTATAACGGGTTTACGGTTTTTATTTTTGCTGTTTTGGCAAATTCGTGACCAGTAAACAGTTTCTATTTTTGTAAAATCAGAAGACTGTTGAACGTTGTTGAACATGCTGTTTATAGCAATAACTAAAAAGGCAAAATACTTTTCGATGTTAGGAATATGATTTTTTACTTTAATAGATATGTGATTTTTTGCCAAAATAATAGAAATACGTTTGTCTACAGATAACAAAATGTTATTAGTGGCCGTTTCAACAAAAATAAAACTAGTTTCTATGGCTAGTTTTATTTTAGACGTTATAGGCGTAAAAAGGTTAACTTTGTAAGTTATATCTCCCTTTATCCTTTCCATTTGTGGGTCTAAGTCGGCTACTAAACTAGAAAACAAGCTAATGTTGTTAACTGTAATAGTACTTCCATCGCTTGATAATGCTACAGTGCCGTCAGTGTTCCAGACTGTTAAGTTAATATCTTCATCTGTTAAGATAAAGTTGTTTCCTGTTAAATTAATAAAATGTTCGTCGCTTTTGTACAACAGTACTTTGTTTTTAAGGTTCTGTTCTTGTAGCTTTTTTACTATTTTGCGCAATCCTGTTGTTCGCAAATTTGTTCTAAAAATATTGTTAAACTTAGACTCCACAGTCATGTTTAAGTCTAACGTGTTAAATATTTCTAACATTTTTGATTCAAATTTTAATATATTAGAGTTTACTTCTTCCGACGAACCAAACTCTGGAACGGGTGTATCGTTAGCTCTAGCAACCCATATGACTAAAAAATTACACGCGTCTATATACGTGTTGTATAAAATTCCATCTATTTTTATTAAAGTTTTTTTCTGCGTGGGAGAAAAAGGGTTAAATATAGTATTGTCAACATAGCTGTACTCTAGGTTATTTTTATGGGAGTATATAATTATGTTTTCGTCTATATTTAACAGGTCTTGAAGGTATCCTTTTAGCTGTCTTATTTTCATCGTTAACAGTATGTGGCGTTTTAACAAAGTAGGAGTTTTTATGTCTAAGTGTTTGGATAAGAAATAGTATATTGTTGATGTTTCATCTATTTCGTTATACGGTGTTAAGTAAAGCGCTCTTTCAATATTTTGTGACGCGTCTACCAATAGAACCAGTTGAGGACTCACAGTATAAATCATGATTTATACTTTGTAAAGTGAAAAGATATTTTAACAATTTTGTATTATTAATGTATTTTAGCACAATGTTTAAAGAAGTTCCAGCTTATCAATTGGAAGCAGATGTTAAAATTGGAGACATTAATGTAAACGTAACTAAATCCAGAGCTAGGGAAAACTCAAGCTATGTTTCAAAAACTAGACGTTTATTTCCTCAGAGATCTAAAAACGATGAGCACAAGCTGTCTTTGGGATTTTTCCTTCAAAGATTGTCGTTTTTAGGGTATAAAGAAACGGCTTATTTGTTTAGGTGCGTAGACGCTGTAAAGAATGTTAGTATCACTAAGAAAAATAACGTAATAATTGCACCGTATATTGCTCTAATAACAATGGCGTCCAAGGGATATAAACTTACAGAAACTATGTTGCAGTTGTATTTTCCCGAGCTTTACAGCGAACGCAGTAAGCGGTTTAAATTCAGTACTCAGATAATGTATATTCAAGATAAATTGGGTTATCCTCAAAGCGAGTACTTTGTTTATTCCTTTGAAGAATATTTTTCAACCGTTGCGTTAATAATACGCGATGAAACGGATACTGTGTTCGATTCTAGGAAAGAAAGCTCGTTAATATCGTCGTTGTCAGAAATAACATACAGATTTTATCTCAAACAGCTTAAAGAAGATGCTATACAATGGAGCGTTAGTACCGGAACGTTAATTACGCAGATGATAAATACTGTGTTAATAGCTACATACGAAATGTTAAAGCAAGCTATAGAATTAAACGCTAGTATATCATGCAAGTTAGCTAAAGAAACGCCTGTACCTTTTAACTTGCTTATCGAAAATAAAAATAAATTTATTAATTTTATAAACGATATAAAAAAATTAGAATCTTTTAAAGTCAACAAGAAAGAAAAAGATTTTTTAATGACTTTCTTTGAATTAAATTAATTTTTACCCGCAGACGTTTTGTCGCTTACGCATTTTTTATTATCAGTATCATTAGATTTATCGGTTTTGTCATCTTGAAAGGCGTACAATAAAACAATTCCTAATATTAAGTACATTAACATGTTAATTACTATTCGTATAACGACATAACTAAAAGAGTTAGATCTTAGTTTATGTTCACAAAAATACATAAACACGTGTCTTATAAGTTCTATTGCGCCGTTAGCAACTTGAAATAGCGCCAAACCTCCTATTGATTTTATTACAGCAATATAACATGACATTTATTCTGTATCAAAACACGCGGATTCTGGATTAGCCATGTTGAGATTTTTTTTCATCTGCATATAGTACATTTTAGAAATATCTGAATAGTAATTTGCTAGTTTTGCTACTTTAGGCTTAACTAGTTCGTAAGCTTTTCTAAGATCATCCGCGCTAATTTCAGAGTCTGTTATGCTTTTACCGTTTCTCCGTAGCAAGTACATAATTCCTCTTATGGTCTCTAGAGCAATCAGTTCTAAATAAAGTTCTTTTGACAATTCTGTATATAGCTTGAACTTTTGCAATATTCCTTCTTTTACATCGTCGCTGATAGGAGTCTTAAACAAGCTTTCTGTGTTGTATATAGATTTAGCCAATTGCTTAAATACAGCAGCGATATTGCACGTGTTTTGTCTAAGTACGTCAAACTGTCTAGTGGCTAACGCTGTAACAGACATGAGAGCTTGCGTAGCGGCTGCGCTATTGTCTCGCATATAATTATCTTTCAGTACTGCGTTTATTATACGAACAATTTCGTTTGAAGGAGTTCCTTCGTCTTCGTTTTCATTTACGCTATCGATGATTTCACTAAGCGACACAGCTCGCCCATTTCCTCCACCTACTTGAATGTACCTATCTACCATGCTAATTGGCATAGTTCTTACAACAGCGTCTCCAGTTAGCTGACCATCGTTAATGAGATTAGCCAAATTATTTTTAAAAGCTACATTTTCTGGCATAAAAAATTCAGTGTCTATAATTTCATCGGTTGTAGTGGCTGCCATAATGCCTCGTACATTAATTCTTTCTAAAATAGATAGTGGCTCAAACATGTCAATTGTAGTGACTTCATTTTGAACATCAACGCTAGGTGCGGCTTCTGTTGTTGTATTTGCGTTTCCTGCAGAAAAAATACTAAAAAACTTTGGACAGGATTTTCTACTTGGACAACTTTGATACGACAATCTGTTAATGTTGTAAGAAAATATATCTCTAATATCTCCTATCGATACCATAAACTGAAGTAGGTCGTGTGCTGAAGACATTATTTTAGAGGCCTCATCCTTTGAACAGCTATTTTTTTCTAAAACAGATTGAATGCTACTTTTTGATACCTTTGGAGAGACTGTAACAGCTACGTGATTGTGACTGCTTACCATGTTTTGTTTAAAAGACACTTTGTATCCCATCGCGGAAAACAACAGCGCCAAAAATTCTTTATAGCAATCTTTCTTAATAACGTGAGGAGGACCAACGTCTTCTAGTTTTAAACCTGCGTACATCATAAGAACTTCTTTAAGAGCCGTTTCTGGAGTTTTATTTGCCATTAATCTAAGGTACTGGAAAAACTTCATAAATCCTACTTCTGACAAGCCTATATGGTTAACGACGTGTGAACTTTTTCGAGGAAAGTCTTTATGTGTTATAGAGTTGATGCTGTTTAACGTTTCCGCCAGCAATTGAGGAACGGTTTTTCCGGCAATTGACCTAACCAAGAAACACACTCTTGATGGTGTTTTTCCTGAAGATATCACATTGGCGAGTCTAGAACAATATGTAATTCCGTTGTGATCATAAAGGCCAAACACGTAACAAGTTGAGTTTAGAAACATGGTTTTGGTTAACGGCATGCTTTTGTATTCGCTATAAGGAATTCCATCCCAAAACAAAGATGTATCTGTTGCCATAAGTTTATGAACAGCTGTTTTTTCGCTGCGAGAAATCATACTAAATAGTGTAATATAATAAACTGGAAGGCTGGAAATATCGACAAACTCAACTCCTGGAATTGTAATGTTAGCGCTAGTTATGATACGAGTAGACGCGTTTCTAACTTTCATCTCGAAATACGACTTAACCGGAACACCTGGAGCCATTTGTTTAAACGTAGGAAATTGCCGTTGAAAATGCAAAGATGCTATAAAATTAAGAAGTTCGTAGTCGCTAAGCAGTACTTCATCGCCGTTGTATGTGAGATCTCTAAGGTCATATCTAGAGTTAAAGTGCTGAAAATACATTACCAAGTGCTTGTATGGCATAGTTGTTAAGTCTGTATCTATAGTAGGATTTTGAGCTATAACAATATTATGAGACGCTGCGGCAGATTCAACGTTATAATCCTTGTCGAATATTTCTCTAGATGGCGTTGTTAACAAAGCCCTAACGTTTAACAAATTAATTAAGTCTTTTGCCATCATAATTCCGTTTACGAGTCTAGCTCTAAATCCAGTATCTGTTCCTATAACGTCAGAGTAAAGCAAGTTAAGTAAATATGTGTTGCTAAAAGACAAGTTAGGCATCGGAATGGGATTTAAGATGCTAGGAGATGCTAGAGCTTCTACATATCCTCCAATTATCCTAGCATGACCCTCACAGCCCGTAACTCTAGTTTTAACTAAATCTTTAGTAAACAAAGGCAATTCGTTGTAGCTATGTGTATCTTGAATAGGATTGCTCCTGTCGCTTATGGAAGGTTCTTGGCAGTTTTTTACAATAGTTCCCGGTTTTACAACAGCGTTAAATAGCGACTGAGAAGATGTTTTATCGAGTAAATAATTTATTCCTAGTTTTTGAACAGACAAGTCGTATTCTAATGGGTCAACTAACGCTTCTAAATCTGCAGAAAAAAGTGCGTCAAATGGATGGACGTATGTTGTTTTATACTTGCTTTCTATTGTAAAATCCAAACACAACGACGGTAGTACCGTAGAGAAGATTTTGTACATATATTCTACACCTTCTAGTTGGTCAAGAGTAATTATGTTGTTTAAAGCCGTCATTTAATACTAAATAAATGACGGCCGTCCCTGTGACAGATATGCCGAGCGAATATATCGTAACTGCGTTTTCAGAAGATAATTACCCTTCTAACAAACATTACGAAATCACATCGGGGCAAATGTCTATCATGAGAACTATGCACAATGCATTGCTAGCTAATAAAAACGAGTACGATGAGCAATCATCCGACGACGAAGAAACTAGTCCCACACCCTGTTCTGACATGGAAGAAGAGGTTGACGAAGTTGAAGACAAGGTTTCAGAATCGGCTATAACCATACCAACTGCCGCAGCAGCTATTGCAAGAACTAGAGTAACTCCCACTCATCAAGACATTTCGTTTAAAAAGTCTATTAATATAATGGGACCTAATGGAACTAATAACGAAGTTATTTTTACAGCAGAACAAAAAAGAGTAAACATAACAATGTCTGACTTAGACACCGTTTTAGAAAACAACGGTCACATGGATAAGTTTTCTAAAATCACATCGATGCCGATGCACACAACTCCTTCTTTAGGAGCTGTCTTTGACGATAGCAAAAGAGTTAAACTACTAGAACAAGAAGTTCAACAATTAAGAAAACAAAAAGCCGCGGCTCCTTCAAACTTAGATAATTTTACTAAAATTTTGTTTGGAAAGGTTCCTATTAAAACGGCGGATGTCAACAAACGCATGGTTATCGTAAACTATGCAAATTTAAACAACGTTTCACTAAGCATTGAAGATTTAAACGACTGTTCAGATGAAGAAATAGAAAGAATGTTTAAAACAATTAAGCAATACAATGAAATGAGGAAAAAAAAAATTATTATAACTAATATGATTATTATCGGAATTACAATTCTAGAACAAGTTCTTTATAAAATTGGGTTTGAAGAAGTTAAAGGCCTTAGCGCCGACGTCACAAGTGAAATTATTGACGTAGAAATCGGTGACGATTGTGAAGCCGTTGCTAACAAAATAGGATTTAGCAACAGTCCGGTGTTTAATATTGTTTTGTTCATAGTTAAATTATTTGTAAAAAAGATGAAGATAATTTAACACATTCCAGAGTCTGGACATTCAATACTGTCTTTGTTATACATAACAGTTGTTTGTCTTCTCCGTCTGGTCGGCTTGGTGTCTCCACTGCTTTTAGTAGTACGAGGTTTTCTTCCCGCATTAACCAAATCTACTCCTAGGAGATCAGCGTTAACTTCTCCTACGGTTCCTTTTACTTCTAGTTTTCCGTCTCTAACTGTACCAAAAACAATTTTTCCACAGTTAGTAACTGCTTGCATCATGTTATCATCTTCCATAGGACGCCTAGATCTCGGAGCTCCCATTTTTACTGACCTTTTACTAGGAGTTGATTTTGTCCTAGAAGTTTTTTTACGAGCGGTTGCTTCAAATGGCGAACCAGCGGCACATACAGACTCTATAGTGGTATCTACCGCCGATGTATCAGGAGCTGCCAAGAGAGGAGGCTGCATTCCTGTTTGTTCGCTGCTAATATGCGATAGCAGCGTTTTTAGCTGAGGCGCGAGTTTTTTAAGAGTAGTCATATAATCGTCGTAACTGCTACGTGGAGTTATTTTATCCGCCATTTAATAATAAAAATTTAACTTTCAAGATCTGCACTATTATCGTCAGATGATTGACTGTTTTTTGAAACAAGTTTTGCGATTGCCTTAATTTGATCATTTGTAAGTTTGTCATTAAACGAACCTTTGTTTATTTCAGGAACTATAGGATTCTTTTTTTCTATAGTGGTTTTTGTATAAATATTATAAACCAAATAAATTATAATAATTATGCAAACAAACGTAATAATTAAATCTGCTAGCGCCATTTAGTTACAGTTAAGTTCGATGTCGCTTACGTTGCGCATATTGCCCGCATTAATCAAAACTGGACCAGTGCAATATCTTCCGTAACCGACAAATAAGAATAATCCCACTAGAATAATACACGCTACTACAAAACACGTAATAGAAAGGGCTCTCCATGTGTAGTTGCTAGGAGTGGTTTTTGAAAAGTCTAAAAACGCAAAAATAGCCGTTAGCACCAATAGAGCAATACCTCCAAACAGCGCACCCGAATAATAAGTTCTAATTGTTTGAATAAGGTCCATTTAACTGGCGTGAAAAATTTATATCACAGAATGTATAAAGTGGAACATAAACCAAATAAATACGACTGTTTGAATCGTAAATACAATGTCTAATTTTGTTTGTGAATTTAACAATATATTACATAGCAGCGTTAACAAAAATATGCTACTTATAATAACGGGCTCGTAGTTAGATATCATTTACATTATAAAAAGGATGTAGCAATTGTTTGTCAAAGAGCAAATATACTTTACCTATCCAAACTTTTGATTTTAGATACACGCAAGTTTTTAACAATTGAGAAGCCGTAGGGTTTATTAAAACAACTGGTCCGTTTTCTTCTATTAAAAAATTATCATCGTAAAAATAATTATTTTTGTCATACTCTGTAATCATACGGCCGTCTGTAGTAAATATATTTAATGGATATAAAGAATTTTTTCTACGTAATATAACAAAATTTTTATCTAGTAACATTTATAATATTAGTTTTTAATCTACTACGTGAATACACACAAATAAAGTAAACAATAACCATAATTACTACAAAGACAACAGGTATAGAAATTAAAGCGTAGTTAGCTTCTTTGGATTTATTTTTATCGGTGTAATTTCCAGGGTCTACGTCTCCTAGTATAGGAATTCCTGCGTGGCAGTTAGAGATGAGCGACACGTTTGACTTTTCCATAGTTAACGAATCAATATTTATGCTGCATCCTACGTATCTACATCTAGTTCTTTGTACGTCCTGGTTGTATAACAGCCATTTTCTATCACGGGTGTTATCTGTGCATTCGTGTTTCCAACAAACCCGAGGTCCTAAAAATCTATTTTTTTTATCGTCCGCAAACACCTTAGGTGGATTGACGCACCAACAGTTTTTGTTACTGCTGTGGTCGTTACAGTAGTTTATCAGGGAGCTATCCCCGAACGCGTAATTTTCAGGTCTAACTATTCGTATAAATTCAGAGCAATATCTAGAATCCATATTTTTTGCACATATATCAGAATAGGTAGATAAAGCAATTTTGCGTTTTTTTCTAAGCCAGTCTAAGCATAAAATATTATTTGGATCATCTTTACAGGCGGAAGACATAACTAAATCGCAATCGTCAGTTTCAAAATTGTTGTTTAATCTGTTAGGACATAACGGCGTTGGGTTTGTACAGCAGCTTTTATACTTGTCGTCCGCAGACAGTGGCGATTTAACAAATTTACACAAATAACCCGTTTTTACATACGCTTTAACGCTATCGCTAACTGGCTCATTGTACTTTATAACTGACCCAGGTCTAAAAGAAAAAGACTTACACGGGTCGCCCTTAACTTGAATATATTCTTTAGATATAGACGGTGATAGGTAAGTGCCGCAGTAATTAGGATCCATATTGTCTTGTAAGCAAAATCTAGGATTTATTACATCTTTAGAATTGTCAGAAATTACTTCGCTTTCTTCAGAAAACGGAATTATGTATCTAACACCGGCTGAATCTTCGTCTATTACCATTTCTAATTCACCGCGCACATCTGTTTTTTGTACAAACACACTAGTTATACTACTACCCGCACCCATTTATTGACTTTAACTTATGTATCTGAAAAACTAGCGCTAAAACTAGTTTTTCTACCCGCTCTCATTAGCGGACACGCTTGTGGAGTAGAGAAGTACGACAGTCTAAACACGTACATACAAAAAAGTACTCCTAAGATGATGTAAGATATAACGGTTACGTGATATGAACATGTAATATGAGTAAGAGTTATAGCTAAAATTGCCATAAGGGAACAAATTATAGCCATTCCCAACGTTTTGTTATAGGACGAATAGATTGCCTGCATGGACAAACAATACGCTAGAACCAAACAAGGTAGAGGCAGTACAATAGCAGCCAATCCTATCAAACAAAGTCCAACAAGAGGAGCTGATGTTATTGCCAAAACAAAAAGTATCAATCCTAACAGCACTCTTATGTCTTCAAATTGAAGAATATTATAAGGAGCTAGCGGCGAAATAGGCTTTCCGTCAATAATGGAAGAAATATCATCTCGAGGTAAGAATGATTGTTGTTCGTCTTCCGTAAAAAGTTCGTCGTCTAAAACTCCAGCACCGCCTTCAAACTCACTAAAGGGGTTATAATAACTAAAATAACTCATTTATATATAAAAAAATGTTTGGTTATATCAACATTACTAATAAACTTTACACTTATATAAAAAAAATTTCTGGATCTCAACCTTTATTTCTTTTTAATTCTGATAATAACCATGTAGAAGTTTTCCCAAACTCCTCTTTTAAGTTTTTGGTTCCTGCTGGATTATTTTCTTCTTATCGAGTAATGCTACGAGACGAACTAAAATATCCAATAGCTAACAACCCAATGACAAACGAGAAAGATCTTTCTCTTCCCAATCTTTATCCGTTACAGCAACTAGTGGTCGACAAAGTCGTTGCAGCGATGAAAAGAAAAGAAGAAGAACACCGACCAAAGTACATAACGTTACATCTAAAATGCGGTTTTGGAAAAACGGTAACCGCGTGTTACTTAATGGCAAAAGAACGCAAGCGAACAGTAATATGCGTTCCTAACAAAATGTTAATCCCACAGTGGAAAACTGCTGTAGAATTAACAAAAGCAAATTATATGATATCCGTACACGGAGTTAGCAAACTCTTATTAGAGAAAAGCACTCCGGATGTTCTTATAGTAGTAAGTAGACATTTCGCTAACGAAGAGTTTTGTAATTTAGTATACTCAAACTACGACGTTGTAATAGTAGACGAATCTCATACTTACAATTTAATGAATAACTCGGCAATGACTCGTTATTTAGCGTTCTATCCTCCTCCTATATGCTATTTTTTAACAGCGACACCTAGACAGTCTAACAGAATTTATTGCAACGATATTATTAACGTAGAAAAAGAATCATCACTAAATAAAACAATAAAAATAATAGATTGTTATTTTAAACCATTTTCAAACGAAAAAATACGTAACTTATCTACTAAATTAAACTCTACGTATAATAAGTATCATGTGTTTACTGAAAAAATTCTTACAGAAGACGTTCATAGAAATAAACTTATTATAAAAACATTAGTCGAAGAATACACCTCTAGAAAGATAAATAGAATAATGATTATTACAAAATTAAGAGCTCATATGTTAATGTTTTACAATGAATTAGTAAAAAAATTTAGAAACGATGTTGTTTTAGGAGACGCGCAAAATAGAAAAACTCCAGAAATAGTAAACGGATTAAGATCAAAGGATAGGTTTATATTTATTTCAACGCTTTACTACGCTGGTACGGGACTAGACCTGCCGAGTTTAGATTCGTTGTTTGTAGGAGTAGCCGTAATGAATAATATGCATATGGAACAATTATTGGGAAGAGTTTGCAGAGAAACTACTCTAACAGACAGAACCGTATACGTGTTTCCAACAACTTCTATAAGAGAAATTAAATCTGTAGTAGACAATTACGTACAGAGATTAATATCTCTAGCCTTAGACTTGGGGTTTGTACAGTTAAATACCGATAAACCTTGCAAGGAAGAAACTGCTTTAAAATTAGCGTTTAGTTAACTAACTATAAAATTCATTTAAGGGTCTAAGAGCGGATCCGCACGCGGCGCATTCTAGTACACTACCTGACCCTGCTAATTTTAAACCGTTTAGAGAAACCTTTGTTATATCAGCAACTTTAACCAACAAAGAGTGACACGACGAACACGTAGTACAAGAATCTTCGTCTTCTACAACAGTAGTTCTAGGAGGACGACGCTTTCTCTTTTTTTTATACCCCGCGCTTTCGTCGATAATACCAACTTGTTCACTTGACATTTAAGAAGTAAAAAATAATTTAGAATATGCTTCTAAACACTCTTTTCCGTAGATGTTTTTTATGTCGTCGCTACCACAACTTACAAAATCTGATACGGTTACGTTGCTTCTATCGCTACACATAAATGGTTTGTTGTCCTTTTTATTAATTGCTATTAGAGCAGTTACTCCTCCTATTGGAGCGAACGAGTAAGTAAACAAATAGTTATTAATACACAACATTCCGTCTCCTTTTATGTTTGCAAACTCTAAGTAAGCTTTGCGCTCTACTTCAAGTTTAGATGAAATTTTTGGTACTATAACGTTAAAAATGATAATAAAATAGCACAAGATTAAAAAAACTACAAACATGACGGCGCTATCTGATTTAACTAGCTTAAAAGAACTTTTAAGATTAAGAAATTGTCTACATTTAGCAGACGCAGAAACTATTGACAGGTACAACACGATTGTTGATTGGGCTATGCAAACTTATTGGTTTGTTGATGTTACAAAACTATCAACTCCTTGCACGTCGTTGGACAGCTACTACACAAAAGCGGTGTCGCCCATTTACTTAAACGAAGGAACATATACTTTTAGTCGAGTACACTTTGGCAACACATTTATTTTTTCAAAAAGCTCTATGCTAGAGTTAGAAACTGGTATTGCTCCCAATATAGACGATGACTTTAAGGAAAAATGTTTAAACGTATTAAAATTAGACCCTTGTTGTGTGTTAAAGTTTTCTATGCTCTGCGAAAGCTGGATTTTAGAAGACGCGATATCTACTATACACGAACCAGAACTAATATTTAATGCAGCTAAGGAAAATAATTTATTAGTTACACCTATACTTCGAGTAAAGGTTTTAAAAAAAACATTATTTGAAGAATTAGATTTTAAAGCAGTGTATTTGGCGTTATCTAATATAGCAAAAAAAGACAATGACCTATCTATTCATAAAGCTGAATCTATTTGCTGCTCCAACGACAACGACAAGTCATGGAGAAAAATTATCGACTTTAACAAAACACAGTACATTAAAGTAACGGCGTTTAGTAAAATAAAAATTGGAGACAATTTGTATATGCCAATTTTAAAAACAAACTCGGGAAATAGAATAATGCCAAAAGACGTAAATCATTTAGTAGCGTCTAGAGTAAAGGTAGGATCGTTTGTTTCTATTAAAAAAACACCAGAAGGTTTAATGTTATCAAACACTGTTTATGATCAATCAGAAACTAGAGGAAACGCACTAAGAAGAATTTTACAGACTTTTGGTTCAAATATATTCGTTAACGGAAAATATTTATCTAGAGCATCTACCGTAGACACTAAACTCTTATGCGAAAAACTTAAATTGCCAATATGTCATACAAAAGAAGATCTAATAAACTCGATAAAAAATAATAAAAAAGTCAGTAAACAGCTTTTTGATAAATCTCCAATGGAAATGACTAGATTATGTTTATCTTATCCAGAAAAAGAATTAATAGAACTTGTCAATAATATTAATTTTGAAACAAGTGACGGTATTATAACAAGATATAGTTTAGAAGACACAACTTGCTTAGAAAATCCTACAATTGAAACTTTGTATTGTAATTTTGCTCAATTTGTAACTGTATTTAATATTTTTGCAACTGTTTATAATTTAAATAGCGATGCAGACTAAAGATATTAAAAAAATAGTTATTTCTGCGTACGACATAGGGGTTAAAAATCCGGCTAGAACTGTATTAGAAATTTTTAATGACTCTATTAGAGTAGTAGACATTACAAAGCTGGACTGGAGCAATAATTGGGAATCTAAAATTTCAGCAGACGTTCGCAAATTTGAGTCAAATATAGTTCTGTTAGAAAGACAATCTAAAAAATCTCCGTATTCTAAGTTTGTGTATTTTATTAAGGGGTTGTTATATAATACTAATACTAAGGTTTACTGTGTTCCTCCTGTCATGAAAGGATCTACTTACAAATCTAGAAAACGCAGATCAATAAAAATTTTTTTAAAGTGGTTAACGTTTTTTGACTTAGGTGATTACGTACCTGTTAGAAGAAAAATGGACGACGTAGCTGATAGTTTTAATATCGCTATGCGGTACGTAATAGAAAAATATATTAAAATGAAATTTAACTAATAGCCATCGCTAGATAGTCATGGATGACCTTCTTTGTTTCTTGCACAGTATTGAAAATATTTTCGCTAGAACAATTTTTAATTTTCATTTAACAAACACGCAGTTATTAAACGACATCTATGGCTATATGCAACGTCGTATAACAAGTACAAATTCTTTTTCAAGCGTCGTAGCTGATATGCCTGAAAAAAATTTGATTAAAAAAATTGTATACTGCGATATACAATTAACTAAACACTTGCTTAACCACGAAGCGTATCCAAATTACGAACAACAACCTGTATCAAAAAGAACAGGTAAATATTTTGACGTGTCATCTGAGCAAGACGATCATAGTCTAATTACAGCTTCTATATTCGAGCGCGATAGGTCATCGTTAGTTTCTTATATTAAAACTACTAACAAAAAACAAAAGATTAACTATGGAGAAATTAAAAAAACTATTACAAACTCTTCTGGAAACTCTTTGGGTTATTTTTCAGGCCGTAAGGGAGACGACTACTTAAGTACAGAGATTAAGGCTAACGCTGAAAAACCGTGGATTAAATCTATTTTAAAGCATATGAAAATAGAAATAAACTACGATTCCATCATAACTAAAGGAAAGAGTTCTATTTTACAAACTATTGAAATTATTTTTACTCATAGAACTTGCGTAAAAATATTTAAAGATTCAACAATACATATTATTTTATCTAAGGATAAAAATGAATGCGGATGTGTAGGAATGATAGATAAACTATTTTCCACTTATAAAATTTTATTTATGCTGTTTAACGCAGCTAGCGATAACCCTATGTTTATGAATTGGGTAAAGGTAGCGAATGATATTGTAACAGCTACTAACTTTAACGATAAAATTAAAATTATTACAGAAAATAAAGATATGTATGGAATTGGAAATTTTAGAATTGGAATGTTTAACTTAACTTACAAGCCAAAGATTACACATACTGTCTTTCCGTCAATGTTGAGTTCCAACAATAAAATAAAGTTTTTCAAAGGTAAAAAATTAAATCTAGTTGCTCTGCGGTCTCTAGAAGACTGCATGGAAAACGTTTCGCATGCTCAATTGGTTTTGTCTGAGATGAAGAGTAAAGCAGAAAGGCTTAGTTCAATAAACGTGGACACAGAATTAGTTGAAATACTAAAAGATTTATTGATATAAAATGAAAAACGACACTAGTGTAAAAATGGACCAACGTCTCGGATACAAGTTTTTATTACCAGATCCAAAAGCAGACGTGTTTTATAGACCTTTGCATTTTCAATATGAATCATATGCAAATTTTATACTCTATAGACTTAAAGAGATTCTTACAGTTAAAAGAAAACTTTTGTCATTTAAGAACGGAACAGAAAACATAATATTAGAAATAAACAATGTTTGTGTTAAGCCGCCTCCTTACTCGCCCATCATCGCAAGTATTAAAGGAAAAAGCTACGATGCTCTTGTTACATTTACAGTAAATATATTAAAGGAAGTAATGACTAAAGATACCGTAACGACTGTAAAAATAAGCAGCTACGAAGGAACAGATTCTCATCTTATAAAAATACCTTTGCTGATAGGATACGGTAACAAAAATGTGCTAGATCCTGCAAAATTTGTAGTACCGAATGTTATCGGCGGTGTTTTCATTAACAAACAGTCCATAGAAAAGGTAGGAATAAACTTGATAGAAAAAATAACAACTTGGCCAAAGTTTAGATCAATTAAAGCAAATACGTTTTCGTTCTCGTTTTCATCTGTTTCAGCACCTAACATTTTACCAACAAAGTACAGGCATTATAAAATTATTTTAGACGTATCACAGTTAGAAAATTGCAACATCTCGTCCGCTAAAACAATGATTACGGTTAATGTTATTTTACTGGTTCAGTATTTAGCAAACGTGTCATTAGAGTTTATAATAAACAACCTAACTTTTGATATGCCGACAGAAGCTGGATACTTGGCGCACTCTCTAGTAGAAAGCACAAAGTACATTACTAGCAAAGAAGACTTTAACCTCACTAACTATATTTACGATTTGATAGAGGCGGAAAGACTAAAACAGAAATCGCAGTTAAAACCTGAAGAATTTAGGTACGACATGATAAGTAACTTTTTGCCTCACATGGTAAATAGCTCAAATCAATTAAAAGGCCTGTATTTGTTGTCTCTATTGAGGAGATTTATATACTGTATATTCTTTCCTTCTAGATATGTGGACAGGGACTCAATGGCGTGTCACCGCGTTTTGACTTACGGAAAATACTTTGAAACACTGGCAAACGATGAACTAGAAAATTATATTTCGAACATAAAAAACGATATTATGAACAATCATAAAAACAGAGGTACATGTTCCGTAAACATTCATGTTTTGACAACTCCAGGATTTAACCAAGCGTTTGCTTCACTTCTTAGCGGAAAGTTTAAAAAGACAGACGGAAGTTATAGAACTCATCAACATTATTCATGGATGCAAAACGTTTCGATACCTAGGAGCGTAGGATACTATCCGGATCAAGTTAAAATATCAAAAATGTTTTCTGTAAGAAAGTATCACCCTAGCCAAAACGCTTTCTTTTGTCCATCTGATGTTCCAGAAAGAGGAACCCACGTAGGTTTAGTATCTCAGTTGTCTGTGTTATCGTCCATAAGTAACATAAAAACAACAGATTATGTTTCTCTAGAGAAAAAGATTTGCGAGTATATAAGATCATACCCTACTGAAGAAATTAGTTATTTTGAAACAGGTATTCCTATTACATTAGAAAACTCGCTAATAGCATCCATCAATATTGATTTAGCTGAACAATTTGTTATTGACTTTAGACGCAGAAAAAGAATAGGGTACTTTAATAACTTAGAAATTGGTATAACTTTAGTTCAAGACCATATGAACGAAATTCGTATTAATATTGGAGGTGGTAGGATTATACGGCCATTTTTAGTAGTAGACGATGGTAAACTTATTATGGACACCGTAGCTGATGAACTAGATTCAAAAATAAACTCGATGACTTTTTCAGACATACAAAAAGAATTTCCTCACGTTTTAGAAATAATAGACATAGAGCAGTTTATTTTTAGCAACGTATGCGAATCCGTAGAGTACTTTAGAAAGCTTTCTCCTGAAGAAAAACAAAAATACCACTTTTGTGAGTTTCCTGCAGAATTCAGGGACGGATACGTCGCTGCTTCGTTGGTTGGCATAAATCACAACTCAGGTCCAAGAGCGATTTTAGGATGTGCGCAAACAAAACAAGCAATATCTATTTTGAGTTCAGATTTACGAAACAAAATCGATAACGGAATTCATTTAATTTTTCCAGAACGCCCAATAGTTATCAGCAAGGCTTTGGAAACGTCTAAAATAGCAGCAAACTGTTTTGGTCAGCATGTTGTATTGGCTTTAATGTCTTATAAAGGAATAAACCAAGAAGACGGTATTATAATAAAAAAGCAATTTATCGAACGAGGAGGGTTAGATATAGTTACCGCTAAAAAGCATCAAGTAGAAATACCGTTAGAAAACTTTAACAACCGAGAGAGGGTCAGATCTACGGCTTACTCAAAACTCGACAGCAACGGACTAGTTAAACTAAATGCGTTTTTAGAGATGGGAGATGCAATTGCCAGAAACATTTCTTCCAGAACATTGGAAGATGAGTTTGTAACGGACAATCAAATAAGCTTTGACATAGCTGATAAGTATACTGACATATACAATTCTAGAGTTGAGAGAGTGCAAGTTGATCTAACAGACAAAGTTAAAGTTAGAGTGTTAACAATTAAAGAGAGAAGACCAGTATTAGGAGATAAATTTACCAGCAGAACTAGTCAAAAAGGAACGGTTGCTTACATAGCTGACGAGTCAGAGTTACCGTACACAGAAGATGGAATTAGACCGGACATTATCGTAAACTCTACAGCTATTTTCTCTCGTAAAACAGTATCTATGCTTATCGAAATAATATTAACTGCTGCTTATGCGTCTAAACCGTACAACAACGATGGAAAAAATAGACCAATATGCTTTCCTAGCAGCAACGAAACAGACATCGATACCTATTTAGAATTTGCTAAAAACTGCCATACTAGAGCGGCAGAAGATTTGGGATTAAAGTTTGACATTGACGAAAAAGTTTTTTGCGAAAGTACTTTATACGATCCCGAAACGGATACTCCTTATAAATCAAAAGTGTTTATGGGTCCAATATATTATCTTAGACTCAGACACTTAACAAAAGACAAGGCTACCGTAAGATGCAGAGGTAAAAAAACAAAGTTAATAAGACAAGCCAACGAAGGCAGAAAAAGAGGTGGAGGAATTAAGTTTGGAGAAATGGAGCGAGATTGTATAATAGCACACGGTGCCGCAAACACTATTAACGAAATACTTAAGGATTCGGAAGAAGATTCCCAAGATGTGTACGTATGTGACAACTGCGGTGATATTGCTGCACATATAGGAACATCTTATTCGTGTATAAGGTGTTCTAAACTTAACCTATCTACTGTTTTGGTAAAAGTAGATACAACGCACGTATCAAAGGTGTTTTTAACACAAATGAACGCAAGAGGTATAAAAATAAAAATGGAGTTTGAGAAAAAGGAACCAGTGTTTTATAAACCTTTAGACTCAGTTAGCTTGAGTCCTAAAACATCGCTTTGGGGCGACTCTAAGTAAATTTTTTTATTTCTTTTACTGGTCCTTTCTTTATAGAAAATACAGAATTTGGAACTTTGGGAAATGGCAATTTAGGCTTTTCCGATTCGAGAGCGTCACTGTCTGGTTCGGGTTTAGGAAGCTCTGGCTTTGAAACGTCTGGTTTAGGAGGTTCAAAATTTGGGAGATTTGGAAAACTTGGCTTTTCTGGTTTTGGAAGTTCTGGAAGACTTGGTCTTTCTGGTTTTTCTGGCTTCTTATCTTCTGTTGGTGGCTGATTTGGTTTTTCTTCCGGCTTCATCATATCTTCTGTAGGAGGCAATGGTTTTCGTTCATTTTCAATATCAGTAATAACATGTGGATTAGTTTTAATGTTACATGTTGGTGCGGTAATGCAGCAGATAAATCTGTTTCTTTCGTATTCTAGTTCATGTTTGTAAATTCTTGCAAACTCTTTATGCGCTTCTACTTCTTTTTCTAGAATTTTAATTCTGTTTCTAACTCTAACTAGTTCAAGCTCACAGTCAGATCCTCCAATTTTTCTTGAGTGCTCTCTATCAAGGTCTTCTTCTAGTTCTTTAATCTTAGCTCTAGCTCGTTCCAAATCTTCTTTCAACTCTTTAATAATTTTGCTAGTGTTAGGGTATTTTCCGTTATTGTTATTATGACCGTTGTCGTCTCTTCCTCGTCTTGCGTCTTCAAGCTCTCTTTCTAGTTGCTTAATTCTTTCTTTGCATTCAAACTTTTCTTCTTCTAGTTTATTGAGGAGTTTCTTCATTTCTTCAAGTTCTCTCTTAACTCTAGAGCAACTACCGGAGCTATTGTTGTCTCCGCCGTCGCCGTCTTCATCTTTGTCTTTGTCTTTATCTTCTAGTTCCTTTTCTAGACGCCGAACACGGTCCATCAAATCCTTTTTATCTTTTTCTGTTTTGTGCAACATTTCTTTTGTTCTCTCTAGGTCTTTCTGAATTTCTTTACAGTCTTTAGAAGATTCTTCGTTTCTATGTTTCTCTAGTTCAGAAATTTTTTCTTCTTTTTCTTTAATGGTTTTGTTAAGTTCTTTGATGGTAGATTCGTGTTTACTATGCTCAGATTCTAGCTCCCTAATTCGTTTACGCTGAGTCGTTGTCTCAGTCTCTAGATCTTTAATCTTTCTAGACGCTTCATCCAGCTTTCCACAACATTTACGCGCTTCGTACAATTCTTCGTATAGCTTATCTAGTTCATTTTCTAGCATCTTAACTTTCTCTCTCTGTCTTCCTAGTTCTTGTTTGTAGTATCCTCCTTCTGTTGTGTCTGCCTTAACTAGACGATCGACTTCTTCTTGAAGCTCTTTTACCTTTCTCTTTGTTCTACTGAGTTCTTCAGAACAATTTTCTAGATCAACATTTCTACTACCTCCATTACGTCTGCATTCTTGCAACTGTTTTTCAAGCTTTTCAATTTTATCTTTAGCTTCTTCTAGTTCTCTCTTAGTAGAAGAGTTGCTACCGCCTCCATTGCCATTATCGTTTTCTTCAATTTGACGCTTGAGTTTTTTATTTTCTTCTGTCAGTTCAGAAACTCTTTTATCACACGTTGAAGACTTTTCCTTTTCCTTTTTGAGTTCATCCTTCAACTCGCTAACCTTATTTTCTTTCTCTTTAACATCTTTTTCTAGTTCGTCAATCTTCTTATTATTTTCTGTAGTGTCTCCGTTTTTGATTTTATCAAGTTCTTCTTTTGTCTTCTCTAGTTTATCCTTATATTCCGTAACTTCTTTCTTTGCTTTTTCTAGTTCTTCATTTGCCTTTTTAAGTTTATTGCTACAGTCTGTAGTGTCGTTATCTTTGTGTTTAGCGAGTTCGATTTCTAGATTTTTGATTTTATCATTTGCTTCTTCCAACTTTTTCGTTACGCTACTACAGTCTCCTGGAATAGAGTCGTCTATTTTTTCGTGCCTTAGCTTTGCTTGCAAAATAGCAATATCTCTTTCTGACTTTGCAATTTGTTTTGCAAAATAGTCCACTACTTTATTGTTAGGGCATCCCTTATTGCTCGCCAACTTAGCTAGCTCTGTAGCAACGTATCTAACTTCTGTAAGAGCCGGACATCCGTAAATGCTGTAGCCTGTGTTTTTTGTCCATATAGGATCTTTTACTATCTTATCAATATCAATTTCTGACCCAAGATCGAGATCTTCGCCGTCGTCCTTTGGATCTTCCACCAAGATAGGAACATTAATATCTTTAACATAGCTGTAATCAGGAACCGCGTTTCTAAGTGTTACTCTATTTGAAACGTCATCTGACATCAACAAAACAGCTTTATTCCTAAACTCGTCATATGCGCTAGAACCATTCAATACAAGCAAAGCAAACGCTTCATTGTCGTTCATTGTATCTGTACTAGTAACATGCCTAACTCCGGTTGGATAGTTTCTACTCTCAAGTTGTGTGTATTCGTAAATATTTTTTTCGCTATCAACAACATGTGTAAACAAAAATGCTTCAACGTCGCTACCTACAAAAATACTATCGTACGTAGTAAATCCCATGGCGTCCATAAACATTTCTGGAAGAGAAACCGAACTACTTACATGCACCGAATCATAACTAATAGTGACCACGCTTCTGTCGTTTGGTTTTGTTAAAATAACTTTAGACAAAAGCATATAAAAGTCTTTGTACATATCAACAAACTGCCTGTTGGAAAACGTAGTCAATGAACAAACATCTTGCGCCGTGAGTTTTGTTGCTGCAGAACCAGGAACCCCTACAAATAGATTCACGCATTTGTATTTTTCGTGAACACTAAACAGCTTGTTATAATAGTCCGTCAAATACTTAAACTTATTAGGTGAATTCAACAAGTCTACCATGTTTAGAATACAAAACAAAGTATAAAGTCCTACGGTATTAATATTTTCACTATACTCTCCTTTTACGTCTGTTTCTATCAACAAATCTAGCATATCTGATGTTTCTGTGTTTGAGTTAAGTTCATTATACAGTTCTCTTACGTAAACAGGATCCTCTACGTTCCTAAAAAGAAACTTTACAAGCTTACGAGTTTCTCTATCCAAAAAAGAATCAGCCGTTAGATTAACTTTGTTAAGATCTCTAATTTTTTTAACTAGATTACTAATTGAGCTAAATTTAAATTCATTTTGATTATTGTCTACCATCTTCTTATTTATTTAATAAAAAAAAATATTTTCTTAATGCGCAATCATCCATGCTGGTGGAGTTCTAAAACACATGGAATGCGGTTGAATGTAGCACAATCTGTTTATTTTCCAAGCGTCGCTGTCTTTGATGCTAGGATAAGTCTTATCTATAGAGTGCTTAGGAACACTCACGGTAGGTTTTCTGCAAGTGTGGTAATCTACTTTATTTGACGCCATAACCATGTACTGCCTCATGGTTTCTATGTGGTGCTCTAGCTTTTTAGCGGCGTCATTTTCTTTTTTACAAGTATCTTTTAGGTGCTTTATAAGAGGTATGTAGCCTGCAATTTTTTCTTTTAGAATATTTAATCGGTAATCAACTGGGTTTATTGTGTACGGATAGATGTTATTGTGGTAATCACAATAGTAAATGCAGTTATTCTCGCTGTCTAAGATACATCTACAATGAGGAGGAGGTGGAATTAGTCCTGTACACTGACCGTCGTGACAGTCACTTCTATCATTATGAGGAGGGTATGGAGGGTATGGAAGGTGTGGAGGATAATAAGGAGGAACGGGAGGAACAGGAACTACTGGACAGTTTGGATTAACTGGAGGACAGTGAGGAGGAACTGGGCAAGTTGGAGGAACGGTATGACACGGTGGAACTTGTGGTCCGCATATATGGTATGGACTAACTATTGCGTTACTGTTGTATCTAGTATTAATGTTTCCGCACCAATTACAACCTCTACTAGCTGTTCTGTTAACTCCGTTTTTAGTCAAAAACACAGGAGGTCCAGCGTAGTAATCATTTTGGAAATTATTATATTTAACATGTGAATCTTCAAACTGATAAACTTTAGTATCTTCTGGCATAATAAGAAGGCTTTTAAAACAGTATCCGTTGCATTTAGCGTTTATGTCGTTATCCTGATATCTTATAGCCCCTTGATCGTGGTATTCGTCAAACAATTTACCTGTACAAGGCAACGACACTATAGTTCCTTGGTCATTACTACACAAGTAAGTATAAGTATGTCCGTCTTTGCATCCGTTAGGCATCATGTAAATTTGAACGTGGTCGTTTCCGTATTTTGTAATTTTATCGTTAACTGTGTAACATAGTCCATCTAGTACAAACTCTGGAACGCTGGACACAAACGTTGCTTTGTATCCGTTGTAATTAATAGTAATACAATTTGTTTGATAGTGATTTAGAATGTGATTGTCTAAAATATATTTTGTAAAATACAACGGACCTTTAGACCACGTGTTTGGTAATTTGTTACCATTTCCTGTAAAAGGTTTTGTAATTTCATCATAAACAGTTTTTACATTTACACCATACCAATAATACATAGGAAGTCCCAAAACTATATTAGGGTTTTCTTTGTAGTAACCTATAGAACACAATTGCCAAAGCATACTAGAGCACGCATATGTCATTTTTGAAGAATAATCTTTTTTGGTAGAAAGTACTTCGTTAAACTCGTATAAAGGTACAAATTTGGTTACTATATTATTTTCGTTTGTTTGTTCTATCTCAACGCGCATAATTGCAACAACAAAAAACAATAAAAGCTGTCCTAAAGTTTCTATGTCTCTAAAAGTATTAAGATTGTTATAATGACGTTCAAAAAAACCATTTTTAAAGTACATAAAGTTAACATAGTATACGTTTCTAACAATATTTGTAGGCAACACCAAACAAAATGGAGCGTGTGGATCTAAAGTGTTTGGAAAATTATCTATATCTCTATAATCGTCATAATTAGAATTATCACAAACAGGAGCGTGTTTAATATAATCTCGTAAAACGTTTCTAAATGCCTTTTTAGCAGTACGTGGTATTGGTGTTGTTGAAGTTATTGTAGTTCCCCAAGTTCCTTCTACTATTTTATAAAAAGCTAATATAGATGTCATTTTTGGATCGTCGTAGCTCCAAAGAGATAACGGATCTATATAATATTCTAGCTTATCCATTTATTAAATTAGTTTTATTGAAATATTATTTTTTTACACCATTAAACGATAAAAAACATTATTTAGATTTAAAACCTGTTTGAACATCAATTTTATGAGTTAGATGCAATATAGATGCTCGTAGAGATGCAGCGTGACCTTCTAGCCGTCGCATTCGCTCTTCTGCTGCTCCAGTACACTTAATTAAGTCTTTGTAAGTATCTAAAAGATCTGTAACTGTTTTCTCTAACAGCGAAAGTCTGTCCGGTGCGCCACCGATAAACTCTAATCCGTCTGAGCTTTTAGATCCACCGTAAAACGTATCGTCTTTAACAGTGGGATACATTTCAGGAATTCCGATATCTTCATCTGCCATCGTAAAACGACTATTTAGAAAGTATAGATTTTAAAAAAATACAGTCTTCTGATCTTTCATTAGGCGGCACACACGGATTATAGATGTTGTTGTCTATTTTTGGCATAAACGTGTACAAAATACATTCATCTAACGTATAAAACTGTTTTATAGTTTTAGAATTATCGGACAAAAAACCAAATATTGATGCAGATACGTATACATTTTGTTTAATTACACATCTCCATTTTTGTTTAACATCATGAGTCGTGTCGTTAGGATCTTTAACTCTATAATCAACTCTCATTCCACCGGTTGATTTTGCGTATTCTAGGGACGCGTTTTCTGAGTTAAATTCTTTGATGTTTTCGTAATTTTCATATATTGAGTAAGCCTGTAGCATCATGACGCACGCTGCTACAGTGACAATTACAATGCACATAATAGTAATTGCATCCATTTACACTAACGCACGAATGCGCTCAAACGCTTTTGTTATCTCGTCTATAAAGGCATCAATGTTTAAAGCACCAATATCAATTTTGTGATAACTATGTAGCCGCACATCTCCCCCAAAAAAGTTTACAACACACATCGTTACTAAGTCAGAAACGTACAACATACCAGACGTTACGTTGTACATAGAAACTCCTTTTACTACTTCTTGATCGTCCGTACTATGCGTTTTTAGCTTATGCAATCTTACCGATTGTATAAGCTCATCTTCTAAAATGTCAATGATCTCTTTAAAGAATTTAGCAGTATCGATCCACGAATACGTCTCTACGTAAAATTTTAGTTTGCCGTTTGGAGCAATAACTATAAAAGGCAAATGCCATACTCGTTCTAACGGAAGAGATGGTTTGATGTTGTCGTATTCCTTGTTAAACTGTTCAACGTCAACAAACGTTAAGCCGTTAACCAAGTTTTCAGAAATAACAGTAGAAGAACTAAAGGCAATAAGTTCAATCGTCTGTAAATTATTTTGCCTAAAATCCTGAAAAGAATGAAGTAAAGTATTTTTTAACTCACTAGGTTTATTAATTTTAGTAATCTTATTATCTTTTATTATGTAATAATCAAAATCGTACATTGTTACGATATTAATTTTACTTTGCTGAACGTACTTAATATGAACACAAAAGTTTACTTTGTTAGTGATTATGTCTTTTGTGTATTCATAAAACACTTTTTTAGTAGGCATAGCTTCAACAGAAGTTAGCCACTCTTCGTTTATAGAAGTTGTAGTGTTTGATAACACAACTCCTATACTTAAACTCGGCCATCTTATTTTATTGCCAAATTCATGTTTTATAAAAGTAGCTAACGACTTATTTAAGTCAATTGCTAAAACTATTTCTTTCCTGTGCATTGTTTTTATTAGATTTAGTTTTTTTTGCCTTTTTATTTATGTCTAAAAGTTTCAAGTTTATAGTATTAATCAACTCGTGGATTATTACGGCCGTAAAACCTAGTTCTGTATCGCTGCACTGAGATATGCGCTTTAGCAGTTGACCTAGAGCAGCTTCGTTTATATCTTCATCCATTTAAATGTTTGTAAAGCATTTTAAAAAGCATCGTAGTAAATAAAATTGTTAGTTAGTTAATTTTTTCTTTTACAACAATCGGATTAGCCTCAGAAACAGTTTCGTCGTCAGAATCCGAAGAGTTAGATTCTTCTTCAATAGTTTTTAGAAAATGGCTGTCTTTGACTTTAATGAGCCACTCGATGGTCTTGTTCAACGATCTGATAATGAAGATGTTAACGTGCAAGCTAAAGAGCTTACAAGCGATTTTAACATGATCCCAGAATCCACCCATTTAATAAAATATGACGTGTTCAATATACTTTTGTTTCTTGAACAACGTCAGTACGATATGCACAAAAAACTGTTAAAGACTATAACAGACAGTAGTATAACGCTTAAAAATTATACTATAAACGTCTGTAAGTATTCTAAAAGTCACATAATAAAAAATATGTCAAGTTGTGGAATAAGACACAGCGACTACGTCGTTATTGGAAACGTAACAATTAATGACTATAAAATGATATTATTTTATATGGATTTATTATACTGGGGTGTTACCGAGCACGGAACAGTATATAAACTAGGTAAAGATTTTAGGTCACTGTCTCTAAAAAAAAGAGTTTGTTTTCCTAACTACGATAGCCCAGACATCTCGTACGAAACAGAAGACAGCGAAGAAGATGTGGAGTATAGCTTTTACACCGACGAATCAGAAGACGAGTACCAAAGCGACGACTCTACGTTTCAGTGCTTTCCTTAGAAATAATTTCTGATAGCTTACTTTTCATGTGAGAAAACTGACTTAGCAGAATAGACGGATTGAGTGTTTTGTTTAAAACGTCGGCGTCTGCTCGGTCGTAGCAAATTCTCTGTTCTCCGTTACAAAAAACAGAATCTTCTATAATGTGAACTCGTCTGTCCGTTACGGCGGATCTCATTATGCTCATTGCTCTTAGTAGTTCTTTTTTGCTGCCCTTTATCGACATTGACCGTAACATGTTTTCTACGTCTGACTCTGAAACGTTGCAGCAGCATAAATGTGTTATGCTAGCTCTTCCGTTAATGGGTACGTGTTTGTACGTTTGGCACAGCAAAATTATAGAAGTATTAATATGTCGTCCGTAATTTAGCAATCCTAAAAGCGTTTTTGATTTTGTCTGCATGTCTCCCATGTCGTCCAATATTATCAAAAACTTATTTTTGTGACTACCTTTAGTAGCGTACTTTTCTATCTTCATCTTTGTGCTAGACAAAGCATACTCTAACTCTTCTGCGCTAGTAACCTTTTGTATATGGTCAGGCCACACGTATTGGTTGTAAGCCGGATTATACACAGGCAAAAACAGTAAGACGTGTTTGTACCCTTTGACCAAAGTAGAAAAAAGAGATAACAGGTAAGCTGTTTTTCCAGAACCCGAACCGCCAACTAAAGCCATTCTAAAAGGCGCGGATAACAAACTTGCTCTATTAAAGGTTTTTTCTAACACTCTTTCCATTATTTACAGTAACTAAATTACATTTAACAAAAATATATAAATATAAGTTCGTAGTATTACGTTGTATCTTTATCAACTTCGTGAATATCTTGCACGAGTTATAAGAATGACTGTAACTGTAGCTGACGAGCTACCGTTTTATTCACCAAATCAACACAAACCTAGACCCATGTCTCTGTTTAAGTCTAAAAAACTTGCGTCAATACTTTCTATATGTTTGCGAGCAGGTTTGATTTTGTGCTTAATAGTGCTTATGGCATTGGTTGTTTACTTGTCTTATGAACTAAACGAATGTAGAAATAGAGAAACTAAATGTAATATTACAGCTAAATTATTACAAATGAATTTAACTACTGAAAAGTCTATAATGTGTATGCCTGTTACACCATCTATTAGTAGCGCATCATCTACTACAGAACCTAGTACACTGTCTGCTTCTGCATCACTACCACCTACAACTACAACTACACCTACAACTACAACTACAACTACACCTACAACTACAACTACAACTACACCTACAACTACAACTACACCTACAACTACACCTACAACTACACCTACAACTACCAAAAATAAAGAAGACAAAGAAAAACAACAACAACAACTAGAAAATCTAAAAGAAAAAATAAAATCAAACTAACTAACTAACTATATTAAACTTTAATTATTAAAAATCACTTTACAAAACGACATTAATTATGTAATTAGATTCTAAACTTTTTTTGCTAATAAATTCACTTACTGTAAACTTATTTACTATTTATTAATATGGCGCTGTTTAGAAAACTAAACAGACAAAGTAAAAACAAAATTAAAAAATGTTACAACCCAACTGCCGTTTTTATAACAATTTTATCACTACTTTCCAGTATTGGTGCGATACTTAAGTATACTAATATTCTCATAACCGAAGCTTGTGAGAACAATTGGATCGCTGTAGATGGTTTTTGTTATTATTCGGCAAACACGTCAAGTAATCGAACACATGCTAGCAATTTATGTAAAAATTACAACGCAGATTTACTTTCGTTTCAATCATCGCATCATGTATTAGTTGTTTATGGATTAACAAACAGTAGTACATGGATAGATGTTGGTAATTCTTTAGAATTGTTAAAAAAAATAGATAATGATACAATGACACCAGTTGTACAAAATTTAACAATGTTTACAACAAAATTAACTGATCAGTGTGTTGCATTTAACGGAACTAATGTTATTCTTAGTAACTGTTCAACTAATGCTAATGTTATGTGTTCTAAAAAATTTTTTTCTCACAAATGGTTTATACTTTAAAAATAAAGTGAAATAATAGCGCTGTTAAAGTAGTTGGTATTGTAAAGATGCCAGGTTTTAACAACGTGCTGACACCGTTAGGTTTAATCTGCTGCGACAGATATGATTCTTTCCAGCAGATGCTGCACGACTTAGGAATTTCTAGTATCACTAGCTCAATCGGTGATTATTGGATAGCTCCTATACACGCAACACCAACACACATCAGCGCTATTCCTTCTTTGGATATTTCAAGATGCTATGTTTCAATTCATGGAAAGTTGTTGCACGCGTACGATGTTTTAAGAAGGGGGTACTCCATAGATAAGTTGTACTTAATTTATGAAACCACAACCCGCGCTCACATCTTATGCTGCAATAACTACGATCAAATTTATATTAATGATAGGTCATTTGGTCTCAAATTAGAATCATTTAAAGATTACGTTGACAGTAGAGAAATTGACGTACTGGAATTATACGATAATGGAAATTATGATATAATTCTTTCACCGTCTCTTTCACTGTTGTCTTCTCTAAAATCTAAATGCAATATTTGCTTAGCATCTGGAAGTTGGATTATCGCAAGCACGAATTCTTAATTGTTTTTCTCATTCAAATTACAGATTTAATAATATTGAACTGTAAATACATCTAAAGGCGGCTGGTGCAATGGAGGTTACAGTACTTGCGTACACATCTGTTGGCGTTTCTGCATGCTTGTTAATAGTGTATATAGTTTTAGAAATAAAAAATTGTTGTAATAAAAATAAGAAAAAAATTAGAGCTAATTTGGAAGTGCCATTAGATACTTATAGTATACAGATTTCAAAAACAAAAAACAGCTACGGGTACGGGAGCAGTAGCGAAAGCAGTACAGAATGGGAAACAGACAGCGAAGAAGAACTTTCTGCATCGAGAATTTACGTAAATCCTAATAGAGGATCCGGCAGACGAGTTACTGCTGGAAATAAAAAAGTTACAATACCTCAACAGTTTTCTCCTGTAGTAGATAATAATAATTTTAATTCTAATAATAATTACTCTGCGTCTGTTTCAGATGATCATGTTGTAAATATCCAAGAAGAAGACAATTATTTGGTTCCGGACAATGAAGGTTTAAACGAAAACACTAGCGAAGTACAAAATAACCAAAAAGCTGTAGATGAAGCATTTTCTTTCGTACAGTGTATGTACGAAGAAGACAATGAAGGATACTTTTATGAAAATTATTGCTGTACAGACGCAACGGCTTGTAAATAAATTGTTTTGTCTTTAATATATGAAAAAATAATCCATATTTAGTACTCATAAGTTAGATATAGGTAGCCATGGCTCTGTTTGGTGCACTAAAAAAGCTGCTATGTATTAAAGTTAGTGACGATAGAGACCAATTAAACATTAACGGTGAAGATCATAACTGTGAATATAGATTAGTAAATAATAACAACAAATCAGAAAAAGAAAATAAAAACATGAAAGTAACTTTTGTTAACTATAGTATGGCATCTTCCACTAGTTCGTGCAGTTCTGTGACAACGTCAACTTTTAGTCTTAGTTCTTTTGATGAAGACGTTGATGAAACTACACCCTTTAACAACGCTTCTCTAAAGTTTTCTAGTAATGGTTCTAGTGGATCTATGTCAAACATGTTAAATAATGATTCTGATTAAGAAAAAATAACACAAACAAAAATTGAAATATTATTGGTTTTTATAGCAAAACGGCTAAAAACAAAAACATTATGTCGTTTATCTCTTGTTTACGGTCTTGTTCTGACGATTATGAAGAAAATCAAGTGGTTGTTACAAATAGCATCATATACACTGACAAAATGCCCAAAAACTTTGTTGAGCCAATAGATTGTAAAAAATATAATTATGTACTCTGTACAACAGTAGATGGAAAATCTAACTCCTCTAGGAATAGAAGACGCAGAGTTATTAACAACGCTAATGTAACAAATTCCATCATATTAGCAAAACTTAGATTAGTAAAATAATACTTTTCTTAAATCTAATTAAATACAAATTTGAAATATTAAACACTTTTTTTTAGAAAAAAATAGAAATATAAAGGTATAACTTTCAAAACCAATAAATAGGACTCAACATGGGTATCAAACAAGTTATTCTGTTGTTGTCTCTATTCTCTATTGGGTATTCTCAGTTTCTTAGTAGTGATTTTATTAAATCTCCACTATGTACAAAAGCAGTTAGACGTAGAAACTTTGCAGTTCATGTATTTGTTGTTAAGAACAAAACTGAAGAATATTCTCCAGGTTGTAATGTAACTTTGAACAAACACAGAGCTAGTGTACACGGAGGTGGATTAAAAATTAAAGTTACATCAAACGATTGCTTTAAAGATTTTAAAAATGTTTCTGAAAACATTGTTAACAATACAGTATCCGCTCTCTTTACAACAAATAGATATCCTAGTCTTGTGTACTTACATAATTCTGTTTCTAAATTTACATCACCTTCTAAACTATGTAATGTTAGAGTAACAATAATTTGTGACAGTTTTGTTAGACCTACAATTCCACCAACTAACGAAACAGAAGATGATTTTAACTTTACAAACACAGCTCCAACAAATGTAAAACTTTCTGACATGAATTGGCGTACAAGTACAGAGTCTAACATAAAAACTAGACTAAAAGTAAACACTTACGGTAATTGTATAGAATCATTTTATGTATCATTTTCTGTTTTTGAATTTTGTAAAGCAGATGAAAAAACTAACGGGCATATGGATGTGTTTGGAACGAGACCTACAGTTACTGAGTACAACATGCCACAGCCAAATGACAAGTGCTCTGTAGTAGAGTAATTTTTATTATTAAAATAAATTGAATTTTTATTAATAGTTGTTCGTATTAGTCTAAAATTATGACTACTGAATCACTAGAAGGTTGTTCCCCTATGGAGTGGATTGATTATGGTGAAATATTTCCAGAATTGAAGAATGAATCAACAACTATTACAGAACATAATCAAGAAGTAAACTTAGATTTGGATACTATAAATATAGTTGATCAGTCCAAGTCTAGAGTAGTCGTGCTTAACAAAAATATAAACGAACAAAAATCTTTAAGGATTACTATCGACATTGAAGAAATTAACAGAGTCAATAACTAAAAACATGTACTTCCCTGAAAAAGAAAACGACATTATTGAGTTTCCTCTTATTCCTCCTCAAATTCCGCCACAAGTTGCTCCAAGAACATCGGTACGAAATTCGGTTAGAGACAGAGCGTGTGCTAGACCCTTTAATCAATGTACTTCTATTAATCCGTGTAACAGTACAGGAATTACCGTTACTTACTGCGACGGGTCTCCTCGTACTATAGAAGAGGTTTATGTAGTAACCAATGATGTCACATTAAGAGTTTTGTTAAATAATGAAAACATTGAAGTTCTAAAATGTGTATGCAAATTAGCATGTGTATCAATGGGTTTACAGCCTAAGTTTAAGACGTACGAACACAATAAAAATCTTTTAGAAATGACGGTAACCGGTAACGGAATTAGCTGGCCAACAAAGTTGCTGGCTAAAATAAGCAAAGACATTGTTTCAGTTGACGAAACTAAGCAGTTGCGTGAACCGGTGATTAAGATTAACTAGACTTTTTTTAACAAATAAAAAATCATAAATTTTATCGACATTATTTAATGCTGCTTTACAATCATGGAAAGCGTTATTAGAAACGACTATTTTTACAAAGAAACAAAGTACGTATTTTTAAATTATCTAAACACTAATTTGATTATTTTGGAAGTTACGGGATACGTAAATATTTCAAGATTGTGTTCAGAATATAATAAGTGTTTTTCCGTTTGGAAAAAAATAAACGGTAAAAAAACAATTAGCAAAACAGCAGCATCACTATGTTTACCTAAATCTGCGTTAATGTTTAAGGTTTATAAAACATCAAAAACCGAACTCATTCACGGAGTTTACATGCACAAAGATTTAGTCGGTCCCTTTGCGGAATGGATTTCTCCTACTGCCAGCAAAATAGTAAATCACATGTTAATAGAGTATTATAATTCTTATGCACTATTTTGGTCGTTGAATACGGATGAAGACTACATTTACACAGCTATTAAGTTTAAAAACAAAGACAGCATCAAGTACGAAAAATACTCTGAGATGTTGGGTGATGTGTTTACCGAATACGAAGAAAAATTTAATAGCTGTAGAGAAATAACTTGTGGAATCTGTTTAGAGTCTCCGTACGACCATGAAAAATTATCCAATCAATATTTTGGAGTTCTTTCTTGTTGCAATCACCCGTTTTGTAGAGAATGTATAACAGAGTGGTACAAGAAAGGAAATAAAACATGTCCCATGTGTAGAAGAGAGTTCTTTAAAATTTTCATAAAAAGATTTTTATAACTTAAAACTGAATTGGTAATAGATGTAATTATAAAATCTTGTAGGTATGCATTCTAAATTATCAGTTGCTGTTGTATCGGTGTTTTTGATTTACACGTACACTTATGCAACAACATTTTTAGTAGGTCCTAACGAACAAATAAAAAACCAAACAATTGGTAAAAGAGTTTATCATAATATTTGCGTTCCTCCCAACAATACATTTCCGATTAATGTAACGTGTTATTCTAAAGTAGAGTCAACGAGTAATTTTGATAGTATATTTTGGTTAAATTGCGACGATACCAATTTAACAACACGTGGATGTACTTTTCCGAACAAAGAATGTTGCACGTCTAACTATAAAAGAATTAATCACACCATGTATTTGAATAGTACCTGGGATCACGAAATAAGAAATACTTTAATTGTTAGGAACGACACAAATCTTAAATCAATATTAAAATGTGTATATCAAGGAGTGAACGTATTCGTTTCAATGTTTAATATTACAAAATTTATAAACGAAGGAGATCGTCAAGGTCACAAAGTATGCAACAGGTATAATAAAACACAATACAACTACATCTACAACTTTTTTTAACCAGTATGTTTAAAAAAAATATTTTGTATTTTTTTTTAAAATTGAATTGGTAACGAGTTTAGTTAGATCTCGGTAGTTATGTATTCTAAAGCATTAATAGCTGCCGTATCTGTATTGGTTTATGCGTATGCGTATTCAAATACACATGCAACTTTACAAAAAAATACATATAAAAATAAAGATTATGTTATCCGAATGTGTGTTCCTCCTAACGCGTCACTGCCGATAAAAATAACGTGTTCCGCTAAAGTAAAATCACCAAATGTTTTTGATAATTTGTATTGGTTAGAATGTAACCACACTGAATATCACTTAGGTGATTGTAGTTTTTTAAGACCCGCGTGCTGTGACGAACATTATAGAAGAATTAACCGTACTAGACTTGTTTTAAAACAGCCATGGGATCATGAACTACGAAGTACTTTAATTATTAATAATGATACTAATATTATTGATCCAATTTTTAAATGTGTATATAGAACAGAAGGTCTTCCTAATATTATGATTAACATAACAAAATTCATAAACGAAAGTGATCATCAAGGTTATAAAGTATGTAAAAGATATAATAATACTGATTATAATATTATTAGAACGGACGAAGAATAATTTTTTTTAAACTAAATAGTAATAAAAAATTGAAGTAGTATTAAACATTTTTAAAAATGGTAGCTATGAATACTAAATTGGTTATAGCTACACTATCTGTGATCTTGGTTTATGAATACGTGAGTACACAAACTCCACCAGTTAAAAACAAAGATGTTAAACTTGATATTTGCGTTCCACCTAACGCATCACTGCCGATAAAAATAACGTGTTCCGCTAAAGTAAAATCAAAAAGTAGTTTTGATAATTTGTATTGGTTAGAATGCGATAACAACATAAGTAAGTATGATTATGGTTCAGATGACGGTCTTGACTATGATTATGGAAGTGGTAGCGGTGGAGATTTAGAAGAAGATGATGAACCCGATAATTGTATATTTCCAAAAAGTTCATGTTGTAATGAAAATTATAAAAGAATTAAACCTACTAAGTCAAGAAGATGGAATCATGAATTAAAAAATACTTTGGTTATTAGAAACATTACAGAAATTAAACCAATTTTTAAATGTGTTTATACTAGTTCTAATCCTTCATTAATTAAAAGTATAAACGTAACAAAATTCATAAACGAAGGTGATCCTCAAGGCTATAGAGTATGTAAAAGATATGACGATGATCATGCAGATTTTGTATCTAAACTAAAACAACTTTTTGAGTAAAAAAGAGCTATTATTATTAGCTTGTTTTTAAAAATGAATTTTTATGCTTAGCTAATACTATAACACTAACCATGGACACAAAGCTTTTTGCCGTGTCTGTGCTTGTGCTGTGGAGCTTTGCTTTTTCCGAAGATTACACGATTGACTCTGTTAAGCAGAGTACTTGTTTCTCTATCGGAGCTAGTGATGTTACGCTTAGATGCTTAGCAAAGGTAAAAGAACATACATCTTTTGACCAAATGTACTGGACAGCTTGTCCAACTGGAAACCCAAAACAGTGCTTTTTCCCAGAAGATGAATGCTGTTCTAAAGTCACAAAAAGAATAAAAAACAAAAAACGCACAACTACGTCATACCACCACGTTTTGTTCAGCGAGCTAACAATTAGCAACTTGGCAAAATCATCAGAAGTTTATAGGTGTGTTTATGAAAGCAACGGAGGAACGTGGTCTCGTCTCATAAATGTTACAGCTGTTCTCTCAGGAATGTCTCCTATTATGGAATGTGAGAGCACTAGAGAAAAAGTAGATGAGTTTTGGACTCACTCTACTCCGTACCATGTATTATAAACAACTAAATTTTTTATTAGCTATATAATTAGGCTTGATACTACTATTGCATTATAAAATAAAAATTGAAGATGTACAACAAAATGACACATCTATACAATGGCGGGCCACTTATCACTTACTCTTATATCTTGTGTGCTCTTTCATTGTGTGACATATGTATCATTAGTAAAAACAGAAGACCGGATGCATAGTAGCGTCTGTGTAGTTTCTTACCCTTCTGACATTAGCAATTCTCTCACTGTTCGTGTGCAGGCAAAGCTATTGGCAGTTAACTCTTTTGACTTTATCTACTGGAAGGAATGCGGATCGCTAACCAACCCTAAAGAGTGCACGTTTCCAAACGACAACAAGTGTGCGGGAAAAATTTTCAGAGAGAACAACCGTGGATACTACACTACAGCATTTACGTACCACCACTCTCTAACTAGTGATCTCACTATTTTCGATGTTGACAATGCAGCTCCTGTTTACGTAGCTAGGTACATTGGGTTTGACGGAATTGTAGAACATGTAATCGACGTGTTACAAATTCTCAACGAACGAGGCAGTGTTGTTGACTGTGTTGAAGAAACTAGTGAAACTTTCTGGTTGTATGAACACCTAAAGAGGGAGAAACGCACAGAGCTATAATATTAAAATATTTTGCTGGAGCGCGAGCTCGCGCGTAAAATTGAAACGTTATATTAGCATTTTTGTAACATTTATTATATCTCTCGAGCCAGAGATCCTGACCTTCTTCCGCGCACTCCAGCTAACCGACCAGCGATGGCCTGCGAAAACTCCGGAGCAAAATGGAGCGAGATCGTCGAGGCGGCCGACAGCAGCATCGGCAACGAGGAGCAGCAGCCCGGAGCCAGCGCGCCCGCCACTCCGCCCGTCAGCGAGCGCGCGGCCGTCCCCCCGGTGAACGCCGACGAGAGGAAGAGGCGCAGGAGCCGGAGCAGGTGCGGCGGCCGGTCAGATGAAGGATGCACGCCGTGCAGCAAGCACCCGGACTACTCCAAGCTCCGCGTCTCGGTCCGCAACTACGGGAGCTGCAAGCAGCTGACGAGCGTCTTCAGCGCGGAGGCGCACCCCAACGAGCTGACGAGCCTCAACTTCTACAACGAGCCTGCGATGTTCGCGCCCGACTCGTACGACAAGACGACGCTGCCGAAGCTGACCTGCGTCCGCGAAGGAAACCTGTTCGCGGGAAGCGTGAGACTGACTCCGTGCAGGTTCCTCTTGCGCGGGTCGTTCGTGTGCTGGATCGAAATGGGGTACAACTGCGTACGCATGGCGGCCGCTAACGTCGGACTGACCGACGTCACCATCTCTCACTCCCAGACGCCAGAACAGATCCGGCACGGGTCGCAGACCTGCAGGATCAGCTTCGCCGTTCGGGCCAGCGGGACTTCTTGGGTTCTTCCGTTTCTGCAGACGCTCGAGACCGTCGTTTCCGAAAGCGATCCTCACCCGCGCATCCCCGGAAAGTTTAAGGTCACTTTCATCGACCCTGTCGAATCCGAGTAACGGAGCAGTCGACGAGCAGTCGTACGCGATTGCTGTTTTTAGCAGTTTAGTTTTTCTATCTCGTAAAAAACACGTAAAATAAAGTAAGTGTTTTTTAAAAATCTTTTTTTTATCCTCTATAAATATTTAAAATTATACTATATAGAAATCAAATAGTTGATTATATTTATTTGTACTATGTCAATAAATTAACAACTTTGTTTCTTAATGTATAATTTTAAATATTTATAGAGGATAAAAAAAAGATTTTTAAAAAACACTTACTTTATTTTACGTGTTTTTTACGAGATAGAAAAACTAAACTGCTAAAAACAGCAATCGCGTACGACTGCTCGTCGACTGCTCCGTTACTCGGATTCGACAGGGTCGATGAAAGTGACCTTAAACTTTCCGGGGATGCGCGGGTGAGGATCGCTTTCGGAAACGACGGTCTCGAGCGTCTGCAG